ACGGTCGTATCGATAGAGAAACTACATACATGTGCATGAACGAATACGGGACTGAATAATGATACTGATTACTGGTGGTGCCGGTTTTATAGGAAGTAATTTTGTAAATTATATTCAAAGGGTATGTGACGATGAGATTGTTGTCATAGATTCTTTATCATACGCCTCTGATATAAATTTCATCAAAGAAGATACTAAGACTAAATTTGTATGGTGTGACATTGCAAATGAAAAACATGTCAATCATATCTTCAAAACATACAAACCAAACAAAGTATTTCATTTTGCTGCAGAGAGTCATGTAGATAACTCGATCAAGAATTATAAACCATTTCTAGAATCAAATGTGATAGGGACAATTAATTTGATGAATGCTGCATTAGAGGTGGGGGTAGAAAAATTTCATCATGTATCTACTGATGAAGTATATGGTTCTTTAGATTATGATGACGAAAACATATTTACAGAGACCACACCGTATGATCCAAGAAATCCTTACTCCGCTAGTAAAGCAGCATCAGATTATTTTGTAAAGGCATGGCACAATACATACAAACTTCCTTATCTCATAACAAACTGTTCAAATAATTATGGACCACATCAACATCTAGAGAAACTCATTCCTCTTACTATCATAAACTCTATGAGAGGAAAGAAAACTTACATGCATAGTGAAGGAAAGTTGATACGTGACTGGTTGTATGTTGAAGATCATTGTCGTGCCATTTGGATGCTAGAGGAGCAGGGTATAATGAATGATACCTATAACATAGGTGGTGGGTGTGAACTTGATGTAGAGACTGTGGTCAAAAAAATACTTAATATCCTTGGTAAGTCACATGACTTAATTGGTGTTTCAAATGCAAGACCGGGAGTTGATAAAAGATATGCTATGAGTTATACTAAGTTGTATAACAAAACTGGGTGGAAACCGATCATGAATTTTGACATTGGTTTGCAACATACTATCAATTGGTATTTGAATAGATGATTTCACTATACGGATGCGGTTTCGTTGGAGGAGAGTTTCAACGTCTTTACAATGAAGAGGTGGAAGTAATTCCTAGAGACGAACGTAAACCTAAATCAAAAGATATCTTATACATGATATCTACAACACATAATTATCATGTGCATGATAGAATAACACTTGATGTTGATACAAACTTGAAGATTCTATGCGATGTATTAGAACATTGCAGAGATGAAGACATTACATTCAACTTTGTATCCTCATGGTTTGTGTATGGGGCAGGTGGTAATCTTCCTGCCAAAGAGGATGATCCCTTGAATCCAAATGGTTTTTATTCTATAACAAAAAGATGTGCAGAAGATCTTATCAAATCATTTGCACAAACTTATGGTATGAGATATAGAATACTGAGATTATGTAATGTCATAGGTCACGGTGATAGAAAAAAAAAAAAAAAAAAAAATGCAATCACATGGATGGTCAAAGAAATAAAACATCATAATGATCTAAAGGTGTATGACAATGGTAGTCACACACGAGACATCATGCATGTAACTGATGTATGTCGTGCGATCAAATTAGTGATAGAGAAGGGAAAATTGGATGAGATTTACAATATAGGATCAGGAAAACAAACATCTGTAAAAGAGGTGCTTGATTTAGCAAGTCAGATGTGTCGTTATAGTGGTAAACTTATTAGTATAGATACACCAGATTTTCATAAAGTGGTACAGGGTTTGCAACATTTTTATTTGGACACAAGTAAGTTAGATCAACTTGGATTCAATCCATTGTATGATACAAAAGATATAGTGGAGGAATTATGTCTATAAAAAATAAAGTATCAGATTTCATATCTCAATTACAGGATGATGGAGAGAATTTATTTCCATATCTTGCTAACAAAGATTGGAAACCCGGTAATAACATATACTATTCTGGTCCATATTGGGATGAGCAAGAACCTATCGCTGCAATCACAACATTATTGAACGGAAACTGGTTGCCTGCAGGGGAACAAGTCAATAAATTTGAAGCACAGTTTGGCAAAAAATTTGATTTTAGATACAATCTCATGGTGAACAGTGGTTCATCTGCAAATCTTGTGATGATCGCTGCACTCAAAAAATATTTTGGATGGCATGATGGAGATGAGATATTAGTATGTGCCTGTGGTTTTCCTACCACTATCAATCCTATTATACAAAACGGATTGAAACCAGTATTTGTAGATATTGATTACTCAGATTTGAATTGGAATCTTGAGATGTTAGAGTCGAAAATCACCAGTAGAACTAGAGCGTGTTTTTCTTCTCCTGTTCTGGGAAATCCCTATGACTTCGATAAGTTTCTCGAAATTTTGGATGTTTATGGACTCGAATACATCGCGGACAACTGTGACTCCCTCGGTAGCAAGTGGAGAGGTCAGTTTCTTACCAAACACGCCGTCGCTGCTTCTTGTTCTTTCTATCCAGCTCATCATATCTCTACTATTGAAGGAGGTATGGTCTCCTCTAATATCGAAGAGATAATCCAGATCGCTAGATCGTATGCTTGGTGGGGAAGAGGATGCTATTGTGTAGGATCCCAAAACAAATTGCCCAACGGTGTCTGTGGGCAAAGATTTGACCGTTGGTTGGAAGGGTACGACCATGATGTCGATCATAAGTATGTCTTCGGAGTTCAAGGATACAACCTCAAACCCGCCGATCTGCAAGGGTCTATCGGTCTTGTACAACTGACTAAGCAGGACGAGATACATCGCATCCGTCGTCTCAACAAAACTCGACTTCATGAGATCTTCTCTAAGATCGATGGTGCGAGGGTTATTGAAGAAAAAGAACATGCTGAGACTTCTTGGTTCGGTGTACCTATAGTATACGAAGGTAATAAAGTACAACTTGTCAAATATTTAGAAGATAATAAGATACAAACGAGAAATTATTTTGCAGGAAATATTCTCAGGCATCCGGGTTACAAACATCTTGATTCATATGCCAACTATCCTAACTCATCTAAGGTGTTGGATAATGTATTTTTCTTAGGATGTTCTCCTGTAATTACAGATCCTATGATAGACTACATAGAGGAGGTAGTTACCAAGTTCAGAAATGAACTTTAGATTCCCACTTTTGGGAAAAAATTTTCCGCCAAAAAAATCCTCATTAAGGTTTTTATGAAAACAGCATTAGTACTAGGTGCCGGTGGTTTTATCGGCAGTCACATGGTCAAGAGACTCAAGAAAGAAGGTTACTGGGTAAGGGGTGTAGATCTCAAATATCCAGAATTTTCTAATACAGAAGCAGATGAATTTATTCAAGGAGACTTGAGAGATAAAAGTTTCGTTGAAAGAGTTATACAGTATAAAGGAGAACAAGGAAACTTCTACGAGTCTGTTCCCTACAGATACATCGAACCATTCCATGAAATATATCAGTTCGCTGCTGATATGGGTGGTGCAGGATTTATTTTTACAGGTGATAATGATGCTGGCATTATGCAGAACTCTGCAAGTATAAATCTAAACTTGTTAGATGCACAGCAGAAGTTGAATGAAACTTTTGATGGGTCAATAGGGTGGAGTGAATGTAATAGACCATGCTTAGATTGGATTACTAAGATTTTTTATTCTAGTTCAGCATGTATGTACCCAGAGTACAACCAATTAGATCCAGACAATCCAGATTGTCGTGAAGAATCAGCATACCCTGCAGCACCTGACTCAGAATATGGATGGGAAAAATTATTCTCAGAGAGATTATATCTTACATACAGTCGTAACTATGGTATGCCTGTTTGTGTTGCTCGTTACCACAACATTTTTGGTCCAGAGGGAACATGGCAAGGTGGTAGAGAAAAAGCACCGGCAGCAATATGTAGAAAGGTTGCTTATCTTCCAACAGACGGAGGAGATATTGAGGTTTGGGGAGATGGAGAACAAACTAGATCATTCTTATTCATAGATGAATGCATTGAGGCAACTTGGAGACTAATGCAGTCTGATTTCAAAGGACCAGTGAATATAGGTTCTGAAGAAATGGTGACAATCAATCAGTTGGTTGACACTGCTGCAAAAGTATCAGGTAAAGATGTAGGTAAGATACACATAGATGGACCGCTTGGTGTAAGAGGACGTAATTCAAATAACGATCTTATCAGAAAAGAACTTGGTTGGGATTACACACAAACACTTGAAGAGGGCATCAGAAAGACTTATAATTGGATCAGTCAGCAGATATGTAAAGAAACTATCACATCTGCTACTCTAAAAAATGTAGAATATGATTTATTAACATCAGGATAGTATGAGATCACTCGTTACTGGGGGTGCAGGATTCATAGGATCCCACCTTGTTGACAAATTACTAGAGATGGGACATCAAGTTACTGTTGTGGATAATGAATCCTCAACATGTAATCAAGAGTTCTATTGGAATGATAAAGCGTGGAATGTCAAGGCAGACATATCAGATGCACAAGTCATGGAGCAAGTATTTTCTTGTGTAAACGAGGGGATGCCAAAGATTGATTGGGTGTTTCATCTTGCTGCCTATTCTCGGATACAAATTGCATTGAAAAATCCTGTGGGATGTGTCCAGACAAATGTATTAGGAACAACCACACTATTACAGAATGCTCGTGAACATGGTGTCAAGGCATTCATAAACTCATCTACGTCATCGTCATATGGTTTGAAAAATGAACCACCTCTTAGAGAGGACATGACACCTGATTGTCTGAATCCATACTCAGTATCAAAGGTGGCAGCAGAAAATATGTGTAAGATGTATTCAGATTTATTCGATTTGAATACAGTAAGTCTAAGATACTTCAACGTATATGGTGACAGACAACCTCTAGTAGGACAATATGCACCAGTCGTAGGATTATTTTTAGAGCAATGGAAGAGAGGTGAGGCATTCACAATCGTGGGTGATGGTGAACAACGAAGAGATTTTACTCACGTGAGTGATGTAGTCAGAGCAAACATTGCAGCAGCAGAGAGAGCGAGTGATATCACAGGTGAAACTATAAATGTCGGCACAGGAACTAATCATTCCGTAAATCAAATAGCAGACATGATTTGTAATTCATATACTAAAAACTTTATACCACCTAGACCTGCAGAGGCAAGAGTTACTCTTGCTGATATTACAAAAGCAAAAAAACTTTTGGGATACATGCCATCTATTGAAATTAGTGATTGGATTGATGAATACAAGATACAATGAAAAAACTGATGATCTTATTCATCCAGTAAAGATAAAAGGGAATCACTCTCAAGCATATCAAGATCTATTTGTCTTGACTATGTTGGGCAGTAAAAAAAATGGTAGGTATCTAGAGATAGGTGCTAATCATCCAACAGAATTTAATAATACTTGGTTACTTGAATCAGAATTCAACTGGCAAGGTATTTCAGTAGAAATAGATGAACGATTTCAAGGTGAATTTGTATTACAGAGAGGGAATGATTGTCATCTAGCAGATGCTACAACATTTGATTGGAGAGAAGCAATAAAAAATAAAGGTTGGAAAAAGAAAAGGTTTGATTATGTCTCTATAGATTGTGAACCACCTAACATCACACTCAAAGCACTTGAGAATCTACCATTAGATGAGTACAGATTTTCTGTGATTACATTTGAATCAGATTTATATGCACATGGACCTGAGTGTAGAGATATACAAAGAAGAATATTGAATAATTTAGGTTATCAGATTGTAGCAAGAGATGTTGCTAATGGAGGAAATCAATTCGAGGATTGGTGGATAGATCCTCAAGTTATAGATAATGTAACATGGGGACCATTTATCTCTCATGGTGCTGAAGCGAGAACATTGTTTATAAAATGAAAATCTCCCATTGGTATGGCAGACTTGGTAATAATGTTCAACAATGTGCAGTTGGCACGATGGCAGCAGCACTGACCCAATCCACATTTGAATCAATTGAGCATGAGATTATCAAAAAACACTCGACATCGTTTGGACAGAATAGTCAGGAAGTACGATCAAAGTTCTTCTACTGGGAAGGTCCGTATAAAGAAGTCAATATCGAAGAAGAATTCATTTATGAAAACATGCGTCATATATGTAAGAAATATATTCAACCCCATATCCAAGCACCGAGGGTTTTACTTCCTGATGATTGCATTGTTATTCATATTAGGAGTGGAGATGTCTTTGACAGGAGGGTTTCTAACCCTTGCAACTATGTCCCTAATCCTCTTTATTTTTATCTGCAACTTATTGAAGGATTCAATCAGGCGATAGTGGTCACCGAGGGAGATAGTCATAATCCTATACTAGATGAACTCAGAAAGAATCCAAAGGTTACAATACAATCTAAAAGTGTAGCAGAAGATTTCGGAACTTTATTGTCAGCAAAACATCTTGCCAACTCTGGAGTTGGAACTTTTGGAATCGCTGCTGCCTTATGCAGTGATAACATCGAAACTTTTTACTGCACAGATGTCAGTATAAGTGAGCATCTTAATTACAAGATGCTTCTAGGCACTGATGTGACAGTAAGTTTGATGCCACTTGATGACTACATAAATGTAGGAGAATGGACTAACAGTGAAGAACAAAGAAGATTTATTCTTGAATACGATCCAGTTTCCTAGGAAAGTTTCTGATAAAATTGAAGAGACAGCAACTAATGGTCCTTGGTGGTATCTTCCTGATTGTGCACATCCCATAGGTCATGAATTACAGACTGATAGAAATCCTTATTTTTCTTGCACCTTAATAAACGATCGTGTTGTGAAAAATAATATTGTAAATCGTTATGATTTGTCATTCTTTAGTAAATATATTAGAATGAGTAAGCATACGATTGCAAGAGCACATGTTACCATGCACTATCCAAACCCTAAAAAGTTTGGGACACCGCATAACTTTCATATAGATCAACAGTATCCACATATCGTGGCATTATATTACATTAATGATGCTGATGGTGACACAATTTTCTGTGATGAACATGATCATTCAAAGATTATACATAGAGAAACTCCTAAGAAAGGTAAGTGTGTAATCTTTGAAGGTTTACATGCATATCATGCTAGTTCTTCACCAACTAAAAACATTAGAATGACTTTGAACATTAACTATGACCATCTTTGATACGTTCACTTTTTATAATGAACTTGATCTACTAGAACTTAGATTGAATATACTAGGTGATGTTGTAGATTACTTTGTCATTAATGAAGCAACAATAACATTTACTGGTAAAACGAAACCATTATATTATTTTGAAAATAAAGAACGTTTCAAAAAGTGGGAAGATAAAATTATACATCATGTCACACATGATGACAATAAAACATTAGAAGAATATTGGGAAGGTGTTCCTTATCACAGGAGCATGAAAGAAGAAAATATATACCAACTACCATTACATTATCAGAGGGCATGTTTCCATAAAGACTCTGCAATATATGCTTTTCTTGGTAAAGCACAGGACGATGATATTATTCTAACAAGTGATGCAGACGAGATAGCAAATCCAGAGGCACTGCTCGCTATGGACGAGTGGTTCAAACCTGAGAATCATTATGTATTGAGAGGTCCTGTATACTATTATTACCTCAATTTATTATGTGAAAAGCAATGGATGGGAACTAGAGTTTGCACCATGAAAACGCTCAAAACTATGAGTATAGATAAGTTGAGGCAATCACATCAAGACTCTTGGAAGATTGACAACGCTTCATGGCATTGGAGTTTCTTTGGTGATGCTGATACTGTACGTGCAAAGATGGATGCTTATGAACACCAAGAGAACAATTTACCTCAGTACAGAGATACAATGGAACAACGTATCGAGGCAGGAATTGATCCATTTGGCAGAGATTATTTGTACAAACCAACTGTGGTACCTATCGATAGTTCATACCCAGACTATGTTCAAAAAAATAAGAAAAAACTAGCGAGGTTTATAAAGTGAATCTAATAGAGGGAGTAGCAGTATCTAATCATTGTGATTATTCATTTGGAGATCAGTCTGGATGTATAGGAAATGTTGCAGGTGCTTACATGAAGCAGGCAGATCCATGTAATACAGAGTTCGCTGACCTTGTGAAGGGCGGTAAACCGTTCATCACACTTTTTATAGATAATATACGACTTTATAATAGACCACTCAAAGCAGACACTGAGAGTGATCAAAAATGGATAGATGGTTTGATGGAGACCAATGATCTTCTGAAGACATGTAGCAACTATCCTGACACTAAATTTTGTATATTCACAAACCTAGAAGATACACCTATCACAGAGGACATTCATGATAAAATTCCTGAAAACGTTGTTGCAATCTATGGGACAAATGCTGTCGGATTTGGTGGCAAGGTTCACCCATTCCCATACGGTGTACAAAGAATTATACATCCCAGTGACAATCGAATCGGAATACTCAAGAAATACCTACAACAAGAGAAGGTAAAACCTAAGAAGTTACTTTACATCAACCACTCGGAGCATACTAATATAAGCGAGAGGGGTAATGTAAGAAAGAAGTTCTCAGGTAGGAAGTATGTAACTATAGGAGAAAGAGTTCACTATGATCTATATTGTCAGCAGATATTAGATCATAAATTTATGATATGTCCACAGGGAAATGGTGTTGATTGCCATAGAAACTGGGAGGTGTTATACTTAGGAAGAGTTCCCGTAATGAAGAAGTCTAAGTATCTCCAAGAGTTATATAAGGACTATCCGATCTTATGGGTCAATGATTTTATGGACTGCACTAAATCTTTGCTGTCTAGTAACAATCATTTATTTGAAAAAGCACAAAAAATTGACAACAACTTGCTTGATCTTTATACTGTATTCAATCGTGCTGTAAAGAATGCTAAAAATTCCTGAAGTCACATTGGTCATACTCGCTGACCTTGACATTGAAGATGCTGTTTATGCAATCAATAAATCATGTGAAGGTATTCACTGGGGTGCTGCTAAGTTTCTTAGTAGTAAGGGAAGACCTAAAGGTTTGAATCCCAATGTAGATTATGAGGAAGTTTATCCAATTCAAAGTATCAATGACTTTAATTTTTATTGTATCTATAATCTTACTAATCACGTCAGGACCTCGCATTGCCTTCTCATACATCCGGACGGCTACGTTATTCGTCCTCATCTTTGGGATCCTAAATTTCTTGATTACGATTATATCGGTGCCCCGTGGAGAGATGACCCAAATGCCTACCTCGACCCGTGGGGAAAGAATCATCGAGTCGGGAATGGAGGATTTTCCTTACGCTCCAAGCGTTTACTCGACGTCCCCAGTAAAGTCACCGTCCCTTGGGAAGTAAACGAAGGAGATTTTTACAAACACATGAACGCCGGACTATATAATGAGGACGGGAACATATGCTGCCACAATCGACACATCTTTGAGGGACAGGGATGTGTGTATGCTCCCGTCGCGGTGGCGAGTAAATTCTCTAGAGAAGAAACTCTACCTGACAGTGAACAAGAGACCTTTGGTTTCCATTATCATTTTCAAGAGATACGATGAAAGCAACAATTAATCAACTATGGTGGAATCCATGGGGTGAAGAAGGATTAGATGTAGGTAATAGAAAAGTAAGCATATCAATAGATAATCTGACATTTGATAAAGAAGCAGATTATAGAATATTATTTTTAGCAGAACCATATGCAGTAGCACCATCAATAAATGAGGGTGCACTTAGAAATGCACATAATTTCAATCGAATCTATACATTTACACAATCTATATTAGATAAGTATCCCACTGCGAAATTGTTCGAGTGGGGTTCTTCATGGTTAGATTTTGAAGAACTAAACATTGATAAGAAACCACACATCACATTTGTTACGAGTTCTAAACTGCAAACCTCTGGTCATAAGACCAGAAATCTCATATATGATATCTTGGAGGACATAGATGATGTAAATGGTATGGAAGTATATGCACATAAGTCACCTCCATTTCATCAAAGAAGAAATGATTTCTTTGAAAATGCAATGTATCATATCGCAGTAGAGAACTCAGCACAAAGGAATTATTTTACTGAAAAAATTATAGATTGTTTTGCTAGTAGAACTATACCAATATATTGGGGGTGTCCTAACATCGGTAATTGGTTCGATATGGATGGTGTCATTAGATTTAATGATGTCAGCGAACTCAAAAAAATATTTGACAAATTAGATGAAGACTTTTATCATAGTAAAAAGGAAGTAATTGAAAAGAACTATGAGATTGCCAAGCAATTTTACGGTAAAAATGATGTGGTTCCTCGATTGACTAAAACTATTATTAATGATGTTGAGGAAAACGCTATAGTATATGAGAGTTAGTTTTTGTATCCCAACTCATGATGGTAATGCAAGATGTCAAAATTATTTGTTTGATATTTTCCATGCTCTCTCACAACAAACAAATAAAGATTTCAATGTTTGGATCTCAGATCATAGCGAGTCTAATAAAGTTTTAGATGCATGCAAAGAGTATGCAGATCTATTTGAGATCAATTACATTAAGAATACAAAAAAGTATGGCAACATTTCTGCTAATACTAACCATGCATTACAGCATGCTGATGGAGATATTCTAAAGGTATTGTTCTCTGATGATTTTATATTAACATGTAACCTTGTGGCAGAACTTGACAAAGCATTCACCGATGATGTACACTGGGCAGTGACAGGTTATGCTCATACAGTTGATGATGGTCACACACATTACAATCCTAAAATACCCTATCATAATGATAAGTTATTAGAGGGTGTGAATACTCTGAGTTCACCATCTATCCTTGCGTTGAAGCGAGGAATCGACATGTATTTTGATGAAGATTTGACCATGTTGATGGATTGTGATATGTATTATAGACTCTATAAATATCATGGAGATCCAGTGATACTAAAAGATTATCACATCTCAAACAGAGAGCATAAGTCTCAGACACAGAGAACTTATGAACACCTCCTACCAAAGGAGATTGAATATTTGAAAGAGAAACATTCATTATGACTATAGGATTCAATCATTTAGGAAGACACGGTAGACTGGGCAATCAAATGTTCCAGTATGCAGGACTACGAGGCATCGCAGCACATAAAGGATATGACTTTGCTATCCCTCCTAGTGACTTCAATGATGAGTGGAATGATCATCAATTATTTGAGGCATTCAAACTCACCGGTCTTACAAATATAGAACAAATTCCCGGACCATACGTACAGGAAGCACACTTTCATTTTGATCAAAACTTATTTGATAATATGCCTGATGGACATAATGTATATGCCTATCTACAGAGTACAAAATATTTTGAACACATAGAGGAAGAGATAAGAGAAGATTTTGAGTTCAAGAATGATATACATTTACCATGTAAAGAGATGATAAACACACTGCAAGATCCTATTGCATTGCATGTTCGTAGAGGTGACTATATACAAAACAGTGACAATCATCCACCCTGCCCCAAAGAATATTATGATACTGCATTGTCGAAGTTTGATAACAATCGTACAGTGGTTGTTTTTTCTGATGATCCTGAATGGTGTAGCACTGAGTTCCCTGACGACAGGTTCCTTATATCGGAAGGTGGTGACAATCTTGCAGACTTGTGTATGATGACTATGTGCTCTGATTTTATCATTGCCAATTCATCATTCTCATGGTGGGGTTCTTTCTTATCACGTAACCCTGATAAAAGAATCATTGCACCTAAGAAGTGGTTTGGAACTGGATATACTAAAAACCACGATACATCTGATCTTTATTGTAATAACTGGGAGGTATTATGAAGAAAAAAACACCACAACAAAAATTAAGAGAAACAGAACCACCTCAACTAGGTAAAGATCTTGAATATAAAGAAGATAATACAAAGATGGAACTTCCCGGTTGTACTTATATGATACCTCTGAGAGTTGAGACTCCAGATAGAATGAGAAATATAATAACAATTTTATTATACTTTATCAAAAATATAAAAGCACCTATCATTGTAAAAGAATTTGATAAAGAATCAATATATGAGGCGAGTGTTCTTCCGCAAATATCACAGGTCGCTACAGAGGAAGAACTAAGTCAAATCACACATGTATTTGAACAGACAGATGAGTTTGTTTTTCATAGAACAAGATTGATCAATGATATGATCATGATGGCAGACACACCTTTTGTATGTAATTATGATTCTGATGTTCTCTTACCTTTCCAGACTCATTTCTATGCTAATACATTTTTAGCAAAAGGTTATCGTCCGCCAACTGCACCGCCAGATAGTCCATTACAACCAGTAAAAGTTGTATATCCATATGGTTTTGGTATGTTTCAACAACAAGTTTTTGCTGATGATAATACAGTGAGTAATTTTATCAACAGTAATTTTAATTTTCATGCATTCGATGGTAAGTTGAGACCTTATGATGCAAAGTTTGGTTTCTGTCAGTTCTTCAATAGAGAAGAATATATCAGACTAGGAATGGAGAATGAAAAATTTATATCATATGGATATGAGGACGATGAAAGATATCATAGATTCAATACGTGTTCAGATGTTGTTAGAATAAATGATACTGTTTTCCATTTAGAACATAAGAGAAGTCAGAACTCTTGGTTCACTAATCCTCACATAGAGGATAATCGTAAGGAGTGGGATAAACTAAAGTTCTATGGTAAAGAAAAACTCGAAGAGTATTATCAAAACATTGATTATATGAAGAGGCGATTTGGACAAGAACAAAAGTAAGTATAAATTAGCAGGGATCCCTCATGTTTATTGGTTGAACTTAGATAGGTATACTGATAGACAAAAATATATGTTGAATCAACTAGAGTATTGGGGTATAGAAAACCATACAAGGGTGTCAGGTATAGATGGAAGAGAAGATGATCCATCTTCATATCTAAAAGGAAGAGTTCCGGAAAATATGAACTCCGGTGAGATAGGTTGTGTTCTCACACACCTCTCTGCACTCAAACATTTTGTGGAAGAAACTGATCATGATGAAGTTATGGTCATGGAGGATGATGTTGATTTATCTACTGCAAAAAATTGGACATTCACTTGGAGAGATGTAAGAAAAAAGTTACCTATAAATTTTGATACTTGTCAATTTACTATTATAAATCCTAATGGTATTCAATTAAAATTGCATCATAGATTCATTAATGATTTCTCTGCTGCATGTTATATTATTACTAGACATCATGCCAAAAAAGTGCTAAAATGTCATCAACGTGGTGATTTTTGGAAGATAGACCAGAACATCAGACCACGAGCAGTTTCGGAAGATTTGATATTGGATAGTGGTAAGGGTTATGCCTTACCTATATTCAACTATCGACTTGATATGGGTTCTGCTATTCATGAGGAACATATAGATATATTCCATAAGGATAGTAAACAAGGACTTGAAGATTACTGGAAACTAAATGGTCAAGATATATTACTCGATCAGATCATGGAATTAGATGAATACGTTGGACGTATTCCACCCTCCGCTTATACACAACAATCATCATGACAGAACAACCACAAACTAAACAACTTCCCCCACTTCTGAATCCAGATAAAGAGCATCAGATGATATTTAATGAGGGTATTGGAGTCATAGAAAACTATGGAAGTAAAGAGTGGTGTAAAATACTGATTGATGCTTTCGAGATGTATAATAGTCAAAAATTAAAGAAAAATATACTTGATGATTATTTTAATGTAGAAGAAACCAATACTGGTAGTACACAATTCAAAGAGGGTGCACTTGGAAGACATGATGAGCAATTATATCTTGAGGTAGCAGATACAACATTAGCATCACATACAAATGCGATTATAGGTAGTGCTTTTGAACTTTATGCACGAGAATATCAAGGAGTCACAAATAGTGCTGACCCAGTATCATCATGGACTTGTAAAATACAGAAGACACAAGCAGGGGGAGGGTATCATATTTGGCATTGTGAGGACGGTGCCTTTGTTTATAGAGATAGAGTCTTGACGTGGATGATGTACTTGAATGATATACCAGTAGAGAATGGTGGTGCAACTGACTTCCTACATCAAAAATGTTCCTTTCAACCTACTACAGGAACCATGGTTATGTGGCCAGCAGCATACACCCATATGCATCGAGGATCATTTTTGACAGGTGATATACCGAAATATATTGTTACAGGATGGTTCCTTAGAGAGCCCGGTAACGTTACAAACAGAATTATTGGAGAAGGTCTTGGTAATGTATCTTCTCATCATGTACTTAATAAGTGATAATATTCACCGCTAATATAAATGCTTATGATAACATTCCTGATCATTTTTATGATAGGGATGTCAAGTATGTGATGTTCTATGATAAACCCATAGAAAAGAAAGGTCCGTGGGAATTTATAAAATTAGATTGTAAGTATGATGATCCGATACTTAATGCATATCATACAAGGTGCATGTCTCATTTGTTTTTTGATGAACCTCATGTATGGATTGATGGTTGTTATACTATGACAGAACAGTTTGCAAAAAACTCAAAAGAATTTTTAGAAAGAAATGAGATAACACAGATGCATCACCCTGCGAAAAGAACTTTACTTGAGGAGGTGAGAAAAACATATCGTCTTGGATTCGTGCCAGAAGAAAGATTATATAGATGGTGTTGGAAAGTTGCTGCATCTGGGTTCAAACCATCATACTTTGACCATACGATAAATTGTTGTATATGGAGACATAATACAAGTAGAGTAAGGCAATGGAATGAATATTATTGGGATTATCATTTTGTAGATGGAGAGTTTTGTCACCATATTGGGCAGGTTACAGCAGGGATAGCAGAGTATCTTGTTTTCGGTCGTGAAAGAATACCAAGAGTGTCTGTACAAGTTGATCTCTCACAATCAACTAGAGCAAAATCATATGAAGAGTCTTACAAACTAAATCAAAATACAAATGAGGAATATTTTATAAGTGATGTGTCAAAAGTATTAGGTACAACTTATCTCAATCCAAAGGAACCACCATGCAATTATACAGATGCTATAAATGATCAACTTATTATATTTACATGTATTACAAATGCATATGATGAGTTCCCAGAAGATAGTTTCTATGAAGAAGATGTAAGATATGTTTGTTTTCACGATGGCACCATCGACACAAGCATCGGTCCATGGGAGTACATTCAATTAGACTTAGATATAGAGGATCCAAGAGACTTTGCATATTATGTAAAGGCACACCCACAGGAATATTTTCCCAAAGATTCACACACTGTATGGATTGACGCTTGTTTCAAACTAACTAAAGAATTTATAGAGAACAGCAGAAAATCTTTCCCATTTTCTGTACTCAGACATGGGGGAAAGTTTACATATATTGATGAGGTATTAGAGGGTTATACATGTGCTTTCTTTGGTGAATCAGATGTAATTAATTTGTCAAATGAATTAAAAGAAAGTAAATATAATTTCAAAAAATATTCAAGTCCTCAGTGCACGATCTTGTGGAGAAAATTGACAGATGATGTAATAAAATTTAATGAGGAATGGTATAAATGGGGTAGTAAAGGATACAATCGTGATAATATTCCGTTTGATGCAGCGATGCAACTTACAGGAATTACACCACAATTTTATGATAATAGAAATGAATCTGGAATAGCACTGGGATATGCTAATAAAATTGGGAGAAAAGGAAAACATCCACAACATGGAAACAAGAAACAATATCTTAATCAAGAGCAATTTTTGAAGAGAATTGGTTCCATCACTGGATTACATTCAAAGTTTTATGCTAGATATAAAGAACACTCTTTTTATATGAGAGTTTATAATATTATATAATATGAAATTTCTAACTCTCAAGTTCGGTGATAGATATTCTGCCGACTATGTAAACAAACTTTATAAAGGACTCAAAAGAAATTCATCTGCTCCTTTTGATTTTTATTGTTATACAGAAAATCCTCAAGGATTAGATGAGAATATTAATATAATAGAATTAGTGAAAAGAAAGGGAGTAAGAAGACATTGGTATAGATTTGACTTTCATGACATGTCATTTCTAAAGGGTCACAAGTGTGTCGTAATGGATATTGATGCTGTCATAACTGGTGATATTGATGAGGTAATAAACTTTGACCTACCAAAGGGACACTATGGAGCATTGCCAAAGTGGTGGGGAAAGGGTAACAATATCAATGGTGGGTTTCAGATGTTCTATCAAGGAGATACAAAATATCTAAGTGACGAATTTAATAGTCGTCCAACATATTGGCAAACTTATTATTTCAAGACGGGGAGATCTCCTTATCTTTTTGGAGAACAGTTGTTCATAGAAGAACATTTGAAACAAGACATTACTTTCTTACCTAAAGAATGGTTTGCAAGATTTGGAAGTTGTGAAGGTAAGACTGGGACTGAAGCATATAATTTATTAGAAAAATATTGGAAAGAGAATGTTGATAGTCAAAAGAAAATGATTGATATCAACGGTAAGATACATGATAAAATAAAGTATGTTCAATTTTCTGGTGTCGGTAACTGGATAGAAGAGTACAGTCAGGTGCCATTTGTAAAAGAATATTGGACATGATACCAGATCACATTACTTCACAAATAGAGACTTGGATAACCACTGTCCTTGACACACCCAACAGTAGGTTTGGCAACTTGCCCCCATGTCCTTACGCTAAGAAGGCATGGGTAGAGGGAAATGTAAGTGTAAAAATGTTCGATGATATTCAATCATTTACACCGCAAGACTGGGATAAAGAGGTCAACATATATGTTATGAACCCATGGGTTTCACCAGAATTATTATCAGAGATGGCAAAGAATTATAATGACATGTATCCTGACTACTTATTTTTAGAGGAGCATCCTGATCTTGTTGAAGATGTGGGTGGGTTTGTGGTCAATCAAGGAGAACTTATACTGCTAATTGTACAGGATAGGAAACCTTTAGAAGAAGCGAGAAAAAAATTACAAGAAACTAATTACTATGAGCATTGGTCACCTGAGATGAAGGATAGGATCATTGAGCGTTAGAACAGTCAAGTGGTTCAGTGCTACAGTCATATTGACTGCAATGGTTTTTCATGTCTTGGGATTGACACCGTGGAATAGTATGCTACAATTAGTAGGAGCAACCGGATGGACATACGTAGGCATCAAGTGGAGAGAAAGAGCAATTGTATTGAACTTCCTTCCACAATTTTTTATCATAATCCCCGGTCTCATATATATGTTGCTAAAATCATGACTAAACCATACGACGATTCCAATTGGAGACAAGAGTATAAGAGTTACGTAAGTGACAAATTCAAACTCAAATTATTAGAAGAAGGACCTCATAGTTTGGCACAGGCATGGGTATCAGGAGCAATGTATTCTGATTGGAAGAAGATAAAGGGATACGACAAACTCGATCCTAAATCAAATGAAGGTCAGAATCAGTTCAATATGAAAAAGTTCTTTGAAAGGTACAAGGATCAAGGCATATGATTTTTCATACAATTGATTTTGATTTGTCTGATGATGACAAACAATATATAAGGGACACTTACCTTACAGATAGATTTGCTCGAAAAAATCAAAAAGAGGAATCTCAATACTACACAGGTTATCATCATGCACCTACCTCTCAAAATAGAACTGGCAAACCTATCAAAAAGTTCTTAGATACAAGACTGTTACAAATCTACAGTCCTGTCATCAAGAAAGAACTTGAAGAACAACGATTGTTTGAAGCAGATTCAACAGCGATCTATTCATATCAACATATCTGGGCACAGATATATACAAAGAGTCTGGGTAAGGGCATAAGTGCCCATCATCACTATCCAGATCGCTCGAATCTATTTTCATGGATTCACTTTGTTGATGTACCTGATGAAGATTGTCTCTATTGGGAGATGCAAAGTGGTAAAAAAATTTACCCTCAACCTCAACAATCAGGTAAAATTATATTCTTTATCCCGTGGACATGGCATGGAGTTGATCCAGTCCATTCACAGGAAGAAAGAATTGTTGTAGCAGGAAACGTTATGAGACTAAAATGAAAGCAGTCCTTTGGTCGAGAGACAATTGTCAGTGGTGTGAAAGAGTAAGACAACTTTTTGCTGCCACTAAAATAGAATACTTAGAATACAAACTGGATAGAGACTTCACTCGTCCACAATTCTACGAAGAATTTGAGGAGGGTGCTACCTTTCCACAGGTTCAACTTGATAACAAACACATAGGTGGATGCAAAGAGACATTGAGATATCTCCAAGAGAAAAAACTGATCTAGGAGAAATAAATAAAGGAGTAGAACTCTTGATGAGGGGGACAAATCCTCCCAATGAAAACCTAATTTGGAGAAAAAAAATGGAAGCAGCACTCATCACAATCGGTGTATGTACAGGGATTCTCGCTCTTTGTGTAGGGGTAATATTAGGATATATTCTACGCACCTATATACAAGACAACAATCGCCAAGCATATACATATCATCCAGAGATGTTTGATGCTAATGGTCAATTGATCCCCGATGAAATTATATCATTCCGAATCGACGGGGACGATAAAACTGAACTTGAAGATTAATTATGGCAAAACTACCTGACAATCCTTTAGTATCTGAACTCTTCAAAGCGGTTCATGGTAAGAAAGATAAGAAGGGAAAGGCAGACCTTCTGTCACAACACAAACGTGATGATGTCAAAGCATTATTGATATGGAACTTTGATAAAGAAATTAGAAGTGCAATTCCAGAAGGTGAAGTACCCTACAAAAAGAATGAGGCACCTATCAACTCTGGTGGACACACCCGTCTTGTTCATGAATGGAGAACTCTTTACAATTATGTAAGAGGTGGTAACGATAAACTATCTCAGATGAAAAGAGAAACCATGTTCATTCAATTACTTGAAGGTTTACATGAGTCTGAAGCAGAATTATTGATGTTGGTAAAAGATAAAAACTTACAATCAAAATACAGAATCACTAGAGCATTGGTGGAAGAAGTTTTTGATGATATTGTTTGGAGAGATAAGTAATGATCAGAGTGCTTCATGAGAAGTGTGACAAAAAGTTAGCAGACAATCCTAAACTACCTTATAATGCATATCTCATAGAGTATAAAGAAGGTGAGGAACATTTCTTTGATATTGCTATTGGAGATAAGGCAGTTGATATATTTGATCACTACTACGATAAGAGTAGTAAGTTTGTGAATATGATTCAAGCAGGAGGTCTAGTCAATCCTAGAAACTGGGTAGATAAAACCCTACAAAAAAAGTAACAACATGTTACAAAAATGTGAGGAAATACTTGCATAAATATATTTGGTATGATATGATACCAATACGTTCATCCAATTATGCATGGTTTATTACTGTTAGCATTACTCATTGCTGATCATGACTCTTACCATTGGGAATTGTCATGTGAAGAATGGAACCAAGCAAGGGTGGAGATACTCAGTGATGAGAATCACATCCAAGATGCTAAAGAGTATCTTATTGATTACTTTTATACTAAAGTACCAGATGAAGATTGCAAACCTTGGAACATTGGACGCAAGTAAGCCAACTCGGAACGGATCGTTCATCCTCTATTGAGGACGCAACAGTTTGCTGAAGGAACGGAATCACGGATCCCTCGTCAGAGGTAAAGGTGCAAAGTCCAATTACTTTAGGAGAACCAAATGGCAAAAGTCATTTACAGAGGAGTCGAGTACGACTCAAAAGAGTACAACGCTAAAGTGCTTGCTGAAGCAGCAAAGCGTAATAGACACGAACTTATGTATCGTGGATTAAAAGTTGCCAAATAATTGCAACTAAACACAATATCGAAGGAGTGCTTGACACTCCTTTTTTTATCCAATATAATATATGAATACACTAAAACAAACAGTAAAACTAATCAAGGCAGCACTCAAACATAAACATCTTTACTCTCAAAAAGAAGTATTTTATTTGAAAAATTCATTGAGGGAGGCAAAGAAAAAATTGAGACTACATAAGTCTGTCCATTCATTACATGAAAATGAAAGTTCAATTAATAACACTGACACCTGACGCTGAGAGGAACATGGCATTCGTTGCCAGAGTATCTAATCCAAATAATCAAGGCAACGAAAACTTTTCTGGACTCTTGAAATATTGCATCAAGCATCAGCATTGGTCCGTGTTCGAGCAAGCACACATGACTCTTGAAATTGAAACTACTCGTGCTATTGCAGCACAAATTCTAAGACATCGTAGTTTCACATTCCAAGAGTTTTCCCAAAGATATGCACAGAGTGATGAGATAGGTGAAATAGATTTACCAGAATTGCGAAGACAAGATATTAAGAACCGTCAGAACAGTATAGATGATTTGGATAAAGATGTTGTTGATAAACTGAGTCGTCAGATGATTACTCTATTCAGTTCTGCACAAGCATTGTATAATCAAATGATAGAGTCAGGAGTTGCCAAAGAGTGTGCGAGAATGGTTTTGCCATTATGCACTCCAACTCGGATATATATGACAGGATCAGTTAGATCTTGGATACATTATATTGACTTACGTTCAGCACATGGCACTCAGAAAGAGCACATGGAGATTGCTGAGTCATGTAAGGATATATTCAAAGAACAATTCCCTGTTGTATCTGAAGCACTTGAATGGTGAATCTATTTCTAGGACCAACTCACGACTTGAGTTTCTTATATAATGATGAAGAAGCGATGAGAGTCACACCACAGGAGATCGCTACATTCATCATGCAAGATGAGATTGTAGCAGTCTATAATGGTAGATCGGAAGCAGGTCCTAGAGCACTAGGAAATAGAAGTATATTATATGACCCAAGAGATATTAATACGAAGGATACAATTAATAAAGTAAAGAAGAGAGAGCGTTTTAGACCCTTTGCTGCTGCTGTATTGAAAGATTATGCAAATCAATGGTTTGACATGTCTGGACTGAATAGATCGCCTACAATGTCATACGCGGTGCATACAAGAGAGGATAAGAAAAAATTGATACCCGGAGTGGTACATATTGATGACACATGCAGAGTCCAAACAGTAGAACAAGATATACCTCATTTGTATGAAGTCATAGAAGAGTTTTACAAATACACAAAGGTTCCTATGGTATTGAATACATCATTCAATCTTGCAGGTCAACCCTTAGTTGAGACACCTCAAGATGCCATAGATACATGGAAGCAATCAGATATTCATGTGTTGTGGTTTCCAGAGGCAAGAAGAATGTATAAGAGTTCATCTTTAGGAGATTGACATGAGAATCTTAGGGGTAAATTTATCTAACAATGGTTCTATATGTGTGCTCAATGATGGTAAGATAGAATTATACTTAGAAGCAGAAAGATTAACAAAAAAGAAAAGAGATCATGACTGTAGTAAATTAATAGAGATGGTAGAGGATGTGGATAAGATTGCTATAAGTGACGCCTCTTGGAATCGAGATAAGAAGAAGACTCTAATATCCACAAAGAATATTGCAACACTCAAGAAGAAGTTTCCTGATGCCGAGAGATATGATTTCAGAGATAGACATCATCTTACACATGCTGCATGTGGGTTCTATAATTCAGAGTTTGAGGAGGCAGCAGTCATTGTTGTTGATTCATCTGGATCTAATTTTAAGATGGGAGATGAGTGTGAAACTATCATGCATGTAAAACGAGGAAGAAGATTTCATTGGAAGACATTCCATAAGAGATATAATAAAGAGAATGATTATGGTATAGGTTTGCAGTTTGATTTGGTTTCTGAGAAATGTAAATGGGGACGAGATGAAGCAGGAAAAGTCATGGGTCTCGCACCCTATGGAAGATATGTTGATGGACCATATCTATCATCAAGTAATGAGAACGCTGCTGCAACTATACAAAAGGATTGGGAGGATAGGGCGGTTGAATTGGTAAAGATAGCAGCAAATAAATGTAATAATATAGTGTTGACAGGTGGATGTTTTCTGAATGTTGTGGTAAACTATAAACTATTGAAGGAGTTTCCTGATTTGAATTTTTACGTTGACCCAATCGCTTTTGATGGAGGGACTGCTATCGGATCAGCATATATACTTCACTACAATCCTAAAATAAAATCGTTCTAACATGCCTACTTATCCTGTAAAAAATTTGAAGACTGGAGAAACAAAAGAGATCGTGATGACAATGAAACAATACGATCAGTGGAGAAAGGATAATCCTGACTGGGATAAAGATTGGTCACAGGGAACAGGAGGAACTGTCAGTGCTGTCGGAGACGTATACAGTAAAACAGATGGTGGATGGAATGAAGTTCTATCAAGAGTCGGGTCGATGCCCGGTTCAAAAGTAAAACCTCAAAAGACTACACATTTCTAATGCCTGCTAGAAAAAAGAAAACTTCCAATCAAGTTGGGGTAGGTATGACTGCTAAACAACTTAGAAGGAAAAAACCATACAATGCTGACATGATGATTCCGATTGAGGCATTGACCGAGAATCAAAAAAAATTATTTGCATCACTCGAAGAGGGTAAGAATGTATATACATATGGAGTGGCAGGAACTGGTAAGACTTTTGTTATTTTATATCATGCCCTCAAACAAGTCCTCGATCCTATAACACCATACAATAGAGTTGTTATAGTAAGATCACTTGTATCCACAAGGGAAATTGGTTTCTTACCCGGTGATCATGATGACAAGGCAGCATTATATCAGATACCATATAAAAATATGGTCAAGTATATGTTTGAGTTGCCTACCGATAGTGATTTTGAAATGTTGTGGGGTAATCTCAAAACACAGGAGAGTGTGAAGTTTTGGTCAACTAGTTTTGTCAGAGGCACAACACTTGATGATTGCATCATGATTGTTGATGAGTGTCAGAACTTGAATTTTCATGAGTTAGATAGTATAATAACAAGAGTAGGAGAGAACTGTAAGATCCACTTCTGTGGTGACGCTGCACAAACCGACCTTGTAAAAACAAATGAGAAGAATGGTATCCTTGACTTTATGAAAATACTTTCTGCAATGCCTGAATTTGATTCTATTGAATTTGGTATTGAAGATATAGTAAGATCAGGATTAGTCAAGAGTTATATCCTCAACAAACTAGCAATGAGTATTGATGTTTAATCATGTAGAGTGTGATCTTCCTGCACTATCAAGGAAGACTATAGACGGTGTTCGATATTATTCGGTTGATGATAGACCGATGGTATCTATCACTTCGGTTACATCATACTGGAACCGAGAGATTTTTAAGAATTGGAGAGCAAGAGTTGGTGAGGAAGAAGCGAACAGAATCACCAAGAAAGCAACTAATCGTGGTACAAAAACTCATGAATTGATAGAACATTACTTGCTCAATGAAGAGGTTGTATTAGATAACCCTAGCACAAAGATGTTATTCACTCAAGCAAAAAAAGAATTGAGAAATATTGATAACATCTATGCATTAGAGAAATCTCTATACAGTAGAGAACTAGGAGTAGCAGGAACAGTTGATTGTATTGCAGAGTACAAAGGAGAACTTGCAATCATTGACTTCAAAACTGCAGAGAAACCTAAACCTGTTGATTGGATCGAGAACTATTTTGTACAAGCAGCAGCATATGCTTGTATGTTCTATGAGATTACAGATATACCCGTCAAGAAACTTGTCATTCTTATGACATGCACAAACGGAGAGGTGAAAGTTTACGAAGAGTATGATAAAATGAAATATATGAAAAAACTTGTCCAGTACATTCAATTATTTGTCGAGGAGAAACTAAATGAAATCCAAAAATGAAGTCAAAGAGATTCTCAAAAAGAACTTTCTTTGTTCAGAGAAGTTTGCCATGGAGATAGAGAAACTTGTCAAGGAAAATGAGTCGATGAATTATATTGAGGCAATCTGCCACTATTGTGAAGAGAATCATATTGAGATTGATAATGTGAACAAACTTATATCTAAACCACTGAAGGAAAAACTGAAGTGTAATGCTATCAATCTAAACTATCTAAAAAGAACTTCTAAAGCAAAATTCTCTATTTGAGATGAACTGTATTGGTATAGGTGGTGCTCGTCATGATACAAGTATCGCTGCATTGATTGATGGAGAGTTCAAGTATAGAAAAAGTGAACGTGCCCTTGGAATCAAACATCATAAAGCAGATGATAATTGGTTCAAATCTGTACTAGATGAGTGGGGTATAGATGAAAAAGATTCAAAGATTGTATATACTGACTCAGGAAGAAAAAGATTTGGTAAAAGAATAAGGAAACCATATGATGATGAAGACTATATTGTAGAAGGAGATCGAATTTGTATCGATCATCACACTGCACACATATATTCTGCCCTATCAGATTGTTCACAGCATGCTGCCTTTGATGGTTGGGGATCAGGTAGGAACACTGGTCTCACAGTAACATCTGACGGACAGAAAAGATATAAAGATTTGTCTGTTGGTAAATTCTTATCATATGTAGGATACGCCATGGATTTCAAAGGTATGGAGGTAGACTTTCCCGGCAAGGTCATGGGTCTACAGGCATACGGTACACCTGACTTAGATTTAGCAAGACAGATCAATCAAGATAATATTCTTGATCTCTGTGGTGAGTGGATGCTTAGAGGTGTTGACAGTAAAGATTCAAAATTCCAAGACTTCGTGGCAACTGTGCATAAAGCATGTGAACTAATTCAATTAGAGAACTTCAAGGTATTCGACTCAAGTAAAAAGATTTCTTGCTCCGGTGGTGTAATGTTGAACACAGTTATCAACACCGAACTAAGAAAGACTTATGATATAGAAATAATACCTCATGTATATGATGGTGGTCTAAGTGTGGGTGCACTCAGATATGCTGTAGGACATAACTTTGACATGGGTAACTTCCCATACTGCCAAGATGATTACGCTCCAGAGGAAGCACATGATGATACAATAGAAAAAGCAGCAGAACTTCTAGCACAAGGAAAAATTATTGGGTGGTATCAAGGACATGGTGAGATAGGACCTAGAGCATTGGGAAATAGAAGTATACTTATGAATCCTATGATAAAAAATGGTAAAGATATTTTAAACTCCCGTGTCAAAAAAAGAGAATGGTGGAGACCATTTGGAGCATCAGTATTGAAGGAGAAAGCAGGAGAATATTTTGACATTGAGGACTCTCCATACATGCTATACAATGCGAAGGTAAAACAATCTGGACTTGACCCCATCACTCACGTTGATGGTACATGTAGACACCAAACAGTAACATATAAATCGAACCCTATATACTACAAATTAATAAGTGCTTTTGAAAAGAAAACTGGTTGTCCTATTCTTCTCAATACATCTTTAAATATTGGTGGCAAACCAATTGCAGGGAGACCAGAGGATGCTGATGTTCCGGGTCTTGATGCATTGTTCGTAGGTAATCTATCATGAGTGTATTCTGCACATATCCTTGGAAACAATTGTTTAGTGATTCTTATGGTGTCTACATGCCATGCTGTATGGCAACTGTAGATCATCCCCATAATGGATGTTGGCATGGTGCAAAGTCAGATTTCCCTGCACCAAAAGTAAATGAAGTATCACCCTCTGAATTTTTCTATTCAGATTATATGAAACAATTGAGATCTGATATGAGAGATGGTAAAACAACTCCTCTTATCAATAAGGTCTGTGCAAATTGTATCAATGAAGAGAAAGAAGGCAGAAGAGGATTGAGAAATCCTCAACAGAATGAACCGCTAGGAAGAGTCATAGAAGTAAAGTTGAGATTGTTTGGTAACGCATGCAATCTGTCATGTTACATGTGTAGGATAAAAGATTCTAGTTCAAGAATAAAACAGACTGAAAAACTAATGGAAATTGATCCTGAGTTTGGTGAGATGCTTGAATATGATAAGTTACTTGATGAGATGAAACATGGAGGCATGAATTATAATGTCACAGAAGATATAAAAAAATTAGCACCCAGAATACAAAAGATATACATCATTGGTGGTGAACCATTTATCATGCCTAGACATTATGAAGTCTTGAACGCTCTAATAGAAATTGATCAGGCAAAAAATATTATTCTAAAGTATCATACAAACCTCACAAAACTAGAGTGGGAGGGGAATCATATATTTGATTACATAAAAAAATTCAAGGGATGTGATATCAACTGGTCTTTAGAAGCGTTAGGAGAGCAGAATGATTACATAAGATTTGGATCAGATTGGGAATCAAACTTAGAAAATTATCATAAGATAAAAAAACATGCAAAGGTTTGGGCAAATGTATGTGCCTCATCTTTATCAATCTTGTCTCTTCATAAGACTATAGAATGGATGAAAAATGAGGGTCTTGGTTACTCAATTAATAACATTCAAGAACCTAGACCATGTAGGATTGATTCACTTCATCCAAAAATAAGAGAACAACTTCTACCCATGTATAGAAATACAACATTAGAGAGTGCTCTATCAGCAAAGATAGAAAATTGGGAGGAGAGATGGGATGAACTATTGAGATATCTCAAGGCACTTGACAAAGTAAATAATACAGACTACACTAAGGTATTCCCAGAACTTGTGATGTAATTATGAAAATTGGTATTGTTGGGCATGGTCAAGTTGGACAAGCAGTGGCAAAATTATATTCTGAAATAGATACTTCAAAGTCTTGGTTTAGTTTTGATAAGATACTCATCTATGATCCATATCAGGATATGTTGGATGACATATCTGACGTAGATATATTGAATGTTTGTATACCATACACTGAAGATTTTGTATCAGTTGTAAAAGATTTACCAACTCCAAATTGGTATACAGTTATACATTCTACCGTACCTATAGGAACAACAGAAAAATTTGGACATAAATTTTTACATTCACCTGTAAGAGGTGTGCATCCAAATCTATATGAAGGATTGAAAACCTTTGTAAAATTTATTGGTGGTGATAAACAACTTGCTGAAGCATACTCAGGGCATCTAAAAACTTTAGGAATAGAAACTTACATATGTAAGGATGCTAAGACAACTGAACTTTCAAAGTTAGCAGACACAACCTACTATGGATTGTGTATTGCATTCACATCGGACATGAAAAAATTATGTGATGAACATGATTTAGATTTCATGGATGTCATGACAAAGTTTAATCATACATACAATGAAGGTTATGTAAAGTTAGGTAAACCAAATGTCACTAGACCTGTTCTCTATCCTACTGATAAGATAGGTGGACATTGTGTGATTCCTAACGCTAAATTGTTACCGAGAACAAAATTAATTGATGGTCTATTAGATTATGAGTGACTTCACACTTCAAGAGTATAGAAAAATAATCAAACACCACAAGCATAGAGTGTGTGATTTCTATGATTCATTAAAGAAAGATCAATGGACAGTGCTTAGACATGATGTTGAATTTGTTCCTAGTAGAGCATTTGAACTAGCAAAGATTGAGAAATTCTATGGTGTATCTGCAAGTTATGTCTTTCAAGTAAGATCAAATGCATATAATATTTTTTCCACTCGAAATAAAAATCTGATAAAAAATCTTAGAATACTTGGTGCAAAGATAGGACTACATGTATATGTTGGTGATGTATGGGATTGGAGATCTCTTGAAAAAGAAATACAATCACAAAGAAGAATTTTTGAAGATGGTTTAGAAATGCATTGTGATAGATTTAGTTTTCATAGACCACCTGATTGGGTATTAGAAAATAGAGCAGATTTTATTGGTGGGATGTTGAACATGTATGGATCTAGTTTCTTTGAATATGACCCAGAACCAAGTAACATAAAATATATTGCTGACAGTAGACACGAGTGGAATTATGGTAGTCCTTATACTAATCATCCTAAAATACAACTAAGCATGCACGTAGATGAGTGGTCTGATAAAGAAACAAATCATTGGGACAACATAAAGGAGGAACATTCAGAAGAATTTATAAGTACTTTATATTCTGAATGCACTCATTACAAATGAACTGTGTAACTTGTTTGAAGATAGGTGATTTATATTCACATGAATATGTAAACAATCTATACAAAGCGGTTAGAAAATATACAAACATTGATTTCATATGTTTTACAGATAACTCAGAGGGTATCGTTGATGATGTAATAACTTATGATATAGAATCTCACTGGGATGTAAAAGGTTGGTGGCCAGCATGGAGTAAACTGGAAATGTATGGAAGAGATGAATTAAAGCAATATGATAAAAAAATATTTTTTGATCTTGATATTGTAATTCAAAATAACATCACACCTATCCTCGAATACGAAACTGATTGGGCAATCATTGATACCTCATTATGGAAGGGAGAAAAATATAAGAAAAAAAATTCAGAACAAGCAACATGGAACAGCAGTTGCACGATTTATAAAGACTTGACAAATGTTTATGAAAGTTATATTGCCGATTGGCATAATTATGTTACAATGTATAGAGGATGTGATAATTTTATGTGGGTAAAAGGTTTTAAACCTGATTATCTACCAAGGTGGTTCTATTCTTATCGTGAAGGATGGGATCCATCTCACTACTGGGAAAATCGAGTGAACGCTGCATTGAATATATGGAGACCACGACTCAAATACAATCCAGATTTTCTTATCTGCTTATTTCATCAAAAACCTGACGTCCACGAACTAGATCATGAAAACATACTATACAAGATATGGAATGACTCCCTTTGATACATATAAAATATATCTTGCGATGAAGAGTCACTTCACCAGAGAAAAGTATGATTACTTTCAGTATGGTGGTAAGACAAATGCTAGTCTAGATTCATTTTATAAGAGAAAGGATAGATATTTCTTTGAGAAAACATCGAGGAAGTATCCTGATGAAGAGGTCAAACAATTCTTCGTTGCTAATTTTGTAGAGTCAAGTGATCCTCAAAGTCTTTGGATAGGTACGATCGCAAGGACAGGTGACACAACCTATTCAGCATGGCAGAAGAGACAGCAGAGTCTATACTACAAATTCACTCAAGAGATAGATGAATTATGTAAGGTTCCTTTTACAGAGTGGTTCATAGGTAAAGGGCACCCACACATACTCAAGTGTCATCTAAGAGATGAGTTGAGTATTGAGAACATGATAATTCTAGATAAGGTTTTTGGATATAAGAAGAACTTTGATAAGACTTTGACTGACCCTGTATGGGAGAAAATCAGTATGAAAATGCATAAGTATTCACCCTTTCTAAATATTGATATATTTAAATACAAAACTTATCTAAAGGAACAACTGTATGAGTAAATTCTTCAGATCACAGATCATTCAAGAAGAAATGCAGGATATATTTGAGACACAGAAAGACCTTTATGCAGTCATCATGAGATTTCCTATGATGACTGTCGAAGAGCAGAGAGATCATATGAAAAAACTTATATCACTTATTGATAAGCAAGAAGTTATGTGGACAAGGTTATCATTATCTGATGACCCTGAAGCAAAAGAAATGAAAGATAAAATTCAGATGACTTCTGCTGCAATGGGATTCAAAAACGTTAATATGAACACAATATTTAATAATATGAGACAGACATTAGAGAATTTGTCTGACAAATTACATACATAATACTAATATTACACATTATTTTATGTTATCTACCGCATATCGTCTACGGTTAGTGGACATCTGCAAATCTATTGCAGCAGGAACAGAAGTTAGTATAGACGACATGATATGGGCACAGAAATTGGCGAAGGCAAATACATCAGCAAGAGGTATGTTACAGTCAGCTAGACGATTAGCGTCAAGTGATGACGATTCTTTTCTTAAACACTTGAATTTAGGAGACCCCGATTCAAGGAGACATAGAAGGGGTTTTACAGATGCAAGTGATATAGTGGACTGGTTTAGACCTGATAGATCAGACGACTGGAGGCAAAGGGATTGAAAAAAATAATAGAAAATATTAGAGAGTGGATTCGCCTTGAAAAAGAGTGGTGGATATCAGAGGTCTTTATGTTTTTGCAAGCACCTCCAGAACCAGAACCAGAAGAGGATGAGGAAGAAGAAGAGATAAGTGATTGAAATAATTTACATTTTACTATTTCTAATACCAATTCTGTTTATATCAATTAAGTTTGAAAAGCAAATTAAGTGGTTGCTTTCACCTCTAATTTGGTTGAAGAATATTCTTGATCATGAATGGTGGGCAGATCTTATTGGTGAAAAGTCAGGAGCATATGAACGTGCAAGAAAACCAAATAAATTTAAAGAATGGAAATCAAAACAACCTCTATGGAAACAAGCATTTATAGAAATTTTATTATTAACTTTGATAGTATTAGCATTTGAACCATTACTAAACTTATTAGATATGTCAATGCTTCCATGGAGATGGGATTGGAGTTGACATTACCTAAATAGTATGTTACATTACACTTGTGTATGATTTATGCAAGGTGTTAATCCACCAATCTACTCAATCCGACGAATCCAATTAATCAAACTAATGTCATTCGCAAATCTAAAAAAACAGTCAAGACTAGGTAGTCTCACTTCTAAACTTACAAGTGAGATCGAAAAGATGAACAAAGGCACAACTAATGGTGCCGATGAGCGTCTTTGGAAACTAGAAGTTGACAAAGCAGGTAACGGTTATGCTGTAATCCGTTTTCTTCCTGCACCCGACGGGGAAGAACTTCCATGGGCAAAAGTATGGTCACATGCTTTTCAAGGTCCCGGAGGTTGGTACATTGAGAACAGTCTCACCACACTAGGTCAAAAAGATCCAGTGTCGGAGTACAACAGACTACTATGGAATAGTGGTAGTGATGATGATAAAGACCAAGCAAGAAAGCAGAAGAGAAAACTTTCATATATTTCTAACATATATGTTGTAAAGGATCCTGCTAACCCACAGAACGAAGGTAAAGTATTCTTATACAAGTTCGGTAAAAAGATCTTTGATAAGATAACTGCAGCAATGCAACCGGAGTTTGAAGATGAGGAAGCAATTGATCCATTTGATTTCTGGCAAGGTGCTAACTTTAAGTTGAAGGCAAAGAACGTTGCCGGATATAGAAACTACGATTCAAGTGAGTTCACAAAAACTGAAGCATTATTGGATGACGATGATGCATTAGAAACCCTATGGAAAGGAGAATTTTCATTGGAAGAGTTCACAAAAGCAGATCAATTCAAGTCTTATCAGGATTTGGAGAAGAGAATGAATGCTGTATTGAATCCAACGAGCACAAGAAAGTCACTCGACCCTGAGACTTTTGATGAGCAAGAGGAAGTTACCCTCAAGTCTCATGATCAGATTAAGGAAGAGGTAAGTGTTGTCAAAGAACCAGTCGCTGTGGCAGCAGATGATAACGATGATGCACTCTCATACTTTCAGAGACTAGCAGAAGAGTAAAACCAAAATCGACTTTTAGTTCCAAAAATACCGGAAAAAAAATTCCGGTATTTTTTTTTGTCTTAAGGTTTTTTATCTAGGTGACAGTATTCTCAAATTGTCGCCTTTTTTAGTGCGATTATCAATATATTGTGAACTATTGGTATATGTCATAATATCTCTCATATCCGAAAAGACTGTTTGTAGGTAATTTGATCTAAGAGCGTATATATTCCTTTTACTGTCATTTTTCTGAATCTCGAATTGGTAAGTTGAGACAGAAGTCAATATATTTGCACCAGACAAGGTTTTTACTTCATCATCATCAGTAAACTTAAAGGTATAATTTGCATCTACCCATAATCCTTCTTGAAGTAATAACATACCAAAATCTGTTTTTACTTCCTTTGTCTCATAATGATGTATTTCTGACAATTGTTCTTGTGAGTACTTATTATCAAGGTATCTCTCAAGGTCATATTGAGACATTGGCCACTCATCACGAACATTAATAATATTGTTAGATAGTAAAACAACCCAATCTAATTCAGAATCACCATATAATTTTTGTGCCACATTATCAGGTCTATCATCACCTATGATAGAATATAGATCAAAAACTGTCGCGGTCGAAAAGAAATCATCACGTATTTTTGCACGTTTGAATAAATTTTTTGATCTTACAAAATCAGATGAAGAATTTCTATCATTAGCGAAAGAAGGTAGTAAAATATCCGGAAACTCGTCGAAATATGCCATTAGAATCCTGTATCCTCTTGTGTAATTGACTCAAATGCACCTTCACCTTTTTTATTTCTAAACTCATCACTAAATCCGCCAAGTCCAGACTGACTACCGGGGACTTCTGTTTGTTCAAATTCAGAACGATAATCATTTTCAAATATTGGTGTCAATTCAGTGAAATTTAGATTCATAATAGTTCTAACTGGCGATGATCCTGCTTTTGTGTCTTCGTATGATTGATATAAATTATCTGGAGCATAATTTATTTCACAAGTAGTCAAAGCACATATTTTATGTATTGGTAAACCCTTAATTCTGTCTCTTTGTTTTGTTCTATATCTTATTCGGAATACATTTGGAGATCCTAAAAATATAAGATTTTCATTATTTCTCTTTGGTGCCATTCCCTGTTTAAAAAATCTTTGAATTTTTCTCATAATGGAACCATCTAATTCATCATTAGGGGCAAAATTAAATGAAAATGTGAAACTTCTTAATTTTGGACCATTGAACAGGAGTTCTAAATTTGGGTTGATTGATTGACCTACTCCTCTTTGAATAAATTGATTAGCATCAACGTTTATACCTATTCTTCCTAATGCAAACTGTGAAGCAAATGATGATAAGAGTAGTCCTGCCGGTTGGGTTGAAGACAATTCGCCACCCTTTATATCATTCAAAAATTGTCCTAAATTATTTTTAACATTACCTGCTAAATCTTTTATGTCTCCTCCTATTGCTTCTGCAATTGATGCATTTGCAGTCATAAATGCTGCTGCTTCCACTGCATTTATTCTACCATCTCCCCAAGAAACACCATTTGAAAAACTTAGATTATTAGGAATTGGCAATCTGACGGCACCAATATATCGTTTTATATTTGAAGTTCTTCTGAGTCCTGTTAGATTAAGAGTTGAATCTCTTCCTTCTTTAGAAAAAATATGACTTTGTGAACCTTGATACTCAAACATCTCTATCACTATGTGATCTTGCCCTGCTAAATCATGAGTACCATAAACAGCATCGTGTGGGTATTTTAGTGAGATTATACCGGCATCAGTTAATGAACTACTAAAAGAATTTTTGAACTGTTCTGGTGCACTGTCAAAGGTGGTAATTATTTCTGAATAGTTTTTATTAAGTGGATTATTATCGTTATTATCATCGACATCTTTAAATTTCTTAACATTAAAAGTTTCATCAAAACTTTCTTCATAAAAATTCAGGTAATCATCTTCATCACTAAAGTTATCCGATAGATATTCGGGGGTATATCGCCCGAATGTGTTACTGTCAGGTAAACCATAATCATTGTGATTTACATTTCTATTTACTATCTCCTCAAATCTTTCACCAATATCTTCATTATTTGCTTTTAGTTTTTCTATTAATTCATCTTTATCTAAATCTGCTTTAGTAGCATATGCATCGAGTTGCATTAATTGATTATGTACAGCGAGAGTAAAGTTATCGTGATTTTTTAATTTTTTGTAAATATTACGTCCTATTGCATCATCACCTTCCCCTTGATATGTGCCTGCCCCCAAACCAGTAAAAAAACTTGAAAGTCTGGTATTTCTAAAACCATACTTAGCATCTAATTTCCCAAAATCAGGACTTTCAGGATCTAAAATTATTCTAGCTTCATATCTCTGGGCATCCTCTCCTCCATTTGCTTTATTTCCTGATATTTGTAATCCGAGTTTTTCTGGCATTCCTCCACTAACATTTATACCATCTATAAATCCATCATCATGTATTTCATCATCATTTGCGATGTATAAATCAATGATTCCGTTGGGTTTAAAATCAACATTTTCTTCTGCCCACTTATCATATGCTTTATCAAGACCCGGCCACATCGGAAGATTCCCGGAATAGTCTACATTCTCGTGCCAACTCATTATTGATACCTCGCTATATTTACCGGCATTTCAATACCACCTAGAACTCTCACAAATTCTGATAATGATAAACTAAATGCTTTTTCCCAATCTGACATAGGAACTTCTGAAAAATTCGACCTTACGTATCCGTAGAGATATTTATGGTATCCTGTGATGACTGTTGGATCATTATTATCATCAATATATCTCATAATTGCCATTCTATTTGCCGGTTTTGTGTAATGAAGGTTTATACCATAAAAAGCACCTGATTCTGTTGCTAGAACATAGCATAAAGGGTGTTTATCGTAGAAAGGAAGTGTTTCTTTATACTTTGCAGAGTATCTGAACAATAAAAGTTTGCCCGGGCTGACCGTTGAAGGTTGAGTGTTGAGTAGACTAGATGCCAAGTTCTTTCTCCGTGATTATTTGAAAATTCCATTTACGATCTTGACAGAATGACTTTGCTGCCTCCCATTTTGCTTGATTTTTAGCAAATTCATATACCTCTGCTATGTATTTTTTAGTTCTTTTTTTCTGTATCGTAGGACCTTTGACCTGTTTTTCAGGTTTTACCTCAATTAGTCTTTCCTCTATTTTGCCAGTAGAACTCTTCATCTTGACATAAAAATCTGGAAAATATCTATGATAACGATTGTCAATTGGTGATTTGTATGGTATTACTACCTCTTCACTAGACCATTTTAATATATTCACATTACCATCACACCAACGCATGAATTTCAGTTCCCATAAAGACCTGTATATCACCTTTGTGGGATCACCTTTGTATTTTGTGGGGTTGGAAGGTCTAAACTTCCCCTTATATGACATACATAGTATACACTGTCAATATATTTAGATGTCTAATCCAAGAGTTTTCTCAAAAGATAGATTTTATCTGAGAACAGAGGAATTATATAATCTTGGTGGTTTCGATAACGCTCTCCCTGCTTTCAATAATGTCTATGATGTTTACATCAACTTCAATACGGGTGTTGGAGACCCAAGTTTAATGGAATTTATCAAGCAACATGTCTTGATACCATCCAATAATATAATGAATGAACCGGGTGATAATTTAGCATTGTTCTGTTCAGAAGCAATTTTACCGGGAACACAGGTTCAAACTGCATCAGTCAGTGGGTTGAGGCAGGGTATTACTCAAAATTATGCAGTTTATAGAAGATATCCTGATTTTAATCTTACATTCTATTCTCAGAAAGACTACTATACTCAAGATGTATTCAATGCATGGGTAGATTATATCTCTCCAATGCAAATTGAGAATCAGGTGCATGGTGGAGTTGATGGAATAAGATCAAGAGACAATACTTTTAGAAATATGAAATATCCAAGAACTTATAAGTGTGAGATAGAGATAACCTCATTCAGTTCTGATTTTCTAATGCCTGAGTCGAGACTGTCAACAGAACGTGAAGTAGATAAAAGAACACCCTATTTTATTACATATTATATGAAAAATGCTTTTCCTTCAAATATTATCGCTGCTCCACTTGCCTATGGTAATGCAGAATTGATAAAAACAACTGTAAGTTTCAAATACGATTACTTTACTATCAATAGAGGTGCTAGAACTTCTGATGAAGATAGAGTAATCAAGCAAAAAGCAAGGAATTATATAAGTCCCTTTTGAACTGCTAAATAAAGCCACTGAAGTAAATAATTATGCCATTACCAAAGGTTTCAACACCGGTATTTGAATTAGATCTAATTTCATCAAACAAAAAGATAAAATATAGACCTTTCCTTGTAAAAGAAGAGAAATCTTTACTTATAGCATTGGAAAGTGGTGAGGAGAAAACAATTCTCAACACTCTAAAGAATGTACTCAAGTCATGTGTTATCTCTCGTGTGAAGATAGACGAACTTCCTAGTTTTGATTTAGAATTTCTATTTTTGAATATAAGAGGTAAATCTGTCGGCGAATCTGTGGAGTTGTTGGTCACTTGTGAGGATGACGGGGAGACTCAAGTCCCTTTGACCATACAAATGTCTGACATCAAATTAGATATTCCAGATGAACACTCAGATACTATAGACTTGGGAGATGACTTACATCTTAAGATGAAATACCCATCTTTTAGTCAATTTGCTGAGAATAATTTCTTTCCATCTAAAGTGAAAGATGATTTACTTGACAAAGCATTTGGAAATGTTGTTGATTGTATAGATCAAATTTACAACTCAGACGAAGCATGGTCAGGATCTGATTGCACAAAGAAAGAATTAATGGACTTTATTGAGCAATTGAGTTCTTCTCAGTTTCAAAAAATTGAAGAATTCTTTACAAGTATGCCCAAACTGGTTTATAAAACCACTGTGACAAATCCTAATACTAAAAAGGATAACAAAATTGTAATTGAGGGTTTATCAAATTTTTTCGCATAATGATGTATCATGAGTCTTTATCAAATTTTATGGAGACAACTTTCGCTTTAGTGCAACATCATAACTGGAGCATCACTGAGATAGAGAACATGGTACCGTGGGAGAAGCAAACTTATGTAAAAATGCTTCAAAACTTCATCGAGAAACGTAATTTAGAAAACCAACAAGCAAAGAATGCTTAATCCGGGACAAAAAATGGTGATGATAGGGGGCATGATGATCCCTGAAGGTTTAGTAATACCTCAAAATTCTATGATACCAAATAGAATAAAAGAGGATGAAAAAACTAAACCAAAACCTTTAGATGTCAAACCATTGTCTCAGAGAATGAGTATTGCCTATGATAATATTGCTAATAATGAAAAAGAAGGAAAAGAGTTATCACCCAAATATGTTGTTGCATTAGGTAAGTTAGTACTAGAAATAGAACAGGTAAAAAATAATTTACAAAGTATAGCACAGGAAGTTCAGGCATCAAATAGGAAGAAAAAGGAACTTGATGATCAAGAACTTAAACTATTAGAGGATGAGAAAGATAGACTAACAGCACTAGGAGCATCTTTTAGAGGTTTTAGAAGGAGACTTGGCGGTATTACTGCTCTCATAGCAGGAAAACAATTTTTAGAGGGTGATATTAGTGGAGGAATACAGAATGCCTCCATAGCAGTGGGTGCTCTCTTACCAGATATTGTAAGACTCACAAGTGGTGTGGTTTTAGGTGGAATGCTTAGAGGTGGTGGTGGAAGAGGAGTAGTAGCACCAAGAGGAGGTGGTAGAGGAAGTTTATTGCCATTGTTATTAGGTGGCGGTGGTTTATTAGGTTTAGGTTCATTCTTAGGTTCAAGAGGTAGTGGTGATCAGAGAAGAATTGAATTGACAAAGAGAGAGGCATTTCCACAATTGCTATCACAAAATGATGTTAAAAGATTTAGATTAACAACAGATAGATTTGACAATATTTTATCCAATGTCAACAATAATAAATTAAATATAACAACTAGTCCTTTTACTTCCGGAGTGGTAGAGGATGTAAAATTACCTCCAACTGTGGGTGAATCTGTTGGAGATGACAAAGATAAAATTCTTAATTTTTTAGGTGTAGGTGATAAAGAAGAATCTGATGAAGAAGAAACAGAATCTTTGAATACAGATAATATTGAAAGGGAAACAGATCCTTTTGTTGACAACTATATGAACATGTTTAATATACAACCGTTATTTCTTAATTCTCTTCCTCAAGATCTAACAAACGATGATCTCGCATTTTTAGATGATGATACTATGGGTGAAAATATAAATGTATTTGATTTTGGTGGTGATGATGACGGACAGAATAATAAGATGGAAGGAGTAAAATATTCACCACAATTAGTATCAAGTAGTAATATATCTGTAAATCCTGAATTCAGTGACAATAGTAAAATAAGTTATATTCTACAATATGGTGGAGGGGCAGTAGTATGAACATAGGTGTGTTGCTGAATAGAAGAAGTTTACTAGTATCATCAGCACAAAAACTTAACACCCTTATAAGGACTAGTAATAGAGCACAGATAATTGCAAAATCATTTTTACTAAGCAAAAAGAAAGAATTAAGTGATACAAGAGCAAAAGCATTTTCTTCCTTAAAACGACAGAGTAAAGATGATAATGCTAATTTACTGGAAATAGGTGCCGGTATAGGTGGTGGGGCATCACTTTTGAGAAAAGGTAAACCAAAAGTAACCAAAGGAATTGGAAAATTAAAAGGATTAGGAAGACTAAGTAGAACAAATGTTTTATTGAATACTGCTTTTACTGCTGCAGATTTCATGGGACGAAAGAGTTCAGGTCAAACAAATCTACAGGCAGGGGTAGGAGCAGGAGCAGGATTGTTAGGTGGTCTTGGAGGATTTACTGCAGGTGCTAAGATAGGAGCATCTATAGGAGCACTCGGAGGACCAGTTGGAATTGCTATAGGTGGTTTGTTAGGTGGTGCTGTAGGTAGTTTTGCCGGATCATCACTTGCAAGTGGTGCTGCAGACAGAGCAACCGGTGTTACGGGATCAAATTTTAGAAGAAGAGAATTAGAAAGACAAGAAGTAAGAATTAATAAAAGAACTGAGTTTACAGTAGGTTTAGACAGTTTTGATAAGGCACTTGATAAATTTAGAAAATATGATGAAGATTTGAAAGCATTTATATTACGTGCCACAGGTAGAGATAAAGATAATCAAGCACTTAAACCTTTCCTATTAGGTCCTTTTGGTCGTGGTGGTGCTACTCAAAGCGATGTAGATAAAGCATATAGTAGAGGTATCAGTACAGGTGTATATAGAACAGTGGGTGCAGTTATTATAGGTGCAGCAGTGATAAAGGCAGGTGGATTAATTCTTACTAAAAAATTCCTATTAAGTTTGCTAAAAGGTACACTCGCTAAAAAGATTTTAGGAAAGAAATTTCAATTTGGTCTAATGAAAGGAAAGGTTTTTCCTTCAAAACCAATCCAATTTCGTAAGGGGGGAATACTTAAAAAGAAAACCCCTGTTAAAGTCAAATCCAAAGTAACAAAAGGTGGAACAAAACCCGGAAAAAAGAAAATTCTGAGAGCTCAGGATCAAGTTACATATTCAGATGAAACAGGTAAAATAATCAAAAAATATGATCAGAATAGACCAAAATTTGAACGTATAAAAAATAAATCCACAAATGAAGATGTACAGAATATTATTAGGAAAGGAAATCAACTAGACTTACTAAACAAAAAATTAAATAAACAAACAATAATTAAGAATCAGAGAATAATAAAGAAATATCAAAAGAATAGAGTAATACAGAAAAACTTATTCAGAAAAAAAGAGAACTTTGATACTAATAATAAAGATATAACTGATGTTAGGATTATTAATGAGGGAAATAATGGAAATAATATAGCATTCAATTCTGATACAGAAGATCCCTACTTAGGCACAATAAATACCATCAAGGCATATAGTGAGTTGACAGTATAATGAGTTATTCAAAGGGAGCAAAGATAGAGTTTTTTACTGTCAGAACACCAGATGACAAAGAAGAATTTGTAATCACAGAACAATTAGGACCAATTCAGTTTTATGAAGACATGATAGATGCTTCATTCCATGTCGAGGTCATGGTGTTTGATACTGCAGGAAAGTTGCATGGTATACCTATAAGGAGTGGATCAAAAGTATTTTTTCGTATAAAGACTCCTTCTGGTATTATTGACTTTGGAAAAGAACCATTATTTATTAGTAATATCAAGACTTCTGGTAGTACTTCTAAAAAGGAATTCTTCGTAATGCAACTTGAGTCTAAAGGCACATTCCATAATCATTTTACTAGACTTTACGAACGTTATGATGAAAAAGCGGATGTATTAATCAAGAAGTTTTTGAAGGATACCTTAGATATATCAGATGATAAAGTATTAGATGAAAATTTCGAGAAACCAAGAAATAAAATATCTTTTTGTGGTAATTATAAGAGACCATTACAAACATGTGTAAGTCTGGCAACAAAATCTATACCTGAGATTGGAACTCAACAAAATCTAACAAGAGGTGGATCTGGATTTTTCTTTTGGGAAACTATAAGAGGATATAAGTTTAGAAGTCCTGATGGTATTTTTAGTCAAATAAAGGAAGATAAAGATAGTATACCGGAATATCAAAAGGTGGCATCATTCAATGCACTAGACCCAGAAAATGACTTTCATATTGTTAATGAACCTTCATGGTCTAATAATGATAATTTATTAGAAAAATTATCACTAGGTCAGTATTCTGCATATAATACTTTCTTTGATATCAATACAAGAAAACATGTAGTAGCATATAGGGGTACAGAAGGGATACATGAGTATAAACCAAAATCTCAGGAAGAATCTGGTGTAAATGCTACAATGCTATCGAATGAACAACCATTTGTTCCTGAATTTTTCACTGATAAACCCTCAAGAATGATGTTATCTTTTATAGATAAGGGAACTTACACAAATGACTTGACTACACCACAGGAGCATGTATTATATGAAGCAAAGAGGCAATCACGTTATGCTGCACTCTTTTCACAAACACTTGTGATTACGGTGCCTATGAACGTACAGTTATCCGCAGGTTCTGTGGTAAAGGTCAAATTTCCTCGAATAAATATAGACAAATCCAATAGCAATAGTAACAATCCTGCTAGTGGATACTATATGATTAAATCATTGTCTCATCAACTAGGATCTCAAGGTGATTTTACCGGACTGAAATTAGTTAGAGACGCTTATTCTAAATTAACATGAAAAGTATAGAAGATCACATAGCACACGACAAAGAGATCATTTCTGATCCAATTGCCAGTCCTGCTGCTAGAAGACATGCAAAAGAAGAATTGCAAGAGTTAGAAGAGTATGCAGAGCATCACAAAGATGAGATTGCTGCAGGGGATCATCATGATCCTAATGCACTCGAATTATTTTGTGATTTGCACCCAGATGAACCTGAATGTTTAGTATACGACGACTAAATGGCACTGGAATCTCGTCTCAATAAGGTACATTTCTTTGGTCAAGATGGCAACATGCCATTTGTGGGTCAGGTGACAACTGATGCAGCTTGGCGAGAGTATCATGACCTGTATGGGTATCGAGTCAAGGTAAGAATATTTGGTAAGCATCCTCCTTCAAGTGAATTACCTGATGAGAAATTACCATGGGCACATGTATCGGTGCCATGTACATTTGGTGCGGGTAAACATCATGCAGGCACTACATTATGCCTTCAAGGTGGAGAAACAGTTCATGGATATTTTGCTGACGGTGAGGATGGACAAATTCCTATAATATTAGGGGCATTTCAAACTGAATTTTCAATTAGAAATGAAACTGAATATCTATTAGCATCTAATAGTAGTTCAAAGTTTTATGAAATGTTTGCTAAACCAGACTTGGAATGGTCCGCACTCAATCAAATTGGGGGTGTCAATCCTACTGAAACTAATGGCGTAAATATAGCGAAGAATGTAACTAAACAGAATGATATTGATGAAAAGAAAATAATCGTCAAAAAAGCAAAAAAATGTAAAGGTGGTAAAGGGTTTTTACATGAAGTCTCAAGATCTTTAGCATCATTCATCGAAGTTACAAATGGATTGAATAAGTTTCAAGATACTTATATTGACCCTGTGATGGATGAAATTGCTGATGTAGCGGAACTTGCAAGAACTACTGCACAAGTCATTTCTGGAGCATATGCAACGGTTATTAGACTTGCAAGAAAGTATTTGTTTGATAAGATTCATAAGTTGGTAGAAAATCTTATGGGTTTTTTACAACTCGATAGTTTATTGAAAGATATTGCTGTCAAGAAAGCAGTCGATTCAATATATTGTGTTATAGAAAATATTATTAAGAGTCTACAAAATGTTATAGAAGAATTTTTGATAGGACTAATAGGTAAACTTGTACAAGCACCATTATGTGCTGCAGAGCAGTTTTTAGCAGGGTTGAATTCAAGATTCTTTAACGATATTGAAAAGAAGATAAGTGATGCAATGAATACTATATCAGGAATACTGGGTCCTATTGGGTCTTTTATGGGTTTTCTTGATAAAGCAATGAATTATGTTCAGATAGGTTTGAAGTTGCTATCTTGTGAAGATACAAAATGTCCTCCAGAACCATATGATTGGGCGTTGAACTTCGGTCCATCAAAACAACAAACACTCGATTTCAAAAAAACTATTGATATATCATCTAAATTTGATGCAGTAGGTTTTGGAAAGTCAGTCAATGATGGAATAGAAAAATTCTTTGGATTAGATGAAAATGATCTTGAGAATGCAGATAAAGTTGCAGCGATAGTCGGACCTTGCCCTATAGATAAGAAAGTATGTGGTGCACCTAAGATAGAAATATTTGGTGGTGGAGGAATAGGAGCAGTGGCAAACGCTGTTGTGAATGAGTATGGGTCTATTGTGGGTGTTAATATGCAAGAACTTGGTTTTGGTTATACCTCAAAACCTTTTGTAAGTATCCTTGACAACTGTGGAGGCAATGGTGCTGAAGGTGAAGCAATTATTGAAAATGGTCAAGTCGTCAATATTATCATTAGAAGAGGTGGTGGAGGATATCAAATCCCAACAGATATTTCTGATAGTGATGGGATAAGTGTTGTTGGAGAAATAGAAGGTGTTGAGATAATAAACACAGGAAGAGATTATAAACCTGATGATATCATAACAAGTGAATGTGGACAACTTAAAATGGTGTTAGATAGTGATGGAAGAATAATTGATGCTAGAGTTATTTCTGCTCATAAAGGTTGTAAAGTGATTCCTGCTCTATCAATAAAAACAAAAACTGGTTATGGAGCACTTGTGAGACCCATTATGAGATATAGAAAGGTAGAAGATTATGATTCAACGATTCCTGCAGATGGAGTTATGGTTGTTGATTGTGTGAGTAGTTATTAATGGAAAGAAAAACTCCCCCACTAGTCATAAACACACCCGAAGATGGATTTCTTAGAGTCGGATTGAATACTGATGCTAAAACATCTCGTCCTGATCAAGTTCAATTAGCAGGAGGTTGTGGAGCGAGTCTTAGAATATTTGATGATGGTGGATGGGAACTCAGATCTGTAAACAGATCAGGTAAACCAAATAAAAAAGGATGTAATATAATAGCACAGGGAGAAGGTGGATTACACATCTATTCAGATGGTGATGTTAATATAGATGCAAAAGGTGACTTCAATGTCTCTGCAAGAAATATTACAATGGAAACCACTGCAGATGATGGAGACTTTACTGTTTTTACTAAAAGAGATATAATGTTAGATGCAGATAACAACTTCAAAGCATTTGGAACAAAAGTTGCTATTTCAGCAGCAGATGATTTGGTTACACACTCTAAAGGTTGGAACTTAATCGTGGGTAATCCAGTATATGTTTATGAGAAGAAATCTAAACTTATACCAACTAGCACAAGTGATATTGTAAGCAGTATTCTTGATTCAGTTGATCTAAACGTTATTGGAGGAGGTTTTTATACTGATTAGGTTATGATTTTTTTCTCGATTATATTATCATTCTTTGCTAATCATCTACCAGTGATGTATGTTCAAGTGCCTCAGTGGGCAGATGATTGGGCAGTGTGTGCTGTAGATATACCTGATGCCAAATGTCATTGGTATGTTATGGCACCTGATAACACATTTGGTGAGGGATTCGATTGGGAAGAAGCACCATGGTTTGATGCAACAGGTCTAAATGATGTTGCACCAATGCAAAAAGAAACAGTTGTACAAAAACTACAGAAAAAATAATGGAATCACCAGAAGTATCATCGGGTAAAATCTATATCGGTCCATCTATACCGGCAAAACTCGATCGATCAATTACTACTAAGAATGGAGACAAACCTTATGATGGCACTCTAGCAGTCACAGGACCTGCTTTTATAGGTGGACATTCACCTAGTGCTAAAGCTGTGCTAAATGTCGGGACAGATTTGGGAGATTTCAAACCCGCAATTGATGGTAGAGCATTAGATGTTGAGGGTGATGTCCATATTGTAGGACAGAAAGCAACGAATGCGGTTGTTATTCAAGGTGACTTATTTGTAAGTGGTGATATTGACGGTGGCAATAAAGGAAGACTTGCATCTAGATTTTCAACTGCTGATAGTTTACCATCAAAATCATTTGATATTCAACATCCAACAAAGGGAGAGGGATGGAGATTACGCTACGTTTCGTTAGAAGGACCAGAATCTGCTGTTTACTATCGTGGTAGATTGACAGGATCAAATACGATTGAATTGCCATCCTACTGGAAAGATCTGGTTCATGAAGATAGTATTACGGTATCAATACAATCTATTGGATCTACTCAAAAAATTATCGTTATGGAATTTGACAATGAAAAAATAATTTTATCAGGTAACACTGATTGTTTTTTTCATGTTTATGGTGAAAGAAAGGATGTGAATCCACTATTGACAGAGTATGAAGGTAATTGGAGATATGATTATCCGGATCCAAACTTCAATCAAAATACTGATTTAGACCTTCGTAATTACAAAGATCCTAATTATGAATTCCCTAGAAACACTATTACAAAGTAGATAAATAAAAAGAAAATTCATTATGCATTGTTATACTACTAGTGGAAAAGTCCACACTGATGGAATCATCGAATTACCCGAAAATTGGCAGGGTAATATCAAACCAGAAACAATATCTGTACAATTGACTCCCATAGGGACATTTCAGGAATTATTTGTAAAAGAGATACAGTGGGGGATGAAAGTTATTATAAGAAGCGGTGGAGGTGGTTCATTGAATGCTTATTATACTGTAACTGCAGATCCTATAAAAGTTGAAGAGGCACCGGAACCACTAAAGTTGATTGCATGATATGCATGGCAAAATAATATGCCCTGTATGTGGACATTTATGTAATAGTAGAATTGAATTTGGTTCTCATATAAGGCGTTGTCAAGCAGTGACAGGCGAGAGAAATTTCAAATTCAATCGAAAAAAGAACTCAAAAAAGAAAAAGAAAAGATCACGCTAGATCCCACATATAACTGAAGTATAAATAGGTTGAAGGAGATAGTAGTGTATTTATAGGTATGCCGTTAAGCAGACTCGAAAATTTTCTCAAGAATGTCACAGGTAATGTAATTTACGTTAATCCTGAAGAACTTGATGCAACAGATGATATTAGTAATAGAGGGAATAGTCGAGCGAGACCTTTTAAAACTATTCAACGTGCATTAATTGAGGCAGCGAGATTTTCATATCAAGTAGGAGATAACAACGATAAGTTTGATAAAACAACAGTTTTAGTATCATCGGGTATCCATTATATTGATAACAGACCCGGATTACAAATCAACACTTCAGGTTCACTCACTGATGTAAATGGCACTGCAGCAACAATTGATCAATTATCGATTGGAAGTAATTTTGATATTCAAGATCCTAATAATGTATTATACAAGTTTAACAGTGTCAGTGGTGGTGTCATAGTACCTCGTGGTACTTCATTAGTGGGATCAGATCTTAGAAAGACAAAGATAAAACCGAAGTTTGTTCCACAACCTGATAATGGCAACATTGATTCTGCAGCGATATTCAAAGTAACAGGTGCATGTTTTTTCTATGGATTTAGTTTCTTTGACGCTGATCCAAATGATAGAATTTTTAGAGATTATACAACAAATGTATATGTTCCGAACTATTCTCATCACAAACTAACATGTTTTGAGTACGCTGATGGCGTGAATACTATTGCAGGTAAGGGTAACACCGACCTTGACATGTATTATTATAAGTTGACACTTGCTTATGGTACTAACAGTGGTCGTGCTGTACCAGTATATCCTACAAATACAGATTTTGAGAAGTCAGTCGATGAAACTCGTATTGTAGGTGCTATATCACAGGTAGGAACTATTTCTATCAATGACATATATTCTGGTGCAAATCCAACAGATTCAACAGCAACACCTATTGTTACTGTTATCACAGCAACTAATCATAATTTTGAAGTAGGAACACCAATATTAATAAATGGCGTTGATGATTCAAACTATGATGGAAGTTATATTGTATCTCAGATTCTTAGTGATACTTCTTTTACCTATGCTGTTCCTACAACACCTTCTAGCACAGCAACACCAAACTTATCTGGAAAGAATGCAGTTGTAAAAATTGAAAGTGATACTGTTTCATCTGCATCACCATACATTTTCAACGTTTCTATAAGATCTGTATTCGGTATATGTGGTCTAAACGCTGATGGAAGTAAAGCAACTGGATTCAAGTCCATGGTTGTAGCACAGTTCACTGGTATTGCACTCAATAAAGATGATAATGCTTATGTCAAATATAATACTGCAACAGGTGTATGGCAAGATCAAGCAGCACTCGGATCTTCGGTAAGTTTACACACAGATAGTCTTGCTAAACATAAACCATCTTACGAAAACTATCATGTAAGAGTAAGTAATAATGGTATAATTCAGGCAGTATCAGTATTCGCTATCGGTTATGCTAAACATTTCCATGCCACTACTGGTGGTGATATGTCAATCACCAACTCTAACTCTAACTTTGGTGCTAAGTCATTAGAAGCAGATAAGTTTAGATTTGAAGCATTTCTTAAAGATGATAAGGGATTTATAAGAGAGATCAATCCTCCACAACATAACTTTGCAAAAGAGACCTCAGTAGGATTCTTACCATTAGATGTAGACGCAACCGTAGGTGTATCAACAGATATCAAGGTTTACCTCGATGGGTTCAAAAATAAAGATAATAAACCAAATGTAGAACTAAATGGATTTAAAGTTGGTGCAAAGGTTGGAGATCAACTCAACGTAAGTATTGGTAATACCGTATTTGGAGCAGAGATTGTTATGCCTGTTCCTCAGACTGACCCCGATGAAAGAGTGTCAGGTCAGAAAGAAATATTTGTTGGTAGAGTTTCAGGTATCAATAGTATAACTGGAAATACATTTACATTACAATCGGATCATAAATTTATAACTGGTGAGACCGTTAGAGTTTACTCTGAAAATGGATCACTACCAGATGGATTAGAATATAATAGAGTTTATCATGCTATTACAGCATCACTCAATACAGATCAAATTCAATTGGCATCATCTTTGAATAATGCCGTTGCTGGTAATGAGATCACAGGCATCAATAATTCAGGTGGTATACTTCGTATAGTATCAAAAGTATCAGATAAAGAAGCAGGAGATGTGGGACATCCCATACAATTTGATTCTTCAGGATGGCATGTAAATGTTGGTGTGGGTAATACTTTATCCAGTGCTATAACAGCAAACCAGAGTGCTATTACACCAAAGACTAGAACCTCGTTCATAAAGAGAACGCTGGATAGGCGTGAAGAATCAGAGAAGAATTATGGATTGAAGTATGTCATATCCCAAGATTCTAATCTTGCAGCACCACCGATAGCAGGTTTTAGTATTGCAGAAACATCTACAGTTCCTGATGACACCAATTACCAGAATGATAACAATGTTCTTACATCATCTTCAAATCTAAGACAACAAAATCATATTATCAATGCGTCTTGGGGTGGTAATGTAGGTATTATAACTGCAGAACAACCTCATGGTTTGAAGGTGGGTCATATTGTACAGGTTTATAGAGTTAGAAGTTCATCTAATACGTCTGGAACTGATGATAGTGGATTCAATGGTATATTTGAAGTATCTGCAATCCCAAATGATACAACATTTAGAGTAGGGTTGAATACAAACCCCGGTGGAATCACAACAATCAGTACAGGAACACCTTATACATTTCATGATAGGACTATAGTTGGTTCAGGTAGAACTTTCAGTCCTTATTTTGTAAAACGTGATTTTAATGCTAGTTACCAGATACATTCCATAGATGAGATTCAAGAATACAAGCAGGGTGTACAAGATGGTGAATATGATCTAACATTACGTGGATATATCTCACAACCAGAAGTTTCTCCATTTTCTACAACCACTAACTACTTTGGACAGGATATTTCTGATATTGTACAATTAGAAGATGTCGATAACAGAAACTATGATCCAAAAGCAGCAGTAAGTTATGCTGTGCGAGATGAGATTGGTAAAGTAGAAACTAATGATCCTGAAAGAAGTATTACCAAAGAAAATCTAAATTCATTCCTGAGAGACACAGGTGTTGTAAAGAGTATTGATACTACAGCAACCAGTTCGGGAACTCTTACTATAAACACTGTAGTCGATCATGGATTCAACGGTATTGTAGGAATACAAAGTATTACAGGTGGTACTCAATATGGTACTAACAGTGGTAATGCTGAATTCTACTTCAATGTAAGACTTGAAGGTGGTACAGGTGAGGGTGCAACTGCTGATGTGACTGTATCTGCTGCAAGCGTAATAAGTGGTGTTGAAATATCTAATCCCGGTTCAGGTTATAAAGTAAATGATACTCTTACTGTAAAGGGAGTTCCCTTCCATACTCCCGGAACAGATTGCACTGTCGGAGTTTCAGCGATAGACAATAAAGTCGGTGATGTAGTTGAGATAGTGGGTGTATCGAGTGAATCATACGACGGATTATACAGAATCAAGGAAGTTACAGATAAAAATACTTTCACAGTCAACGGAACTGCTGATAGTTCAGGAACTGGAGGACACGTTTATCACGTTGGTATCTCTACGAATGTTGTTAATATAAACCATGATGCGATGAGTGGTATCGCCACAGTATTTTTGAGTGGAGATCTTGGACTTAGGAGAGGTGATCAAATCGTTATTGCTGGTGCCACTGACTTTGCATCAATCTATAATGGAACTCACTTTATTACAGATAGAGTAGGTTATGGTACTTCTTTATCAGTCAATATTGGTATAACTTCAAACGCACCTGCTTTCACTGGTGTAGCGACAGCCCACGGGACAGGTATTTCAATAAGAGGTCATGGAAGAGGTATACCATTATACGGTGGTCATACTACCAAAATCAATAATGATCTTACTTCTACATCCACAGGTGTGACTCTTGCTAATAAGGGTAACTTGAGAAGAGGAGACTTCTTGATCATAGAGGATGAAATCGTGATGGTTTCAAACACTGCGGTCACAACTGTAATTAGAGGTGTGCTTGGCACAAATGCAGTAGCACATGAAAAGGAAGTATCGGTAAGAAAGATCAAACCAATACCCACAGAAAATAGAAGATATTCTATATTGAGAGCATCAGGACATACATTTGAGTATGTTGGATTCGGACCCGGAAATTACTCTACTGCAATGCCACAGGTACAAGATAGAGTAAGATCTGAAGAAGAGGAGTTGATCGCTCAATCATTACAAACAAGAGGTGGTTTCGTAGTCTACACTGGTATGAATGATGCCGGTGACTTCTATATCGGTAATATTAAGATTGAAGCAGGGTCAAATTCACTGAAAGTTCTTAATGGTGCAAGAGCAAGCAATAACGAAGTAGGACTCCCTGCAGATGCAACATTCGATAACTTAGTTGCAGATGTTTCTTTCCAATCTAATGGAGATACAGAAGTCATTGATCTTCTTCTTAAAGGTAATCGTTCTGGAGATATTGGACAGAGTGTTTATGTTGGTATACAGGCAGGTAGTACCACTCCAACAAGTAATATTGATAATATTCTATTCAAGACATCATTTGATTCTGGTGGATATGTTGGATGGATAAAGACTGGTTCCAGTTGGAAACGTTTCGGACCGATTTCAAAATCAGGAGAGACACAATCGTATGAATTTGACAATCTTACAGTCACAGGTGTTTCAACGTACTCAGGTGATGTAAACACAAATAAAATAAATGCAAGTGACACAGTTACCGCTACTGATTTCGTCGGTAATGGAACTATACCTATCGGTGGTATTATAATGTGGTCAGGTGCTGATAACGCTGTACCATCAAACTGGGCTCTCTGTAATGGAAGTAATGGTACACCTAACTTAGTTGACAGATTTATTGTTGGTCGTGGATCTGCATATGCACAAGGTGCAACAGGTGGATCTGCCAATGCTACATTAGTAGAGCACAGTCATACAATAAACAATCACACTCACTCTGTTTCTGGCACAACAAGTAATAAATCTCTAACTGGTAGTGTTGAGAGAATTGCTGAGACAATGGGTGCCTTTGGTACTACATCTGGTGTGTTTTCAAATACATCTAATATTAATACTCCTACCACTCCAAGTGCAACTGACTCTAGCCCTGCTGGTGGTTTTAGTATGGATGCTTCACACGATCACACTTTCTCTGCTACTTCTGGTAATCCAAGTGATACTGGAACTAATGCTCAAGGTTCATCAGCAACTAATGCTAATTTACCTCCATATTATGCAATCGCTTATATCATGCGAATTAGTTGATAAATACACATACGGAGAATACTGCATAAATGGCATCAGTAAATAAGAAGTTTGGTATCGAGAAGGGTCTGGAGGTAGGAACAGACGCTTTAGTTGTAGATGCTGATAATAATCGAACTGGTATTGGAAAAACCGATGCAAAATATGGTCTTGATGTAGCAACAACTGCAAACTTTGATGGCGTAGTTGCTGCCGGACAGGTTGGTGTTGGTAGTACACAACCGGCATATGATGTAGATATCAGAACAGACATGCGTCTGACTGGTAGATTTAGAGATGTTAATTCAAGTTCTGGCACGTCTCAGCAAGGACTTATATCAGTTGGAACAGGTGTGTCTTGGTCTGATCTATCTGATATTGAAACAAATGCTGCTGATAAAGTAAATTCAGTACAATATAAGAAAGCAAATGAAAAGTTTGGTGGTGCAGATAATTTCGTATTTGACCCTACAAACTCCCGTGTTGGTATCGGAAGCACTCAACCTGAATATTTACTTCAGGTTCAGAGACAAGGACAGAACGGTTATGTTCAGATAGGTGGAACATTCTTAGATTCTAACGGACAAACCGCAGGAATCGGATCAGTTCTCGGTGCTGCTGATGGAGATTTAGCATGGGTAGGTGCCGGTGCTAGTACACTGAATGTTATATTCGTATCCGAAGATGGATTAGATACTAATGATGGAAGAAGACCAAGCACAGCAAAAAGAACAGTCAAGGCAGCAGCATCAATAGCAGTAAATGGAGACGTTATAAGAGTAGCAGGCGGTGTATATCAAGAAAACAATCCTATATCATTACCACAAAATGTTTCAGTGGATGGTGATGATCTTAGAAATACAAAAATTATACCTACAAACACTGGACAAGATCTATTTCATGTTGATAATGGATGTTTAATTCAGAACTGTTCATTTATTGGAGCAGCAAATACAGGTGCTATGGTAGCATACCACCCACCAAGAGAAGTTCTCAATGTATTTGACTCAGCAGTTTCAGGTGCGGTGCACGTCCAATCTTTCGAGGCGTCAACTCTTAATGTTACTGGATTCGATTATAGTAGTAAGAGTGGTGTTGCTACAGTAACAGTTGGTGCAGATCATGGACTGACTGCTGGCGTTACACAGATTGGATTCAGGACAGAATCGATAGGTTTGAAATGCTCAACTGATAACTTCAACAAAGCAAAATTTTATCCTCGTGTTGGTAAAGACCCCTATGTTGGAACTTTTATTAGTATAGCATCAACAACTGCTACAACATTCACAACAAATATTGGAGTAGCAGGAATAGGATCCGAGTATGTTGGTTTTATTACACAGTCTCCATACGTAAGAAACTGCACAAACTTCGTACCAGATTCTATTGGTATGACGATCAATGGAGATCGTGCTAGAGGACTCAAGTCTATGGTTGTTGACTCATACACTCAATATAATGAGAATGGTATAGGTGTTTCTATAACAAATAATGGTTATGGTCAGTTAGTTTCTATCTTCACAATATGCACAGACATTGGAGTATACTGTGGAGCAGGTGGGCAGTGTGACCTCACCAACTCAAATAGTTCTTTCGGTAATAAAGGTTTAGTAGCACAGGGTATTGGAACTGTAGGATATAATGCTACGCTCGCTTCAAATGCAGTGGCAGAGGACAATACTTTCGTATTGTCAGGACTAGGGACATTCAGACCATATTCAGGACAGGTTCTATATGTTGGAGAGTTATTCCAAGATGTAGACACAGTTACAGTAACCAATGCGGGATCTGGTTATACGAGTGCACAACCTCCCGTTGTTACAATATCAAATCCTTCAGGACCCGGTGGAATCGCTGCAGACGGCGTAGCAGTGATTTCTGGATTTGGTTCTGTGACTGGAGTGAATCTAATTGCAAATGGTAGGCAGTATCGAGAGAGTGATTCTGTCACTGTAACGATTGCACCTCCAACTTCAGGTGTTACTGCAACAGCGAGTGCTACGTTGGCACCTGCTTATTACACTATAAATAGTGCAACGACCCCTTCTGCAGGTATTTCCACTGTAACAGTGGATCAGACAATTCCTGCAGCGATAGGTATTGGATCAACAGTTCCAATTGCTAGACAATCACTTATACTAGCATCATCACACTCTTTCGAGTATATCGGAACAGGAGTTACTATTGCTCAAGCAAGACCGTCTCAAGGCGGAGTAACAATTCCTGAAAATCAAGTTATATCGATTGAAGGTGGTAAAGTCGTTCATACATCAACTGATGAGAGAGGAAACTTCCTAATCGGTGATGACTTTACTATAAATCAACAAACCGGGACGATCACCGGTGATTCTTTCAATAAGAGTATTCAAGCAACCCTAACACCACTTATCATAGCACTCGGAGGACAATAAAAAAATGGCAGCGATTCCATTAAATAAATTTCGTACGATCACTCATACTCTTACTACATCATCGGTTGGTATATACACATGCCCTCCGGGTGTAGCATCATTGATTGTATTTGCTAATGTGGCAAATGTAGGCTCTGGAACTTCAACAGTATCATTCAGTGCTTTTCATAGTAGAGGTGCAGTTGATACGCCGATCATTGAGAAAGGTCAAATTCCTAATCAAGACTCAATGAATTTTATCGAAGGTAGATTAGTTCTTGAGACTGCAGATATTCTCAAAGTCAAGAGTGAGGATAGAGATGGCACACAAAAAATCATCATAAGTATATTAGAGAACGCTAAGTAATGGCAAAACTACTCTCTGGAAAGGTTGGTGTAACGACTTTTGCCGGTTTATCTACATCCCGAAATCAAATAGTTGGAGGACAACCAACATTCATTGGTTTGAATGAGGTTGAACCCAACTTAGGTTTATCTCCACAGAACGATTACGTTTTATTTGGAGATGTAAATGGAGCACGTCGTTGGGGAGAGCTCATACCTGCCGGTTCAGTAAATGGTATAACAGTAAGAGACGAAGGGATAGCACCTGTTGGGTTAGCAGGTTCAATAACAATATTAGACATAGTTGGCGATGGTGTAGTTGCTATACAAACACATATTTCTCAGAATGGAGTTCAGGTAGGATTAGCAACAATATCAATACGAGCAAATACTTTAGACGGTGAAAACGGATCAGGTTTTACACAAGTTTCAGGTATCTCTACAATAAGAGTTGGTACCGGTCTTACTATATTTGCACCGAGTGGTACTACTGGCATTGCTTCGATTGGCACACTCACTGCTTTCGGTGTTGATGTTTATGATGACAGTGGTTTCATTAGAGTCAGCACTGCTGCTCAACTTCAAGCAGGGATAGGTCTTTCTGTAACTGAACCACAAACAAATAGAGCAAAGTTTGATTTTACTGGTAATATACCACAATTAAATGTTAGTGGAATTTCAACATTAAATCAAACACAATTATTAGATGCAAATGTAACAGGTATTGTTACTGCAACTGCTTTTGAAGGTAATCTTACAGGAAATGTAACCGGAAATGTCACCGGAGATCTTACAGGTAATGTAACTGGTAATGTCACAGGAAACTTGACAGGTGATGTGTACGCAGGACTGGTAACAGCAACGAGAGGATTTACTGGTAATATTAATTCATCAGGTGTGAGTACTATATCTCAGTTACTTGTTTCTACTATAAACAATACTGCTTTTACGACTTCTTTCGGATACATAGCGAATGGTAACTCATTCATGGGTAACCTGAATTCCGGTGGTATATCAACAGCAAGATATTTACAGAATGAGCATATAAACTCTACAGGTATTATAACAGCAACCTCATTTGTTGGTCCTGTTACAGGTGATATATCCGGAAATGTTACCGGCAATACAAACGGAACTCACACAGGTGCTGTTAATGGTAATGTAACTGGTAATCTAAATGGCAATGTCACAGGTAATGTAACTGGAGATTTGACAGGTGATTTCTTAGCAGGACTGTCAACTGTCACAAATGAATTGCATATCAAGAGTGATGATGGAACTCCGGGTCGTATCAATTACTATTGTGAGTCAAGTAATGCTCACTATTCTCAAGTAAAGGCAGCACCTCATTCAGAATATTCAGGAAATATTACCGCTATCCTGCCAACAAAATCAGGAGACTTTATCGTAGGTGACACTGAGGGTGCTATATCACAGAATATCATCACGAGTGGTATTATAACTGCTTCACAATTTAGTGGTAGTGGTCTAAACATGACAGACGTATCTGCAGCAAGTGTTTTAGTTACTGCTACAAACACGACAAATGCCACTCACTACATGGTATTCTCTGATTCAGTATCTGGTCAAGAGACTATGAGAACTGACAACGCACTTACATATAATCCTAGCACAAATCAATTATCTGTTAATGGACCTATCAACGTAAGTGATATTACTTGTCATAATATAACACCTGAATTAAATAACAACTATAATTTAGGCACACCCTCTCAAAGATTTGCTAATATCTACTCTGCTGACCTTCAGTTGAGTAATGTAAGTGCAAATCCTAATAGTGTTGATGGAACTAAAGGAGATTGGACATTACAGGAAGGAGAAAATGATATTTTCATGATAAACAATATTACAGGAAAGAAATTCAAGATAAACCTCACAGAAGTCTAAATATTAGGGTAGTATACTAACACAAATCACTTATGTCTAGAGCAAGAGAACTTGCGAAGGCGGGTGGAGTACAACAACGTATTGCTGGTTTCAGTAGTCACGTTGGAATGTCTACATTCTTGGCTGCGGTTCACATGGAGGATAACCTCACTGTGGATGGTGACATAGGAGTAGGCGGTAACCTTACAGTTACTGGTACCACAACCTTCAATGGTGGAACACTTAATCTTGGTAATGCTGCTACTGATAACGTAGTATTTGGTGGAGAGGTTGATAGTAATATCATACCCGATGATGACAATACATTCGACTTGGGATCTTCAAGTCAAGAATGGAAAGATTTATTCATAGACGGAACCGCACATATTGACACACTAGATGTTGATGAAAATGCAGGTATCATCGGTAACTTAACACTGACTGGCAACGCTGATTTCAACGGAGATTTAGATGTTGATGGTACAACAAACTTAGATACAACGAATGTCGTTGGTACACTAACTGTTACTGGTTCTATACTACCGGATGCAAATGGTACTCGTGATTTAGGAGCATCAGGTACAAGATGGGCAAACGTCTACAGTTCTGACTTAGACTTATCAAACCAAGCAAAGGGTGCAAACTCGGTCGATGGCACTTGGGGATCTTATCTTATTGAAGAGGGAGAAGATCATCTATTCCTAACTAATAGAAGAAGCGGTAAAAAGTATCGTTTTGTTCTTGAAGAAGTATAAATACCAACAGGAGATAAACAAAAATGGCTTTATACGGTGACGGTTCTAACGTCAACAAAACGACGAGTGCTACGGCAGGTACCTATGGTAATTCAAGTGCGGTGCCTACAATTACGGTGGATGCGAATCAGAGAATTAGTGCTATAAATGAAACATCAATTACACTTGATGCTTCTATAAACGCTAATGCTTCTGTCGGTGCGGTAGGTACATACGCTTTCCTACAACAGGCAACCACTAACGACGCAGTGAACCCCGGTGCAACTGCTGCAGGGTCAACTCTTCGTTATTCTGATGCAACAGGTAGAATGGCCGGTACCCCTTCAGGACCAAATGGTAACTGGAGATGTATGGGTTATGACTCAGGAGCAGCGTTAGCAAATACATCTAACACTGGTTCTGCTTCTGCTTCTGCTACGGGTAACATATCCGGTTCACTACAGGGTGGAGAAGTTCAGGGTGATGCTTCGTTACAAGGTGGTAACGTTCAGGGCAACACATCACTAAGTGGTGGTAACGTTCAGGGTAATACTAACGCAAACGGTACTTTACAAATTGGTCCTACTTCTCAAACCTCAACTAAAGGTTCGTTATCTGTACCTACAGACCACTTAGGAGTTGGCGGTAACGTCAGTATCAGTGGTAACGTGGGTACGGATCACCTAGGCGTTGCTGGTAACGTTGGAACTTCGGGATTAGATGTTGCAGGTAACGTAACTGGAACAGCGTCTATCAACGTTTCAGTGAACTCTGTTTCTACAAACGTAACCGTTGCATACAGTTCAACATTATGGTTACGTTATTCATAAGGAGGTTTTATGCATTTTACAATCACAGAAGCTAGAAACCCTCAGTGGGTAGACAGCAATCATAATAAAATTGACCTAGAGGTCAACTTTGCCGAGTTAGAGGAAGAGTGGTTACCATACACTGCAGCACCTGATGATGTGTGTGAACACTCAAGAACTCTATATTCAAAAGCAGTGGCAGGGGATTACGGTACAGTAAGTGACGAGTACGTAATCACAGAAGATGATTTATGGACACCTGTCACAGAGATTCAAACATCCGTTTCAAAAGAAGCGTTGGTTCAGATTCTTCTTGAAAAGGGAGTATTATCTGATGAAGATGTTGACGAGATTCTTGTAGATTCAGAGGTTGCAATTGGTTTCACAAGACCTACTAAAGATGGTTCTAACCCAGTATATCACAGTCCTTTGAGTGGCACTGGAGGTTAGTAATTCAGACTGCTGAACAAAGCGATAAGTGGCAACACTCTTTTCAGAGGTATTTGGGATTTACTCCCGATACCTCTTTTTCGTTTGGAATTTTGCCGGGTGTGTGTCGTGAAGCAATGGGTAGGAGAGACTGGATATATACCAACCCACAATTATTTCGCAGCAGCAAGATATACTCATGGAGTGACTTTCATCATAAGAGGTTATGTAAAGAAGGACGTTCTATTATATCATACTATGGTTCTGCACCATGGTTGTGGGACTTAGATCCAGCAGCAGGTGAAACTGGCGGATCATTGTTTTTTCTACCACGAGACGATTGTGGTACTATAAGAGACGCTGATATTAACATAGTACAAGATGCGATAGATTCAGCACCAGAACCAATTACTTTCCTGCTGCCATGGCGTTTATGTGACCAGTGGAAAAGTTGGGAACAACTGGAAATCCCCAGTCATGCAGATTTTGTACAAATGTCAGATCGTAGTACAAGACAACTTATACTAACAAAACTATTCCAACAGCATGAGTATGTGTATCTGCCGTGGGTGGGCACAGATTTATACTACGCCGAATTCCTTGATAAGAAAGTTGTGATTTATGATAGTATAAAGAACTATAGAAAGAGAACAATAGAGGAGCAGGAAGAAGTGGGCACGAAAAGTTGGATCACCCGTAATTTAGTATGGGGTTATGACTTTCTAAATGACATACAAAAGGAGTTTTTACATCATACAGAGAAATGGTACGATATGAGTGAAGACGATAGAAAATTCCTAACATCAAAGATGCTAGGATTAGATGTTTTGAAGTCTCCTCGTGAATTATATGATGATCTAATTCGTGTCGGATATCTTCACAAAGAAAAGTTTACAAGTAATGAGAAATATGAGGCAAATTATGAGTGGTTGAAGGAAAAATGTGTAGATTTCACACCAAGTGACCATATTCAGCAATTATACGCAAAATTGTAACATTTGATACCAAACTGCTCCCTCCAGAATCGCCTGTAAGGTGCCTGTTTTTATCTTTAGGTATGATAGTAACCCCCCTATGTTACGTTCCAATCGATCTTCGTGCGAATTTTTTCGTTATATTTCCATATCTCTTTGAACATCTTACTATTCAGTCCTACTTCGTCAAACTGAGCAATCAAAGCATTGAGGTCTTTCGGGAAACATGTTCCTCCAAATCCTCTATCATTATCTACACCCGGAACTTGAGTATGTGAATCTCCTATTCGTGGGTCTGCAACCACACCTCGTCTTACATGTTCATAATCCATTTTATGTTTTTCACAAAAATCATACATTTTATTAAAGTATGCAACCTTGTATGCTAAAAAGACATTAGAAAAATATTTTACTGTTTCACTTTCATTACTTGTCATATAATGTACATCAGTATTACTAAAATAATAATTATAGAATGTTCCTAACTTACTACTATAATGTTGTCTTGCTCCTATGATAGTTCGTGGTGCATCACGAAAATCTTTTACAGCATTTCTTGCTGTTAGAAACTCAGGATTATGACATACAGTATGACCTAACTCAGCATATTTCTCAGTTGTTCCAACTGGAACTGTAGACTTGATAACATACAAAGGGTCATCATAAGCATCATTATCCAACGCTTCAAGTGATTGATATGGGTCTAACTTAGAAAAGAATTCGTCTAAGTATGTCAAGTCACACGTTCCGTCCATTTTCATTGGAGTGGGCAAGCAGACAAAAACAATACTTTGCTTCGTTGTTTCTTCAAATGTATTCAATGATCTCAATGGGTCTATATCATATACCTTTGTTTCTACTTCGTCTCTTACATTCTGATATATTGCATTTCCTACAAATCCATTACCTACGATACCAACAGTTAATCTATCTGAATACATATTCTATTTGTAAAGTACATTATATTATATCACAATGATTCTTCTTTGTCAAGGAAGAAATCAGAATCATTTATTGCTCTATCGTCCACATATATTTTTGCTCTAGGTTTTCCAAAGAATAACCTAGTGTATTTTAGACCCCACTCTTTGAGTTGCTTTTCGGTTCGTGACCTGACATGATAGTCTGCTTCTCTTTGTTGAGCAAGTATATCATGAGGGTATCGAGTACTACTATGAATGAACCCTCTTGCTGTCATAAGGTATATTGTAGCACCTTCGTCAAAAAGTTTATTCACCTTCTCTATCCTGCTTGGTATGGGTATTGCTTCAAATGGAGTTCCATCATGAGGTTCAGTCAGAGTTCCATCTATATCAATACAATATACATTATCTCTAACACTCACATCTATATTATTCTGAACGATCTTAGGAAGAGTTGGTAAACTGACACCTGTTTGTTGCATCAGCATGTACATTGCATACAACGATCTACATTCAAATTCGTGATAATATGTTGATTCTATTCTTACTGTTGGTATTATATCGTGATAATCAGGAGCAAATAGTATTACGTTATCAAGATTTACTAACTGTCGGGTAAGTGGACTCTCAACTCTACATGTGATAGCAATAATCAAATCAGCACCACCTCGTGCATAATCTAACCATTTTGATTTCCAGTCTCCGTCTCCACCTAAAGCAGTCAGATTGACTGAATCAGGAGCAAAACAAAACTTTCCTGTATGACGATACATGTCACTTGCCATGTGTTGAGCAATGGCAAGATTTCCTCCTGTACCAATAAGAGCAATACTTCGTGCTTTTTTGAATTTAGATAATATTTTACTCTCAATGAGAAGATTCATCATAGTTTAGACTCTACCTCCTGTATGTGGTGTGGACGATCAACTGATCTTATTTTACCACAATTTAGGTCGTATGGTACAACATTATATTTGCCACAGAACCCAATAGTATCTAGACCTTTCCAATATTTGACAATACCCATATCACAATTAGGAAAGTCACGAATTACATTTATTTTATACAGATAAAAACCTAACTGAACAATAATATTATCGCACACTATTTCACATTTTCTCATCATATTCGTTATTACACCATTATTGCATATCATTTTTACTACATCTTCGTCTTGTATATCGCTTTGTTCTAACTGTCTCATTGGTTGCACCATATCACACTGATGCCTGACACCAAACTTTATTACCTGATCTAACCAGTCAGGTTGAGTTAGCGGTTCGTCTCCCTGCAAATTAAGAATGTAATCACTTTCCACATTTTGAGATACCTCTGCAACTCTATGAGTGCAAGTGTAGTGTTTTCCTGTAAGTCTGGATTCATAACCCTCCTTTTTGCAAAGATCGACAATTTCGTGATCTTCGGTAGCAACAATAACATTGTCAATATATTTAGACTTTCGTGCAATGTCGGCAACCCTGAGAACCATTGCTCTATCGTGTATGAGAGCAAGTGGTTTTCGTGGAAACCTAGATGACGACAGTCTAGCAGGGATTACACATGTAATCTTCTGACCTAGATACATAATTTTTCTCTTGTATAGATATGATAACAGTGGTTGCAAAATATTGCAACGTGGAATATTATATAGAATTACAGTTTATCTATGAGAAGAATCAATTTAGGAGACATTGTAACGTCAGGAAACGATACTGGCGAGGTCTGTTTTGTTTCTACTCATTATTTTTGTATGTGTGTTAGAATGGGGGAGATCGCATTGAATGATGTAAAAATAGTTGTATCCAGAACAATAGACAACTTTGAGATTATACGCAAGGTGGAGAGTGACAGTTTAGAAAGTGTCACAAAAGAAATTGAAAAGAAATACATGTACAATAGAGTTAGATCAAATCAAAAATGGAGAGTTCCTTATGTTATCTGAGAACGAGTACAATCTCATTTGTTATTGTTTAGAACATCAACTATATGAGTTCACACCTGAAGAGAGAAATGATGCTAATAATATAGTAGTCAAATTATCAGAGCATGTGACACTTGACAAACTGGCACATAGGCACGAGCGTAGAGATTTAGACACACTATAATGATAGTATAACAACAAAGATTATGACAGTATCAATCGAAATCAAAGGTAATCTTGCTAAACTTCTAGCAACTGAAGACCTTATCATAGAGCATAAACCAGTCGAGACAGCATCATTTGATGTTGACAGAAGAGTACTTACTCTACCTGTATGGGATAGAGCAAGTGAGACTGTTTACGATATGCTAGTGGCACATGAGGTGGGTCATGCCCTATACACACCTAATAGAGAGTGGTTCTTAGAACCAGAGTGGAAAACAATACCAAAGGATTATGTCAATGTGGTTGAAGATGCTCGCATTGAAAGACTTATCAAGCAAAGATACAGAGGTCTCAACAGAGATTTCAAAAATGGATACAATGAATTACATAATGATGATCTATTTGAATTATCAGATCAGAATGTAAATCATTTGAAACCTATTGACAAAATCAATCTATACTTCAAGATCGGTGGTTACATTGACATTGAGTTCAATGACACTGAGAATGAGTTTGTGACCAGAATATCTAAATGTCAAACATTTGACGAGGTACTTGTTATATCTAAAGAGATACATGAGTACACTAAAGAAATGCAAGAGCAAATGCAGAAGCAAGCAAATGCCGAGCAAAAAGAGTCCGAAGCACAAGATAATGGCAAAGTCGAGTCCAGACCTGACATGTCAAAATCTAATGATGATACTCAAGCACAAAAAGATGAGCAAAAAACTGATACTCAAGGAGAACCAGAAGAAGAACCAGTACAAAGTAGATCAGACAAATCATTTCCTGATGAAGTAGATGATACTGAACAGGAACAGAAACAGGAAGAGATACAGAATTCTGGGGATACTCAAGGTGGAGAGTTCGGAGACATCAATACTGCTACAACTCAGAGATCACTTGATGAGAGTATTGAAGACTTGACCAACACATATAAAGATCAAGTGCCTACACAATATGTTACTATCCCGAACATGGTTTTGGATAAAGTTGTTGTTGATTTCAATACTATCAAGACATATCTTGATGAACATTTTGTCAAGGAAAATACTACTGACTCATCAAATCAATTCTTGATCGAGCATACAAGAAGATTCAATGATTTCAAGAAGTCCAGTAACAAAGAAGTCAACTATCTTGTCAAAGAGTTTGAAATGAAAAAATCAGCAGACTCATATTCTAGACAGGCAACAGCAAAGACTGGTATGCTTGACACATCTAAATTGCACACATATATGTACAATGAAGATATATTCAGAAAGGTAACAACAATACCTGACGGAAAGAATCATGGTCTTATATTTGTTCTGGACTGGTCAGGTTCAATGAACAGTATACTTGAAGATACTCTCAAGCAATTATTTCAATTAGTCTGGTTCTGTAAAAAGACTCAAATCCCTTACGAGGTCTACGCTTTTACAAATGATTCATGGCAATTAGGTAAGAGTGATGATAATGCTGACCAACCACATTCATCATACAGAAGTGCATCACAGGAAATTCTGGTTGATAAGTGGAAAGAGGGAGACATCAATATTGATGGGTATTTCCGTATGGTAAACATATTATCATCTAAGGCAAGAACCAAAGATATTGAAAAGCAAATGCTAAACTTGTGGTTGACAAACTGTAGTTTCAAGTATCACTACAATCATCATTTCCCACACCCTGCTAAGTTTCATCTATCAGGCACACCATTGAATGAAGCAATCATTTGTACTAAACAATTAGTCAAGCAAATGATGAAGAAAATCCAGAAGGTACACGTTGTTATCCTGACTGATGGAGAAGCACATCAACCTAGTTACAATGTTGACAGATCAAAATTACATGATGGTTATGGTCTAGATCATAAGGGTACAAGATCAATCAATTCAACTTGTATGTTGAGAAATCGTAAGTCAGGAAAGACTTACGGATTGACCTATAGTAATTGTTCATTGAAACTCATTGAGTGCATCAAGGACGATCTACCTAATGTCTCATTCATTGCTTTCAGAGTGGTTGAGAGGGGTGGTATGAGATATGTCTGGACTCAGTATGGTATGGAGACATATCCTGATTACGAGGTCATGAAAGAGCAAATCAAGAAAGGCAATCTTTCACTCACATTGAACTCATACGATAAATTCTTTATGATACCACAGCATCATCTAAGTGTGGACTCAGATCAACTAGAACAAGTTGAAGAGGGTGCATCTAAGGGAGAAGTCTCAAAGGCATTTCGTAAGATGTTCAAAAACAAAAAGACTAACAAGTTTATGCTCTCAGAGTTTGCGAAAGCAATCGCATAAACCAATCATCAAAGTGGCACATTGCTTATTGCATTGCCACTTTGCCCCAATTACAATAAACACATAAGCAATCAATCATTATGCCAAGAACAATCAACTTTGAACCACACTTTGATGCAATCACTTCTAAGTATGGTCAGGAACTAGATGCTGATATGGTCAAGGAGTATGTTGCAAACAATCCTGACGTATCCTATCAGACTGTCACTAAGTACCTAAACAAATGGAAAATATCTAGAGGTAAGTGGAATATCAAGACACCACAACAAGAGACTCAGATACCAACTGCTACATTCCAAGTACAGCAACCACAATCAACTAAACTCACAAAGACTGAGAAAGTTGAACAGAATCTTATCCCTGCAAAGGATAACACATTCATTCCTTTTGGCAACTTCCCTGCACTCAAGAAAGTAATCGCATCTAGGGAGTTCTATCCTACATTCATCACTGGTATGAGTGGCAATGGTAAGACATTCGGTGTTGAGCAAGCATGCTCTCAGTTGAACAGAGAACTTATCAGAGTCAACATTACAGTCGAGACTGACGAGGACGATTTGATCGGTGGTTTCAGACTTGTCAATGGTCAAACAGTATGGCACAATGGTGCTGTTGTTGAAGCGTTAGAGCGTGGTGCAATCTTATTACTTGATGAGATCGATCTAGCATCAAACAAGATACTATGCTTACAACCCATACTAGAGGGCAAAGGTCTGTTTCTCAAGAAGATTGGCGAGTACATCAAACCTGCTAAAGGATTCAATGTCATTGCTACTGCTAACACAAAGGGTAAGGGTTCTGATGATGGTCGTTTCATAGGTACTAACATACTCAATGAAGCGTTCCTTGAGAGATTCCCTATCACATTCGAGCAAGAGTATCCTACAGTCGTGACTGAGAAAAAGATACTTACAAGATTATGTGAAGAGATCGGCATACCACTTACAGGAGATCACAAAGGATTCATTGACTACCTATGTGACTGGAGTGATATTGTAAGACGTACATTCAAAGACGGTGGTGTTGATGAAATCATATCCACTCGTAGACTCGTTCACATCATGAGAGCATATCAAATCTTCGGCGATAAAGTCAAAGCAATGCAAATGTGTCTCAACAGATTTGATGACGAGACTAAAGAGTCATTCATGCAACTCTATACTAAACTAGACGAGCATATCAAGTCAGAAGAGAATGTTACCGAGTCGTAACATTCCCTTGACAGGGTAAACCAAACCTGTCATAATGAGTATGTCAGTCAAGGTTTTGATTGATGACTGTTGACTGACAAACTCTTTCGAGTCCTGTCGTATGACCTAAAACTAGGCATTGAAAACTTACAACATTATGATTATGCAAATCACAGGTTCTTCCGCTATCGCAAACGTAAACTTCAAAGACGCTAGTCTTGTTGGTATCACATTCACATCACAAGATACTGAATATGATTTCCTTGCGAAGGATTCAAACCTTGTTCGTAATGAACTAAGTAATGCTATCTCTAAGGGAGACAGCGTTGGTAAGTTGATCGCTTCATACAGAAGAGAAGGTCAACTAACAGAAGTGTAATCTAGAATTACACAAAGACAATTGAATATTTTGATACTAGCATAATCTCGCAAAGCAAACCCACTCACAAGGTGGGTTTTCTTATGCCAATTTATATACTGGTACGAACTGGTTGTTATAGCATAACAATTATACTATAATGAGTATATCAATCAAACATACAATGATTACAGCAAAAGACATTTTACAATTCAAGACACACAAAGTTTCTCTACAAGAAAGTAAGAGTTGTATCTACAATGGTAGTCCGTTTCAAATCTACAAACAAATGAGTAGTAAGAAGAAAGGGGCAAGGTTCGAGGGTATTGTACAAGAGTATTGCACAAACTTAGGATACAAAGTTACAAAACCAGATAACTCAGATCATGATAGAAAGATCAACAATATCAAGGTTGAGATCAAGGGTTCAATGTTATGGTCTAATCCACAGTTTTTCCGTTGGCAACAATTACGACCGCATCAAGATTATGATGTTGTTATATTCCTTGCAATATTCCCACAACAAATAGAATTCTATGGGTGTACAAAACAAGATATAAAAGATCATCTTGAAATACAGGACGAGAAGGGCAACTGGATACACAACCAACATGGAGGACTCAAGGTCAACTCAGGCACATTCTTTTTGGATAGTGACGGTCTAACCATACCCACATGGTTCAAATCAATCAAAGAGGTATTACAATGAAACTCAACACAATTACAAACTCAGACTGTTTGAAGTATCTAAAGAAACTACCAGACAACTCAGTTGATCTCGTATTGACTGACCCGCCATACTTCATAGGATTTGACGGTGGTAAGGGTTGGGATAGTCAATGGAAGAGTGACAGGGAGTACATTCAATGGTGTATAGAGTGGACTAAGGAGTGTGTCAGGGTACTCAAGGACGAGCGTATGCTCGTTGTATGGGGTACTCTCAAGACTGAAGCGTTCTTGCTATACAAACTAGCACTCAATCGTATGGAAGGTATCAAACCACAGAATGAGATCATTTGGTCTTATAACTGGGGTGGTAGGTCTAAGGATAACTTTGCTCGTAAACATGAGTATGCTTGGTGCTATTCGACAGGTGATAAATTTTTATTCAACGGTGATGATGTAAGAATTGATCGTAAGATGAATACTAACATAAGAACTGGATTACAGCATACAAAGGGAACTATACCAACATGTGTATGGGAGAAGAACAATCACACAACCAGTAAGGACTATATCGGTTGGCATGCTACAACTAAGAACATTGATATACTGTCAAGAATAATCAAGGCATATACAAATGTCAATGATGTGGTTCTGGACTGTTTCATGGGTTCTGGAAGTACAGCAGTTGCAAGTATCAGGACTGGACGTAACTTCATAGGGTGTGAAAGAGATAAAGAATACTACACAAAGGCAAAGAAACGTATTTGTGACAGTCAAAAAAGTGACACTAAAAACTTGTCTAAGGCAAGTCTAGCGTCTATACTATAGACATGTACAGGAGTTACACCTATGAGACAATTCACAGTTTCAGCACTTCTTGAAGGATATAGGGTGGAAGAGACTGTAACAGCAGTTTCTATTCATCATGCTATCAGAATCATGAAGGCAAAGTATGGCAATTCTGCTAGAAACATTTACGTCCTAAACTAATCAATCAAATGAACAGAACTAAACAACAACTTCAGAGAGACATTCAATTCTGCAGAAATGTCTTAGGTCTTACTGACGAGCAAACCGATCAAATGATTATGGTCTGCGACAAATTGAAAATAGGTGCAGAGTATTTCTCAGAGGAATTCGTATTCGAGGGAGACGGTATTCAATCTATTATCAGACTCAATGACCCTGACTATCTCAAAATCACATGGAGACTAGAATGAAACTAGACATCAACAAAGAGGAACAGCAAATCTTATTAGATGCTATGATGTTCTACTTCACATTCTACTATTACAATACAAAAGGTCATACAACAGACAACCTCGTTGACCAGTATAGTGTATGGTATGAGAAACTCACTCGTCAAGAGACAAAATCAATTTTTGAAAAGGTATTTCATGGAACTTAGAAAAGATAGCTAGGTCAATTCAAAGACTGACACACAATCGGTTGCTATTCTATTGTAACCGATTATTATAATACTATAGCAATCAATCAATCATGGCAATGACACCTCGACAATTCATGGAAGAAGTTTACGAGATAGCGTATGGCGATCAAGCATACTATCGTGGTTTCTTTCCAGAAGAAGTGCTAGAAACACTCAGAGAATTTTCAGATAATGCTCTCAAGGTCGAAGAGTTGAGTCTAGAACCCGAACAGTATGAAGACATGGATAGGCAACTCGAAGAGTCTTACCGCAGAGGATACATGGACGGTCGTAAATTTGCATTACAGCAACAAGAATCATGAAACAGTACACTATTACAGCAATCAAAGAGTATGAATACACTAAGACAGTTTTCGCTGAAAACCTCGTTGATGCACATGTCAAGGCATTTGAGAAACCAGAAGACCCAGAGGACGATTGGCAACTTATTACTGACCCTGACTATGATGACCACAACCCTTACAACATTTCACTAATTGAGGAATCATGACTCTACCATTGAAAACAGTCACTTACACATTTGATGAACTACACGCTTTTAGCGAACACGTTACTTGGTGCATCATGGAACAAGATCAACCAGTAGATGACAACCTACAATCGTTTATCGACAAAACTTTATACGATAATCAATTATGAAAGTCTACACTCTACTATTGACAGAAGGCGAGATCAATTCGTTGAAAGATCGTCTTGAGTCAGACAACTACGTCAATTATGACAATGATCTCAAATCAGTAGTTGAAAAGATCGGGTATTTCTTTGAACCCGAAAACACTTACAATGACATTCCTGAGAGGTATTGAACATGGACAAACTAACTAAAGAACAATTTGACACACTCAAAGAGTTATATGTTGAAAGACTCGTTGATAATATGTCAACAAAAGACCTCGTGAATTATGTTATGACTGACTTATCAGAGTGGGTTGACGGTCTCGGATATACTGAAGCAATGAATGAATTTGAGAACTACTGGCAAGAATACTTCACAGATACGATAAATGAGGTGCTAGAGGGTCAGATATAAAAGTGTCATCATATCGTTGACTTATAGTATCATAACGTTTATTATAAGAGTAATTCAATCAATCACATGAACTCAGGAACAGCAGAAAGAGATCTAAACCAAGAACTCAAAGATTTTATCGATTATGTTTTTTCGTTTTATGGAGACGTTGACCCTGTTTATCCTATGAGAAAAGTTATTGGAGACGCTCCACTCAATAAGAGTGATATTCTAGATGCTACCTATGACTACCTATCAGCAATTTCTAAGAGAAATTCTGAGACTTACACATGGGGCGAGGGCGATAGTCTTGATCGTGAAAGAGTGAGAGATATTCTATTACAGAATTACGATTTCTACCTCGTTCATTTACAGCATGGTAACATTTGATACCATAGCAGAAATTCGTTGAAATTGGTAGTTGACATACTCAAGACTACCATATAATATAAAAGTAATCAATCAATCAAACAATCATGGCAAAAACAAAACTAATCACAGTTGACGGATTCACACTAGATGAGCGTTACAGAGTCAGTTTACAATGGTGCGGTCACGCTTATCCATTATGGGTTGCAACATTTTGTGATGATGAGATTCTAGGGTGGTATAAAACTGAAGATGAAGCGAAAACCGCATGCCTAGTTTATAGAAAATCTCAAGTCAAGTCACTCAATTTTACTTGGGACTAATCAATTTCGATTATGGTATCATTTGATACAACATTATGATACCATAACCATTATAATAGAAACATCAATCAATTCAAAAACTATGATCCAATTAGGCATGTATGTAAATCACAAAATCCATGATGATCTCAACGGAAGTGAGGTTATATTATTGGATAGAGTGACTAATACCGCAGTCATAAAAAACTGGTTCGACGAATTTGATTTTCAGACTATAGAAGTATTTTTATCAGATTTGGAAATGGTATAATCTGATACAACACAATAATACAATACCCACTATAATAGAAACATCAATCAATCAATCAATCACTATGGACGCTTATCAAAAAAGAATTCTCTACGCTATCAACAAAAGAGAATCATGCAGTCTAAGAAATCACGTTACAGTATGGAACAGTTATCATACAGGCAACGAATTTACAAGTGCTATCAGAGTACAAAACAAGACAGTTGCAACTGTTCACTATAAACTTAGTCATGATGACCTATCTGTCAACATACATGGGGGAACATCAAAAGATTTTGATGATATGATGAAAAATGATAAATGGGAGATCGAAGAGTTATTTGTAAATGAGCAGGCAGTTCAACGTTGTTTAGGTACTCAGGCAAGAAGAGTTGTAAATTTCTTGAATCAGGCACTTTTTACCTAATTTCTAAAATGGTATCAAATGATACAACATTATGATACCATAACCACTATAATAGAAACATCAATCAATCATTATTATGTTTGTAATTTACACCAGTCCAGTCAAATTTACGACTGACGAAAATCACGCTCGCATTATTGCTGAAGATCACTTTCAGCAAACTCGCGAAATAGTTGCTATCGAAGAAATCGATACAACAAAAGAATTTTATACAACATCACTATAGGAGGTTTTTACAATGTCAGTTTTACATCATGAGGGCATACTTGAAACTTGTTTTGAAGATGCTTATGAGTCTTTCAGAATCGAAAACAATTATACAATTTCAGAAATGGAAGATTTGTATATTGAGAATCAAAACCTTAGAATGAGACTAGAAGAAGTTGCTACACAGTTATTTGAGGATAAATGCCAGTAACTAACCAATTCTATAAATCATTCTCTCAAATCGGAATAGGGGATAAAGTCAAGTATCTCACAATAGATTATCAGGTTATCATGAGATTTGACACTAATGAATGTGTTGTATTACATAATGATCTAGGCAATATTTCAACCTATAACTGGGAAGAACTTGAAATAATTGACCTAATGAATGAGTAACTCATATTTTACTTGTTTAGAGAGTCGAAAGAAATTTATTGACATTCGACTCTTATCCACTATAATGTAAGTAAATCAATCAATCACTCAAATGTTCACAAAAACAACTAAGTCTCAAGCGATCGAACAATTCAAGTATAATTGGAAGGTTTACACGCTAAGATGCAAACGTGAAGGTTTACCAGTCACAAAACTAGCAAAAGTTTTTGCATGGAATGATTATACTGAATTTCTTGCAAGTGATGGATACATTACTGAATGGCAAAGAGCAAACTGGACAAATCCCTACGAATATCGAAATTAGTATCGAATGATACTAGACAAACGTCCAGAATCCACTATAATAACAGTATAGCAATCAATCAATCAATCAATCATGACAACACTAAAATCAATTCTACTCGACGCAATCAATCAAGACTTAGAATCAAGCGATTACTCTAACAATGCTATACTCGATAATACTGACTCTAAAAACTGGTCAGACTCAGATAAATTTGAATGGTGCTTCGATCGCTACATGATCGAGGTAGGTGGTTATGAAAGTCTAGAATATTGGTTTTCAGGTTTAGCACTTAGTGGAATTCCATTTACATATTATGAGATCGGAAAGTTAGGATTCAATACTGATACATTCTTTCAAGATTTATCTGACGAATTGCAGAGAATTACAGGATACAGCGATAGAAAAGCATATAAGAGAAAGTTGAGAGCATAAAAAAAGATATAGGGAACTGGTTGACAGTTCCCTTTTTTTCCCTTATAATAAAGTATATCAATCAATCAATCAAAAAAATGGAATTCAATCTTACTGAACTTACAAACAAGTCTTATATCTGGAGTACATTTTCAAAAGTGTCTCAAGATACATCTCTCATCATGAGAATGAATTGCACACAAAAGAGTGGTAACACAGAAACAAGAGTCAGGCAAGACGGTAGTCGTATTGTAGACGTATTTCTACATGGTAACCTCATCTGTTCATACAATCCTACAAACTACGATAATCAGAAAGTCAAATTATTCTCAGCAGGTTACTACACAAAAACAACAAAAGAACGACTCAATGCAATTTTACACTTACATACGAATGGTAAGGTTAGAATCGTACAAGTTAGAGGTAAGTGGATAGTCAGAGATTCAAATACTGGTGCAGAGATCAATTTCTACGACGGCATGGTAGTATTTCAAAAACCTCTAACACTAGCAGATATTGAGGAAACAAAACAATTAGAATTTATACCAGTATAGGGTTGACATACTCACATATAACCCTTATAATAAAGTATATCAATCAATCACTAATCAATCATGAATTTATTTGATGCAGTTCCAGTAGTAGTCAAAGAAAGATACGACGGTTATGTAGTAGGCGATTCTATTTCAACTAAAGACTTTCAATCAACTATGAATGAGGTTATCGACCGTTGCGAAAACTTTACAAGAGAAACACTTGACTCACAGACATACATGCAAATTAGGAGAATGGTCAGTAATGCTATCGACCTATTGCTACATGATAGGAGGACATTCGACAGCATGATGACTGACATACTTATAGATGATTTATGGAGTTAGGAGGGCGTTACGCAAAATGAAAGAAATATCATTATAAATCTAAAAGTGTTATTTCTTTCATTCTCTTAGCGGTCATCTTATAAAAGTCAACCAAACTTCACAAAATCCACACAATTCTCCCAGATTCGTGATTATGACAGTATCGTGTAATTTTTCGTTTATTGAATCGTCCTTACATCATCGTCCACACTTTGAGACAGTTATGCAGGATTTTGAAAAAAGCAAATTGTTACATAATCCAAACAAAAGGGTTGACAGTATGACAAACACGCATTATAATAAAGGCATGGGAAGGAGGTTTTAGTTAGCACTGGCAAACAGTTAGGATAAACCACCCGACCAACTCACACGATACCCGAAGCGAGGGGAATCGAATCAGACAGTTATAAACAGTTCTGGGCGGTTCTCCCCGTTTTTTTATGGGGGGCGGTGCCCGTTATTAAAACAATGGGTCCTTCTAACCTACAAACGTTTCCAGACGCGAGAGTGATATCGACTTTCAGTTACATCAAATATCAAAATTTTTTTCGGATATAAAATTACCCCACACCCCGATCATATGCATAGTGTACGTATGGACCTTGTGCATTGACATAATGAAAGAAGATCTGATGATGATATGAGTCTTTTCCTGTAAGAGGTTCTCTCCAATGATCTCTTTCACACCCTTTGTATAATACCATATCTCCATTCTTCATACTAACAGAGTTTTCTGTATGATCTGGCAGTTCAAACCATATCGGCCATGCTTCATCACGATTGGTGCTGATTTGTACTGTTGCACTGATCTCACAGGATGGTCGATCATGATGTCGAGTCAGTTCCTGTCCCTCATAGTAAAACCGGTCAAAGTAATATGTGGGCAATAAGTCCATACTCAGAATACCTTCGATCTTTTTCATTAAGGAGTAATGTGTTCTCTTATAGAATGGATGATTGTATCTTGCTAAAGAACCATTGACCTGTGGTTCGACTGAATTGAACTCTGTCTTTTGATGTCGAAAGTGTCTTTCAATTCCAGTGATTCTTTGACCCTCTTTGTCAACAGGCGGTGAGCAGTAAAGACTTTTGAAGTCAACTGCATCAGGAACATAAAGATATCCAGTCGTATCAAATTGTTTTCTTATTTCCATCTTGGACCTACCACCCATCCTACGATACTCTTACGAAGTCCCTCTTTGACCTTTCTGACTCGGTGACGAGTTCTTGAATCAAAGACAATCATCGTGCCTCTCTGTTTAGGTGCCAAAAATCTTTGACCTTCACTATCTAAGAATTCAACCTCTCCTCCTCTGTAATCTGTGGGGTCGGATAATTGTAGAGTAAATGAGAGTTTCCTGACATATTCTCCTGCTTGAATCATTTCCTCCTTTGCTCGATTTGCTCCTGAACGGAAATTTTCTTGTGGTTTATGATAAGTATCTAAAACTGTATCTGAGTGCCAAGTGTAATATTGTCCTTCCTGATAATGAGTATATTGTAGAGTTTGACTGTCAATATCTATAATGTCGTATAAAAAGTTATCACGATTAATTTTAGAGACATAATACCATAGATACCCACCTATCCAGTGTGATGTGGGGATCCATGTATTCTGACTGTTACGAATGAAGTTATTACTATAATCGCCCTTCAACAGAGAAGGTTGAACAGATGTATCAAATTTCTTGATGTCATTCTCTAAAATGTCAATCACTTCAACTGGAAGTTCAGTAAACTCCCAACATACACTATTCGCCATGATTCAATAGATAATCTGCAATTTTTTGATGAGCAGGTTCGAGTGGGTGAGTTTCATCTTCTCCAAGAGGACCTTCTTTATATGTATGTCCAAGCATTTGAGCCCATATCCAGTGATGCTTCATTCTACAAAGTTGATACCAGTAACTTTGCTCATGCATCCAATATCTCTTCTTCTTATTATCACCGCAACAATCAGCAGATAGGAATATGAGTGGAGTACGATAGTCTACAGCATTTTCAATCAGAAACTTATTCTTATACATGTTCTCAATACCGAGTTGTCGATTGTAGACCCACTTATAATATCTTCTTCCCTCATAATAATACTTTTCTTCCCTTTTCCGTCGTTCCATCATCTGTATTCTGAACTTGTGAGTATCATTTTCAGTGAAATACTCTAATCGACTTGGTATTGTAAGTTGAACATAGATTCTATCATATCTTCTTTTTCGAGTCTCTTCAACAGTTCTTCGGGCAATCCAATCATTACTCTGACCACACTCAGCAATGTTATGTTCATTTGCCCCCAAAGCATCACAGACAAGTTTACTGTAACGTGTATTCAATCGGTCTTTCAACTCATCACCCCATGTGATGCTACATCCTACAAATAAAAAATCCATCAGCACATATTGAAAGAAATAGAGATACGTTTGTCTTCACTCATATTAGGTGAGACGTAATGCTCTAACCAAGATGGAAAGATATAAAGAGATGATTCACGGGCAGGCATTATACGTCTTGATGATGTGTAATTAGTCAGTTCTTCTTCGACAGTATCATAGTCCCAATCATGATTCATATGTGTCGCCGGATTACATAATACAAGATCTCCACAGTTTTCAGGTGTCTTCACATAGTATACTCCAGATAACATGCAACGACTGTGAATGTGTGAAAGATTGCTGTCTTTATATCCATTTATATTGATCCAGACATCAGTAAGTTGAGTGGGTTTCAACCCAATAAGTTTTGCCATCTTATTTGAATGGTGTATAATATTTTCAAATAGATCATTCAACATAGGTATCGTTCCAGTTAGAGGATTTGATTGATATCCGCCAGAATTAGATATAGTGCGACCTTCATCTTTTTTTGAGTGATGTACACAATATAAGGATATTGCCTTATTGTCTAGTTTGAGTTCAGTTTGATATACAGGTGTTTTGAATACATCATTTATCATATTAGAAAGATGCCTCCTCTACACATACTTCATCATAGCATACAGTGTATGTAATGTCTTCTTTCCAGTATGAAGTGTAAAGTTTATTCCATATGAGACCAAACTCTTCAAGTGTGAGATTTTTGAATAGAACTTTTTCTTGAAAGTAAATGTGATAAGTCATAGTTGCTCTCCTGTACCTCCGATTTCGATAGGACGTTCAATGTTCAATACCTCCTCATCTATATACTCAATATTTTTTTGACTTAAATAATCTTTATATGCACCAATTATTCCTTTTCTGACCTTTAATTGTCTTTCATCACTTTTATCTATATAACTTTTTTCACTTAAAGGAACACGACCAGATATCTCTGCTTCTCTCATTTTATCAAATGTAGATTCATCAATTGCTTGATATAATATATCTTTATCTATTTTAGCACCCATTATATTTAATATCTTTTCTAAAAAAACTTCTGGTGTTTCACACAAATCTTCATAGTCTATTACTAATTCGTGATTAAAATTTTTAATAACATTTTCAAACTTCAAAAGACTTGTTATGCCTAAATCAGATTCTATAAACTCTGATATTGTTCCATCAAATAGTTTTTTTCTATAACGACATTGATGATAAAATGAAACAATTGTATCATATCTATTTCTTTTTAAAAATATTGTTTTTCCTTCAATACTTTGATTACCTTTAATACCTTGAAGTTTTATATAATTTTGAAGTTTTATATAATTTATTCCATCTTCGTCTTCTTCCTCCGATGAACCTGCATGAGTAAAATGTAAATTATATAAACAATTATAACCTCTAGCAAATTTACTATAATTAAGTACATCATATTCTTCAAGATTATGTTTTAGTTGAAAATATTTTCCAATCATATATCTCAAATATGTTCTTCCTGATTTAGGAAAAGAAAATAAATAAATCGAATCACTTCTCAAACATCTGGGTTTCAACATCACCCAAAACCTCTCGTTTTTTTCTCTGGTATATTTAGAACCTCGACGACTGCATCAAAACCAATCATATTAGAATGATTCCACCACCACTCTTGAACCTCTTCCCAAGACTTTACAATAAAAGTAGCATAGTGCTTAGAAACTATCTTATAATGATGCCTGTCATAGGGGGCATCTGATGTCTGCTTGAAGAACTTAGTCATTTTGTTTTGGATAGTAGACTTCTACATATGAGTTGCATTTAGGGCAGGATAGGTTTGTTACGAAACTATACTGCTCATCATAGTCACAATCATGGTCACCGCCCCAAATGAGTTCAGTCTGACAGTGCCAACAGTTCAATTGCTTTCTCCACGTATACTTTTGCTTTCATAAGATCATCCAGTTCCGTCTCTCCTGACTTGGAACCTGCACGACATACGTATTTTACCACGTTACCTTTGAAGAAGTCAAGTTTCTGGTCGGCAATAAAATCCCAAACCTGTATGTTACCCTTCTGATAATGTTGTGGGTCGTGCTTTTTTACGATGGGTTTCCCCCAAAACTCAGCAGGAATGTCTTCTCTGATAGGATAAGTCTCTTCCTGCTTCTCTAGTTCTTGCTTTTTCTTAGCAAGTTGGTAAAAATTTAGTTCTTCCATGATTATAGTATACCACAATACCGCAAAAATGCAAGTATTTCAAAAAAACAGACGGTCGCTGCTGCAATAATCAAGAATTTTAGTGTTTTTATCATTCGTAACGAAGGAATACAGTATCCATTTGGATTCCCCAAAACTTGCCAAGTTCTGCATAGTGACTCTTAATCTTGGTTTTGATGTCCGTGTTCATCAATTTTTCAACCTGCGTCATGGTTGAACAATAGAAGATAATCAGTGCTTTCTTCTTATTGTTCTCCATACACTCAACAAAGGCAGATGAAATGGCAGTACGGTCCCATCCATCCAATGTGCGAGGTTCTGTAATAACGTGGTCTTTGTAGTCCTCCAGATTCTCAAAGTTGATACGTTGACTGGCAAGTTCTCCAGTAGTATAAGTTCGCATGGGTTTCATGCGCCCACCAACAACTCCATGGTGTGAGATCCACTGCCCAATGGTTTTGCGAGAGATGTGTGGATAAGTTTCAACAAATTCATCAAGAATGTCATCTGTTGGTTTAGGGTCAAGACCTTCAGATTGACGCTCTTCCATCAACTCATACAATTCTTTCCGAACATCATTACTCTTTACAGCAGTCTTTTCTACGTCCTGCTTGTTCAGAAGATTGCCAAGTCGAATAGCATTAGACTTTTTACCTCCCAACTGAGTGTCAAAATTGACAATACAAGCGTTAGACTTGAAAATGTTAATTTTTACCTTAATCTCAGCAGTGTGGTTGCCATCCAGAAGTTTAACTTCATTCTCATCTGGAAAATAAACACAGGTGAGATCTTCAAGTTTGCTAGTATCTCCAGATTGTTTGATTTTGTTGGAGATACGCTCTACAAAATCAATGTCGCGGTCAACATCTCTAACCTGAACACGTTTGTCACGATTAGGAATAAATTCACCGTCGTTCATTTTGTGAAAAAATTGAGTGATATCAATCTCTTCGCGTGGATATTCACCAGAACGAATTTGGTCAGCAAGTTGTTGAATGGGGTTCATTGATTTGTTTGAACTGAAGTTAGTATAGGGTCAATAGGTGGGAGCATTGCTCCCTATGGGACACTTATTGAACTGGCACATACATCTGACCATACTTGCCGAATACCTCTTTGAATCGGTCCATATCTTTACCCAGATAGATGATGGCAGATTGAAATGGTGCAGCACTAGCAGCAGCACCAAACCTTAGACGCTTGTTTACAGCAATCCAAGGATATTTGGTGATTGCTCTCCACCATTTGGTAGAAACATCCAGTTTGATGAGAAGAACCATTTCTTTTGCATTTCCAGATTCATACTGGAGTGCAGCATAAGGAACCCAAGTTTTAGAATCAGAATATGGATGATTCATAAAAACTTTTCCCAACCACGGATGTGCTAAACCGTTGGTTTCTTCAGTATAAAGAACCTTGGCAGGTACATTCGGATTGTTGACATCATTACAACACGGGTCAGTATCAATCTGCCCGTCGAAGAACTTAACAACGTCGCCAACAAATTCGACAGGAGTGTTCCAACAATCAGTACGATTGCCCGTAGTTGCTGTTAGTGCCTTGAGTGCAGTTGATGTCATTGATAGGTATACTCTTGAACAAATTGATCGTGATTGATGATACGAACGTCTGGATAGATAGACTTCATTTTAGCACGGAAATCGTCAGAAAGATAGTAATCTTTCCACTTCCATGCTTTATCTGGTCCAGCAACAATAATCGTTGCAGATTTATATCCATGGTCATCAATCGCATGTTGCAATTTCATGAACTCAAAAGGAATTTTCTCCTCTGCTGTTCCTTGAACACGTTGATACTTTAGACTGATAAGTTCAATTTTGTTGATAACAATGTCACAGTAATGTTTGCCACCATTACGTTTTGCACCAATCATAACTTGTGACTCTACTTCATGGTCACTGAATTGTTCTAGAAGATTCTCAACTTCTGTTTCATATTTAGTTCCTGTTGTAGTATTACGAGACATAATCAATATAACTTACAATATGTTAATTATAACACAAAAAAAGACTTTTGCAACTATTTTCTGACGACTACGATGTCTCCTTCGCCATCATCTTCGTCTTCATCTTCGGATGCATGAAAAATTAGCAGTTCAGTACCGCTTTGAACGTCTCTCATCTCTGGGTGAACGTTAGATTTCATCGGTTTTCCCATTTCACTGAAGACAAACGTCATACTTCTCCACATAAAGACGAGTGCAGAGACCAAAGTTACCATGAAAAGTAGAAAATAGAGAAAAATGACGGTTGAATTCATTATCTAATCATAGATTTGAGTTTGAGAAGCATATCTCCTTCGATTTTGTCCAAAATATTAACATTGAGGTCCATAAAAGGTGGAATTATCCCTAACATTCTGAGTAAACCATCTACAAACAAGGCAAGTGTTGTAAATCCAAGTATCATACTGATGACAGTAGCATCTCGATTGTGTTTTTTCATCGATGCTTCATCAATTTCTCTTGCTTTTGCCACCGCACCGGCAATCAGAGCATCAACCTCCTCGGTTGTGTACACTGTTTTTGGCATTTTGAACTGTACATTAGCAAAGTTATCCGAAACTGGAAAATGTTTGACGAATTTGTTGATCATAGTTACTTGAGAAGGAGATTTGCCCACGCTGCAATCACTAAGAGTGTCAGACAGAGTTGATTATACCTCATAGTTGTACGGTTTTCCCCAGTATAGCGGTAAACTGCCATACCTGTCCACCCATTGTTGGTAAACTGGGAAAAATGGTTTGACTTGATTGTATAATTCGTCTCGTAACCAATATTTATCAGATGACCACTGGTCCATTAGACCCGCATACTTCGGAGCGTTTGGTCCACGGTCAGGACAATAGACATTTTCATGTATATTTTTGATGTCATAGTCTAGGAAGTCGGATAACCGTTGCTTTTCTCTCTCTTGTTTGTCGCCCTCCCACAATTGTTCCATTATGATGACATGAAGTGGACAAATCTTCTCCCATTTGTCAATAATTCTAAAATAACTGGATTGATTAGTCCTCTTGATGAAATCGTAAAATAGTTTGTGTTGCTCTTCTTCTGTGCCCCCATCTGGTTGATCCTCATAATTCCGCAATCCGCATCGTCCACTTGCTTCTGACCATAAACGACGAATTGGGTCTCTCACAATCATGACTGCTTTGACATCAAAATATTCAGAGAGTCTCTCAACCAATTTATGACAAAATTCTTCTGGCATCCAAGCATTTGCATTAGAAAAATCACCAACTGCTTTATATGGGCAATTATTTTCCTGTAAGGTCTCCCAGAGTCTTTTATAGTAATTGATATACTTTTCTAGGGAGAGGGGTAGTGAAGTGTAGTCATCTATTTCTTCTTGAGTCAAAAAAAGGTCTTTTTTTACTTCTGGAATACGACATTTTTCTTCTGGAATACGACTACTGACATTATGATAAAATTTTCTATTACTGAACTTGAATGCACCAGTCAACAAAGCACGACCCACAACATAATCACTAGTTATACCGTATGCCTTGAAACGTTTTCGATGTTCTAATCTCTTCTTTAGTCTATCAGCAGGTTTTTCTGCTATAAGTGGAAGATATTCGCAATCTTTCGCAATTCCTACATGCAAGTACTGATTATCTGCTTGAAGAGTATACCAAAGAGGAGTGGTTGCCGACCACCCAATGCCTAGACTTATCACAAAAGTCGGTTTCAAAATAAATAAAAATACTATACCAAATATATATGCTACTTAGCAAACCTTCAGATTATGTTTTTGAAATGTTGGTGAGTAATTATGGTAAAGCGAAAAAGATGTGGAGGAGAAATATAAAGGAGGCATGGGATTATAGGTGTGCCTACTGTGGTGAATACGGAGATACGATAGATCACATACACCCTCAAACATACGGCGGTAGAGATGAGTTACCAAACATGATATGTTGTTGTAATCATTGTAATAAAGAAAAATCACACGAACCTGTGCAAATTTGGTATTTTCAACAAGATTTCTTCAATCAGGAACGATGGGACAAAATTGAAGAATGGAGAGATAATCGTGCACCTGCTCAACGAAAACGCTATATAAGAGGTAGGGGAGGAATTCCTACAAAGTGTATAGTTTTATGAGTTACTCCGTATATCTCAACGAAAAAAGAATTTATCACGACATCAGTGAAGAAGAAGCATTACGACGACAGAAAATGTTTCGTCAAATGATACATGCCGGTGTTAAGAGTTGTTATTCACCAGAACAGGTGACAATTAAGTATGATTCTGTTACAATAGAGTAAACAAGTAAAAAAATGGAAAAAGACTCACTTCTCGATGAATTAGCAGATGCGATAGCACAAGGTCCTGTAATTTTTACTCCTGACGACTCTTGGGAAGAGAAACTTGAGGAGAAAAAGAATGAAACTTAAAAATACACCATTTACCATACAGCATGTGAAGAATTGGCATCCAATTCGTTGGATCAAGACTCAGTACAAACTATGGAAACTTAGAAAGGATGATCCTTTCGATTATGACGAAAATTGACATAGGTTAAAATTTTTATAACTAACTCTGTGAGTTTTCACCGAAGGGTATAACTTAATATTTCTTTAAGGCGACAAAAGTCGCCTTTTTTAATAAAATGGATAAAATTGAAATTAGATATAGAAGCATTATAAAATCATGAATTGACACTTACTAAATAAACCAGTATAATGAATTGAAAAGCATTTTCTGTAATGGCAAAAGGATTTAAGGTGGTGACTACTCCACCAAAAACAGCAAAAAAAGATGAGACTGAGTTTTCGATAGATGAAGCAAGAAAACTCATCAAAGGTAAAGCAATTGTATTCTGTCTTCCCGGTCGTGGAGTATCATACACCTTTCTAAAGAACTTTGTACAACTCTGTTTTGAATGTGTGCAGCAAGGAGCATCAATACAGATCTCACAAGACTACTCTTCAATGGTCAACTTTGCTCGATGTAAAGTATTAGGAGCAAACGTGCTCAAAGGACCAGATCAGTTACCATGGCAAGGTAAACTTGAATATGACTATCAATTATGGATTGACAGCGATATTGTATTCAATCTAGAAGCATTTTATAAACTTGTATGGATGCAAAAAGATATTGCTGCAGGATGGTATGTGACAGAAGATGGTAGAACTACATCTGTTGCACATTGGTTAGAAGAAGATGAATTTGAACAGAATGGTGGAGTCATGAATCATGAAATGGTTGATGGTATACAGAAGAGAAGAAAACCATTTACATGTGATTACACAGGGTTTGGATGGGTTATGATTAAGAAAGGTGTGTTTGAACATCCTGATATGAAGTATCCATGGTTTGCACCACAAATGCAGGTTTTTGAATCTGGTGCAGTACAGGACATGTGTGGTGAAGACGTTTCTTTCTGTCTTGAAGCAATCAAAGCAGGATTCGAGATTTGGTGCGATCCAACCATAAGAGTGGGACACGAGAAGACAAGAATTATATAAGTAGGGTTGTAATGTTAAATATACAACCAACAAAGATGGAAAGATACGATATATACTTGCAGGGTGAGAAAATCCGTTCTGACATTGATGAAGAAGAGATGCTTGATGTAACTCAAGAACTTGCAGAACAATTTTATCGTGACGGAACTCCACACCCTGACGATATCGAAGTCAAATACCTTGGTTTAGACAGAGAGGACTAATGTCCTCTTTTTTTATGTCACAAGACAGTCTACTGCCTTCTGCCATTCGAGTGGGTTGTCAAAACGATAAGAGAAAGAAAATCTACGACATTCAGTTTTAGCACAGTGCCATAATACGTTCTCTGGTTCTGCAGGAAATCTACCCACTCTCGCATTCCATCCGGGTTTATCCTCTAGAGTTACCAACTTATTTTTATGATAATATTTGAAATATCCTTTTCCCTCTTCAGACCAGTTGAATAATATAATCCATCCCGGTGCATTACAGTTTGTATGCCAACCAACATATCCCATCGGCGGGTAATAACCAATTACAGGATTGTCTATACACGCAGGAAACTTAGATGTAAGTAAATTCTTTATTTGTTCTAAATCGAATTTCTCTCGTTTTGTTTCTGCCCATTGAGCACTACGAACAACACTAGTTGGTGGGAGATCATGTATAATCCCACGAGATTGTATCATTTCGAGTAAGGTAAAACTACACTCCCATATCGGATCTTCAACTATCTTATATGGAAACTCCCACTGACTATCAGTTATACATCTTCTCTCTACCTTCGTCAAAAACTTAGCAAACTCGTCACCGATCTTAATATTGTCAAACATTTTTTTGTTATAATTACTAATAGTGATAGTTTATTATGTCAACACTGATCTGTAATTTACCTGCAATACATGTGTGGGTAAGGAAGGAGTATCTAAGAGACCATAAAGATGGACATGGTGAGTTTGTAAAAGGAGTGTGGGTATCTGCAAAGTCTATGCCCGGTCGTGCCTTTTACTTTGAAACATATTTATATGAGTATGCTGCATTATTTGATAAACTGCCGATCTCTGCTTTTGTCTCTTCTCCTAAGACACCGGATCCTGATATGAATCTGCCAAATTTACAATTCTGGAACTGTATGGACTATGGAGTCACAGCAATTGCAAAATCAATCATCGGAAGTGCAGATTACGAAATTAATACCCGTGATCACGGAAGCATTAGAGGAGAATACATTTGCACACTGGACAACTACCACGACTCTGCAGATAGCATTGACTGTTCTACTGCTGAGACTCCTGCAGAACATAAAAGTCACAACCTGATTGCATTGAATAACGGTCAGTTCGCTCTGTATCCCAATAACAGGATGAGAATCTATGACAACAGTCTAACACCCCCAGAACCTAAAACACCCGACTTCAAGGTCTCTACAGAGTACTATCAGGTTGAGCATGGATATGATAATCTAGGACTTGGTGATCAAGAGGAGTATTTCTGGAAGACTCAGAAGGACAGAGAAGTCATGGCAGACATAGATGATCAATATTATCACCACTTTACTGAGCAACATCGATCAGACGAAAGATAACTCGTAGCAACTGTCTAAATAGCACTAAATACACGAGTATTGTATAAAAGTGCCTCTCAATAAAATATCAAGAGGTTTTAGGGACATTTCATTATCCTTCAAACGTCACCCTGTTACAAATGATTTGCTTCCTCTAAAGAATGAGGATGCGATCAAACGTGCTGTACAGAATCTTGTTAGAACAAAAATTGGTGAAGTATTTTTTAGAAATGATATAGGTACAAGGATTACAGGATCATTATTTGAATTAGCGAATGATGATTTAGTTGATCCTATTTCTACCGAAATTGAAACTGTTATAACAAACTTTGAACCTAGAGTTAATCTTAAAAATGTAAATGTGAATTCTAGACCTGAAGATAATGCATTAGATATTGAAATATCATACAATATCGTTGGGTTATCTTTACCAATTCAAACCATCAATTTTATACTAGAACCGACTAGACTATAATGGCTCTCAATCAATTCACAAATCTAAATTTTGAAGATATAAAAACTTCAATCAAAGATTATCTGAGGCAAAACTCTAATTTCTCAGATTTTGACTTTGAGGGATCTAATCTGTCTGTACTTATTAATACACTAGCATATAATTCTTATATTACAGCATATAACACAAATATGGTTGCCAATGAGTCATTTATTGATTCGGCGACACTTAGAGAAAATGTAGTATCATTAGCAAGAAATATTGGTTATGTCCCTAGATCTAAACGTGCAGCGACAGCACTTGTGCAATTTGTAACAACAGGTATATCAACAGATAACACATCTATAACATTACAACCCGGAGTATTTGCTAATTCAGGTATAAATCAAACTAATTTTATATACTCACTTCCAGAAAGAGTGCAGGCTCCTTCTTTCTTAGGACAATCACAGGGTATGGTTACAATCTATCAGGGTCAATATCTAGAGAAAGAGTGGACAATTGATACATCACAACCAAATCAAAAATATGTATTACCTAATGATAGTATTGACACATCTACTTTACGAGTGTTCGTCAAAGAGAGTTCTTCAAGCAATACACGAACTGAATACAAGTTGCTTGATAGTATAGTAGGAATAACTTCGGTAACTAATATGTTCCTCATTCAGGAGACGTCTGATGAAAAATATGAGTTATTATTTGGAGATGGTATTTTTGGTAAGAAATTAGAGTCTGGTAATGTAGTCACCGCATCTTATATAAAAACTGATGGTAAAGATGGTAATGGAGCAACTAATTTTAATTATGCAGGAACTATAAAAGACGAAAATGGTGGTGATATTACCACTGCCACTACTAGATTAATTACTATGATACCATCTGAGAATGGTGATGATATAGAATCAGTGGAAAGTATTAGAAACTACGCACCTAGAAGATTTGCTGCACAGAATCGTGCGGTGACTGCTACTGATTATGAAGCATTACTCCCATCAATATACCCAAACATTCAATCAGTTAGTGCTTTTGGCGGTGAAGATTTGAATCCACCTCAATATGGTCGTGTCTTTATTGCTGCAAAACCAAGAAACGGTAATTTCCTTGCAGATTCGACTAAGAAAAGTTTACTCAAATCACTAAAAAACTATTCCATAGCAGGTATTGTGCCATCTTTCGTAGACTTAAAGTTTTTGTACGTTGAATTAGATAGTTACATCTATTACAATACTAATTTTATTGGAAACGCTGATACTTTGCGAGCAAGCATTGTAAATTCAGTCATACAGTATGGTGGATCAAGTGAATTAAACAAATTTGGCGGTAGATTCAAATACTCTAAGATGATTTCGGTAATCGATAATACAGATTCCTCCATCACATCAAATATTACTAACATCAAGATTAGAAGAAACTTAAAAACTCTACCAAATACTTTTTCACAATATGAATTATGTTATGACAATGAATTTTATAAAGAGTTAGACTCTTATAATATCAAGAGCACTGGATTTACAGTATCAGGAATTACAGGCACAGTATATCTTGCTGATAAAACAATCGAGGGTTCAGATATTGGTAATCTCTTCTTGTTTAGAATTACGGATGACGTTGAAGTTGATATAGTGTCATCAAACTTTGGAACTGTAAATTATAAGAAAGGAGAAATCTTAATTAATACAGTAAATATCACATCAACTGTACAACCAGAGGGAATTATTGAAATACAAGCGATTCCACTATCAAATGATGTTCTAGGTAGAAAAGAATTATACTTACAACTGAGTGTAGAAAATAGTAACTTCACTATGAGACAAGACTTGATTGCTTCGGGTGCGAATGTGTCTGGAACAAGATTTGACGTGCAATCTAGTTACAGTAATGGAAGTAAGGTAAGAGGTTCCATAGTAACAAGTTCAACGGGAAGTACTTTAGTTGGATATGTCAATGGTCAAGCTTATTATGGTGAGTTTCATACTATGCCAGATGGCACTAAAATGACCGGTTCTTCTCACTCAGTAAATAGTGTACAGATTCGTGATAATCTTAATTTCGTATCTCCTGTGAATACTTCTTCTACCACGACATCATCATCTTCGTCATCAACAAGTTCATCGCCAAATAATTATAGTAGCGGATACTAATGATAGAAACCTCATTATCTAGAGTCAAAATACACGAAGTAATTGAGAGTCAGATACCTGAAGCAATAGATTCTGACAATCCTTTACTTGGTACATTTCTAAAGCAATATTACATATCACAAGAGTTTCAAGGTGGTCCAGTTGATATCGCTGAGAATCTCAATGACTATAGAAGTGTTGATTTTCTCAATAAAGACAATCTTACTGGATTTACTTCAACCTCTCAGTTCATAAAAAAGTTTGACAAAACAATATATGTTGACTCTACAATAGGGTGGCCTAGTAAGTATGGTTTACTTAAAATCGATGATGAGATAATCACTTATACTGGTATAGGTTCTACTTCATTTACAGGATGCGTTAGAGGATTTAGTGGTATTGAAAATAGCGAGAAAACAAACTCTCCAGAGTACCTCACATTTTCTGAAACCGGTATTAGTACTCATGCAGAGAACGCACAAGTCAAGAATCTAAGTAATATCTTCTTACAGAAGTTTTATAAGAAAGTAAAGACACAAATATCTCCGGGGTTTGAAGATCGATCCTTTACAGGAGACTTAGATATATCAAATTTTCTAAGACAGTCAAAAGACTTCTATACCACTAAAGGCACAGAAGAAGCGTATAAAATTTTATTTGGAACTCTGTATAAAGAGAAGGTTGAATTAGTCAAACCTCAAGAGTTTCTCTTCAAACCATCAGATGCAGAGTATTCTGTCAATGATGTGCTAATTTGCGAAAAGGTATCAGGCGATCCTGAATCAATTGTTAATGAAGGTATAATTCAAGGAGATGCGAGTGCATCAGTGTATGAAGTGGAGAATATTTTTCTTGATGGTAAGACTTACTATAAAATAAGACTATCTTCAGATACAATCATAGGTTCTTTCAAACCTATCACTAGAACTCATATAACTGCTTATGTTGCAGCAGGTTCAAGTGTTGTAAGTGTAGACTCTACAGTTGGTTTTGCTAAATCTTCATCATTTAATGTAGGGAGACAAAAATTTACCTACACAGATAAAACCATTAATGAATTTTTGAATGTAAGTGGTATAGGCACTATAAGTGTAGGTGCAACTGTAGATGCAGGTGATGATGCAATCGCATTTATGAGAATACCTGTAAGATTAAAAATATTGAATAGTATTACCGGTTTTACAGGGACAGGTATTCTTCAGCAAAAAGGCAGTGAATATAATATTAAGACTCTTGGTATCAAAAAGAAAGATATAAGATATAGTCAGTGGTTGGAGAATATTGCAACTAAACACACAGTAAAAGACTTCAAGACAATATCTGCAGGTAATTTTGAACTTGTATTGACTGCGAAACACTATTATAAGAAAGGGCAACCTATATCCGTAATAGATATCGATGGTCAGAATCAAGATGGCGTTATTACAGGAATATTGAATGATCAAGTTGTGTATATAAGTGCACCATCTCTTTTAGCGGGTAATCAATATTACATTCAAGCAAAATTATATAAACAAAATAATAATGTCGCTAATATTCAAAATACCTACGCACAAGGTGACACTGTTGTTGTAGCATCAAATAGTTTACCTCATTATTTAATAGATGTACAAAAAAGAATTAGAAACTTTAGCACATCTGGAATTTCTACAAGATCTCAAGTGATTACAATACCAGATCACAATTTACAGAATGGTGATATCGTTCTTTATAATCCTAGTGTATCAGGATCCCCTGTAGCAGGTCTCAGCACCGGTCAATCATACTATGTGACCAATCTAACCTCATCTACGATTTCACTCTCTCTATCGGCAGAGAACGCCCGTAGAAGTCAATATATTACTGTTTTTGATACTTCTGATATTGGAACTAACACTAATCATAATCTCACTCCATTTGAAGTTGGTTTCGGAACTATTGGTGCTCAAAAAATACTTCGTAAGTTTGCGGAACCAGAATACGGATCTTCTAAAGATAAAACTGAAACAGGTAAAGGTGTAGGACTCTTTGTAAATGGTGTAGAGGCATATTCTTATAAATCTTCTGATAAAATTTACTATGGATCACTAGAAACAGTAGATGTATTGAATACTGGATCTGATTATGATGTAATCAATCCTCCTCGCATTTCAATACAGCAGAATGGACACACTGGTGTGGGTGCATCTGTTATCGCTCATGTTAGTGGTAAATTAAGAGAAATACAAGTAACTTCTCGTGGATTAGATTACGAGACAACTCCTGATGTCAAGATTACCGGTGGTAATGGACAGGCGACTGCTGAAGCGAAGATGAGACTCGCACCCCATGAAGTATTCTTTGACAGCACTAGTGTTGGTGGTATTTTAAATACCAGCACTGACAAATTTACATTTACTGAACCACATGGATTCAAACATGGAGAAGAAATTATCTATGGAACCGATGGTTCAACGACCATTGGAATTGGCACTACTCCGGGAAATCTTATTAACAAATCAAGTTATTTTGTCAATAAGAATGATGATTTTACCATATCACTCACCAAAACCCGTAATGAGGCACTTGCAGGTATCGCAACACTTCCAATTACAACCAATGGTGGAGGATTGCATAAGTTTGAAACAAAAGAGTCTAGACTAAAAGTAGATAATATAGAAATTATTTCGTCCACTGATTTTCAAAATAGAGAGAACACTGTTGATAGTGTAGGTATCAATACCTTCAAAGATTTAATAACCATACCAAATCATAGATACTCATCAGGAGAATTAATAAGATATGGTGGAGGGACAGTAACAGATATCTCTGGTCTTACATCTGGAAAAGATTATTATGTTGTAAAGATTGATGATAATAATTTCAGAGTTTCTATTTCAACTTCTTTAGTTGATTATGTAAAGATGTCTTTACCCGGAACCGGAAAACATACATTCAATTATCCACCACTATCCGTAACTATTGATGGTAGACAAGGAATATCAACTTCAAACGCGACTGCATCTGCTGTCATTCGAGGAGAAGTTGATGGAATTCATATAAAAGCAAAAGGTGATAATTTTGGATCTCTCTTTATCAATGACAATTATAAACCTGATGCGATAGTTGTTGAAGGATCTAAATCGGCATTTGATCCTGTTATTGTAAATGGAAGAATAGATTCTGTGTCAATTAAGAGTGGTGGTAAGGATTATTTCAGTGCTCCTGATATAATTGTGAATGGCGACGGTGTGGGTGCAAAACTAATTGCAAGAGTGGCAAATGGAAAAATCGTGGGTGTAGATGTAATAACAAAAGGTGCTGGATACACAGTTAATGGAACCACTATCACCGCAAAAACTCCGGGTTCTGGTGTAATTATATCACCTAACTTGAAGACATGGACTATTAATAATGTTCAACGTTACGCTAATTATGGTGATGTAAAGGATGATGATGGATTTTATGGCGAATTAAAGGTAGCAGAAAACGGATACCCTTACGTAAATTATTATGCATCAAGAAAATTACGCGATTATTTGGATGATAATGGCACTGATCATTCACCAATACTAGGATGGGCATATGACGGTCATCCAATATACGGACCTTACGCGACTCAAAATTTTGATGGTAGTGGACCTCTAAAATACATGCAATCCAGTTATGTCAAGATATCTGGAATATCGAGAAGTGATGGTCCCGCATTGACAGACTATCCTGCAGGATTTTTTATTGAAGATTATGAATATCAAGAAGGATACGGAGATCTTGATGAACATAATGGTAGATTTGCGGTAACACCAGAATATCCTAATGGTGTATACGCTTACTACATTACAGTTTCTAATAATCTTGTTACAAATCCTTTATCACCCTTTACTAATAGAAGAGAACCTATTTTCCCTTATATTGTTGGTGATACTTACAACTCTAAGTTATTACAGTATAACAATCAATTTACATCAACACAGGATTCTTTTCCTGAAGATTTGTTAAGAAATACTGAGAAATATAACTTAGAAGAATACTCAGGCGTTGCTGCTAGTGCAAAGAAAAAAGTAAGCATTGCTAAAATAAAAAATACTCAAAAAGGATCTGTTGACTCTGTTAAAATTGTAGAAGGTGGGACAAATTATAATGTAGGAGATAAACTTACTTTTGATAATTCAAACACAGATGGTTTTGGTGCATTTGGTAAAGTTACTGAATTAGTTGGAGTTGCTGCAACTGTTGTCACCTCTACCGTAAAAATCAACAAAAGAATTGAACTATTTGCCAAAGGTAAAACTGTAACAGGTATTGTTACGACAGGTATACATGATTACGTAACTGGAATACCAATACAGATTAGTGGCATATCATCTACGGCATTTAGTGGATTAGAGGGCACATTTCCAATCAAAGTTAATTTTGTAAGAAGTGGATTAGGAACATCACTTCTTGCAAGTGGTCTGACAACTACAATACCTCTTCGAGACGACATAGACATTTTTGATAATAATGATCTTGTGCAGGTAGATGAAGAGCAAATGAGAGTGATTTCACACGATCGTCTCAATCAGAAAATTACATTACTACGTGCTCAGAACGGAACTACAGGTGCTGCACATACAGATAGAGCAGAAATTTATAGAAGAGAAAATAAGTTTACATATGAAATTGATAGACCAATAGTTACTGCAACACCTATCAATGAATCACTATTTTTTGATGCCACAAAAAATATTGGTGCGGGTCTTACAAGTGGTGTAGGAATTGGTTCTACAGTATCATTCATAGGTGCAGGAAATATATCTACAACAACATTTATTCCAATCAAGTCAATAAGACTTCCCGGACACCCATTTAAGCATGGTGATCCTCTAACTTATACACCTAACAATGGAACAAATTTACTGTATTCATTTGATGGCACTAACACACACTTTTTACCAAATTCAGGATTATTTGTACAAAAAATTAATAATGATCTAATTGGTATCGTGACGAATGCTTATCAAATTGATAATAAGCATGATAGAGTCTTTTTGACTGGAAATACAGGTGTGGGTAATAGTCACTCATTTAGAACTAATAGAAACGTTGCAACTGCAGATGCAACTACATTTGAGGTCACTGTTTCCACTGCTACAACACATCATCTTGATAGTTTCGATGAAATCGACATGAAGATTGTCTCTGCAGGATCAAGCACACTTAATATTAATTACGATCCCGGAACAAAATTTATAAGTATTGGTTCATCAAATAATCCACCAATTGAAAGCACAGTTGGTGAAAAACTTATTTTCGATACTTCTGATTCTGATTTGTTAGGAACAAAACTTGATTTCTTTTTAGATCAAAAATTTACAAAAACATTTGTAGGATCTGGTAAATCTACAGTGGAACGAACTGATAATTTAATTCCCGGAATCACATCTGCAAGAACCACACTTCACTTAACAGAAAATGTTCCTGATGTTTTATATTATAAGTTCTCATCTGTTTCTAACAAAATTGTAAATATTGATGAAGATACTACTGATTATGGTAAGATTATTGTTAACCCAAGTAAATTTACAGGTAAACATTCTCTAACAACATCTACAGGTGGAACATTCACATTCTTGGTTGGTGGACTACCAGAAAGAGTCGGATATACAAGTGAATCAAGTATTACTTACACTACTAATTCTACTAATGCTCGTGGACCTATTTCAAGAGTTATTTTAGAAGAAGGTGGATTAAACTACAAAGATTTACCCAAAATTTCTGTTGCTTCCACTACAGGTAAATCAGCAGTGATATTAGCAGAAACTGAAACAGCAGGTAAATTACTAACCACAGAAATTTTAGAATTTGGATATGATTATCCTTCAGATTCAACATTATCTCCTGAAGCATCTGTACCAAATATTATTACACTCAAAGATAATTTTAGTCTAAAATCTATAGGAATTACTTCTACTGGTTCTAAGTATCTAACTGCCCCTGATATCATCATATACAATAGAGAAGATGATGTTGTGAATACAACTGTAGAGGCAGTGGCAAATCTTGAGGGTTCATCTGTTAATAATGTTAGAATCATAAATTCCGGTGGTAATTTGAAAAGCACAGATACTGAAGTCTTTGCTGTCAACAATACGAATGGTGTTGGTATTATAAGTGCAACATATTCCGATCCTACTGTTACTTTAAGATTACAAACACCTTCAGGTGGTTTTACAACAGCACTGCCTGTACCATTCACAATAGGTGATGAGATTTTTGTTGAAAATGTTGGTGTATCAACAGGACACGGTTACAATTCCTCTGATTTCCAGTACTCATATTTTGTTGTCAGTGGTGTTAATACAAATGCAGGTCTTGTAAATCAGGCAACTATTACATACATTGTAAACACAAATCCCGGAATTCATGATTTTCAAAATTTTGGTATGGTGACAAAGAAATCTGATATTGCACAATTCAACGCTATCTTAGAGGAAGGAACTTTCTTCTCAGGTGAAGAAGTTTATACTGACAATACAGCAACAAACATCTCAAGGGGACAAGATAGTTCTACAAATATTATTCGAGTTGATTCTGTTGATGGACTCAATGTCGGAGATTTAGTATCAGGTAGAACTTCTAGAGCATCAGGTATTATAGAGAGCATCACTCCAAACACAGGTAGATTTAAGTTAGGGTCTACATTGAAAAAAGCGTACGGGTGGGAGAGAGATACTGGTAAAACAAATGAGTTTTTTCAAAGAATACAAGATAATGATTATTATCAAAATTTTTCTTACTCTCTCAAGTCTCTTGTAGGTATATCAAGTTGGAGTGAGCCAGTTGAATCATTGGCACATCCTGCAGGATTCAAAAAACATTCTGATCTTTTAGTGCCTTCAGTAGGGTCTGTTGGTTTTGGATCTACAGTTGCAGCAAAAGAGCAAGTTATTTCTTCCATTGTTCTTATTGATAATAAAGCAGATATTAATTGTAAGCATGACTTTGATTTAGTCAGAGAAATTACTGACGCTACTCAAACTAAAAGTGATAAGGTTGTATTTCAGTCTAATAAGTTTGGTAATGCTCTTGTTTGTAAGTCAAACAGAGTTTTGGAGATAGATGATATTAGTCCTCAATTCTATACAGATCCAAATTTATTAAGATCAGCACAAATTGATGCTTGGTCTGCTGCTGAAATTTCAGCAGTGAAATACTATGCTCAAGTAGTTCTTGACGCCACTGCGGGTGTCTTGGTAAATGAAACACAATATTCAGAGTTTGTTGTATCACATAATGGTGATGTGGCAATAATCAATCAATATTCAGATTTATCAGATTCCTTTGATCTGGGTGATTTCACTGCAGATATGGCAAATGGTCAGGTTTCAGTATCGTTCAGTCCTTATAATAGCACCTTTGTTTATGATATAACAGTGTATCGTGAGATCTTGAATCAGGGAGTGGGTGTTGGAACTACGTCCTACGGTGGTATAAAGAAGGTCGGTGTTTCATCTTTTGTCGCATCTTCAGGTTCTCCATCTGAACAGATAATTCAATCAATTGATGCTAATGCATTCAAGTCTGGAACTGTCCTTGTCGCTGCAACTGGAAATACAAAAGAAAAAGAATTTCTAGAAGCGAGTTTTGTTGGAATAGGATCTACAGTTCAATTCATTGAATATGGCAAGATGAAAGAGGATATGGATTTAGGCACATTCAATGTGGGTATGACCACTACAAATAATATACAACTCAAGTTCACACCTGCTGCAGGTATAGGTGTGACGATTGCAACACTAGCAACTCTTGTAGGTGTGGGCACTACAGTGTCGGATGGTATTCCGGGTGGTTCTTATGAGGTGGGAGATGCATATCTACAATCGAATAGAACTGAGATATCAGCATCTGGAACTCCTGCTGCTACTAATGTATCCTCTTTATCATATAGTAATTACACCAGTGTTAAATATTATGTGGAAGTTGAAAACGTTACTAATAACGAATATTCAACATTTCATGTCGCTACTAATGCATATGAGGGTGATTCTAATTATATCAAGTATGGAAATGTCTCTACTGCTCTAACTGCTAAACGAGATATTCAAAATACAGATATTATTGTTTCTGGTTTCAATGTAATTTTACAATTTACTCCTATGGAAAATAGAGATTATATTGTAAGAGTATCTGAGATAAGAATCGACAAACCTGATGATGTTAATAACGATACTACAATAGAATACTAATGTTTAAGATAGGATCAGTAAATAAAAAATTTAATAAAGAAACTGAAACCTTTAGGTATTCATTTCATCTAACTCATAAGGGAGATCCTATTTTCCTAAAATCTTTTGATGGGGCGGACCCAGAAAAGGTTTTGTTAGGTTCAGATTCAATAGTATTAAAAAATCATTTCTTCACCACAGGTGAGGAGTTAGAATATTTTGCAGATGGTTCATCAATAGGTATAGATCACACAAGTAGTGGTGTTGGTGCTGCCACTACATTACCGACTAAGGTTTATGCTATAAAGGTCGATGAAAATAAAATAAAACTTGCAGCGACACCTGCTTTAGCAGCAGCAGGAACACACATCGGATTAACAACCGTTGGCGTTGGAGCAAGTCATGCATTTATTGCAACGAAACAGAATAGTAAAGTTATTGTAGCATTAGATAATATAATTCAGTCTCCACTTTACGAAAAGGTTGGTGCTGCCACCACAACAGTATCGATTCTAAACAGAGTTGTGTCATTATATGATGCAAGTATATTTAAACCATATGATCTTATAAAGATTGATAATGAGATCATGAGAATTCAAGTTGTTGGATATAATGGAAATACAAATGATGTATTTGTTGACAGAGAATGGATGGGAACACAACTATCAGGACATACTAATGGATCTGATGTTCAATTAGTAAAAGGTGACTATAACATTATTAAGGATAAAATAACTTTTGCTGATGTTCCTTTTGGTGGTATAAAGGAAACTGTTGGTGTGAGTTCAAATCAATTTAATCTAGTAACAAATAGTTTTACAGCACTATCAGATTTCTTAATCACTGGATCGGAAGTAAGATTAAGAAGTTTCAATCCTCCTGCACCATTAGTAGGAAATGATAATTACTTTATAATAAAAAATGGTAATAATAACTTTTCTCTTGCAGCAAATAAAGGTGATGCTCTTGTAGGAACTGCCATAACCTTTACATCTGCAGGGGTGGGAACTCACAACTTTTTATTTGTAGACACTTCAAATGGAAGTTCATTTCAAGGTAGATCATTTATGCGATCTGACTACACTGGTAATGTGATTATGGACGATGTTTCTGGAGGTTTTACTGGTATAGCAAAGACTTTTACTATTACAAGTTCAGGAGTCAATACAACAGGTATTACAAGTGATTTTGGTGCTATACTGGTAAATAATATTTTTCAAAAACCAGAAATAGATTATGACTTTATAGGTGGTTCTGCAACAGGTATTACATCAATAAGATTTACAGGTAATGATACAGATACTATAAATCTAAGTGATGTAAATGCGAATCAATTACCTAGAAAAGGTCTTATAGTTTCAATAGCAAATTCGGAGGGATATGGATATCAACAACGACAAGTGGGAACAGGAACCGCAGTGGTTACGGGATTTGGTACGATTACAGTTGCAATTGGATTCAGTGGATCCGGATACAGAAATCCTCCTACAACTTATAGAATTTTGGTCGATGGCGGAAATCCTACGGTTGGGAGTGCTGGCACATTTACAGTCGAAGGGGGACATATAAAGGATGTGTTTATGAGTCCTGTTGGAACAGGATACACACATACGAATGTACCTAGAATTACTTTTGACAGTCCAGTTGGATATGATGATTTACAACTCATCAGTTCTTCCACAGGTATTGGTGCCTCTGTAACTGTAGATGTGGGAGTAGGTCTAAGTATAACTTCAGTAAATCTGAATAATATAGGTTATGGTTTTACAATTGGTGAACAACTTAGAATTGCAGGAATACCCACAGTAGCAAGTATTGGATCTACATTTCAAAACGCTGTATTTACAGTGACTGAAACGAGAGATGATGAATTTGCAGGATGGGTATTTGGTAAATTACAAGTTTTGGATGATTTTTCCAATGAATTTGATGGTCGTAAGAAAGTCTTTACAATGACTGAGAACAAACAACCATTGAGTGTCGAGAAAGATGCAGGTTCACTTATAGATTTAGAGAATAACTTACTAATATTCTTAAATGATATTATACAAGAACCTAATGTTGCATATGTGTTTAGTGGTGGAACTCAAATTGAATTTACTGAACCCCCTGTAGAGGGAACATCTTTACAAATTCTTTTGTATAGAGGAACTGACTCTGATGTTGCTATAGAAGGAGCATTACAAACAATCAAGACTGGTGACAGTATAACAATAAGAAAGAGTAATGGTGAAATCACCCCTGTTACACAAAATGAGAGAATTGTTGCTGCAATTACATCAAGAGATACATTGAGAACTAACATATATTCTCAACAAGGAATATCAAATCAGATCTCACCACTAAGACCTGTGATTTGGTGTAAGCAACAGGATGATCTATTTGTTGATGGTGCTGCTGTGAGTAAATCAAGAGATCTTTATGATGCGAGAGTGAAACCTGCAGCAAGAATAATAAAAAATATCAGCACAAGTGATAACACATTCTATACTGGTGGTGGGGCTGTTATATTCAGTACAGCAGAAGAACCTAACACATCAACATTTGATATTCAAATTATAGATGCTGATAAAAATAATACTGGGTTTGGAACCACCACATTTGCAAACCCAGTTGAAACGGTAACAGATGTGTCTGTCTCTGGAGATCATGGTGTTATAACTGGTATCGGAACAACTGCACAAGGAATACAGTTTAATATTCACATACCATTATCATCACCAATTAGAGATAATGATTTGGGTGGTTTGACCAAGACAGGAATCTCTACTGGAGATTTCTTCTTAGTAAGTAGATCGAATGTGGGAGGTGGAGTGACTGCATTATCACAAGATAGAACGGTTGCAATTTCGTCATGCTCTGACCTTATAGATACTGTGTACCAAGTATCACATATAGAAGATATCGCTCCTATAGGTTCTGCATCTTCTGTTAGAGTTCATGTAAATGTAGAGACCGGTCATGGTCTTAACTTCACAGGACTAGGTTCAGGGATTGGAAACTATTACGGTGACTATAGTTGGGCAAAATTCAGTTCATCTAGAACCACTGGAATAGCATTCACTTGCAATACCTCAGATGGACTCACAGGTCTGTCTACTGCACCAACAATAGTTCGTACAACGAAACTATCATTAGATTATACCTAAATAACACTATCAAATTGTAGAGAAGAATGCCTGCGATCATTACAGATCAAATAAGAGTATTAAATGCGGAGAATTTTGTCAACGGAATTTCAACGACGACAAATAGTTACTACGTGTTTATTGGGTTGCCGAACGCTACGGAAATTAATTCAGATTGGAATACCAATACTCCGGCACCTATTGATAACTTTGACGATCACGATAATATATACGATACACTTATATCTGCTAAGAAAATAAATTCTAGCGATGTTCTTCAAGTTATAAGAAAAATTACTTGGACTACCGGAACGATATATGAGATGTATCGTCATGATTATGACATCAATAATACCACACCACAAACTAATTCATCAAATTTATATAATTCAAATTTTTATGTGATGAACTCTGACTTCAGGGTTTATGAGTGTATATTCAATGGAGCAAACCCAACAAATAGTGGAAAGGGTATTGCATCTCTTGAAGAACCAACACATACTGATTTGCAACCAAGATTAGAGTCTGATGGATATCTTTGGAAATATCTTTATACTGTAAAACCAAGCGATATTGTAAAATTTGATAGTGTGGACTATATTCCAGTTCCACAAGATTGGTTGAATAGTTCTGATACTCTTGATGTGAGAAATGCTGCTGTAGACGGTAAAATAGAAACAGTGGTTATTGAGGATACGACCTCTGCTGCTTATCAATTCAGTGGTACAAAAAATAATGTACCTATCAGGGGAGATGGTCAAGACGGACTAGCATCTGTAACATTTGTCAATGGTAAACCCACCTCTGTTCAGGTCACTAATGGTGGTTCAGGATACACCTTTGCAACATTAGATCTAGATTCAGTTGTTACAGGATCAGGTGCAGTTTTTTCAGTTATAATACCACCACCAAAAGGACATGGTGCAAACATATATACAGAACTTGGAGCAAACAAAGTTCTTGTCTACTCTAGAATAGAAAACAGTGATACAACAAATCCTGATTTTCCGGTAGGTAATCAGTTTGCTCGTATCGGAATTTTGAAAAATCCAAACATAAACGGAACAACTAATTTACTCACAGCATCCAGTGCAAGTGGTGTATATGGTTTACGTCTTGCAGGAGCAGCATCAAGCACTATGAGTGTATCTGTTGATGGACAAATTACACAAACAATAGGTATAGGATCAACTGCAGTTGGAAAAATTATATCCTATGATCCAGTAACCAAATTTCTGAGATATTGGCAAGATAGATCTCTCGCTACGAATAGTTCTACAGGTGCAAATCCCACCTATGGTTATCGTCTAAATAGGTTCACGAGCACTCCTGCAACGGGCGGTTCTATCAATGTTGTTGTAACAACAACCACAGGAACACAGACTGTAGGGATTGAGACCACATTCACAGGTGTATCTACATCAGTGAATTCAAAAACATATTATTTCGGACAATCCATTAATAGCGGTATTGCTTCCCCTGAGATAGAAAAATACTCTGGAGACATTATTTACATTGATAATCGTCCAGAGGTGACAAGAGCACCAAATCAAAGAGAAGATATTAAAATCGTCTTAGAATTCTAAAGATGCCACAGAACACCAACTTAAACGTCAATCCATATTTTGATGATTTCGATAAGAATAAGAATTTTAATAAAGTCTTATTCAAACCCGGAACTCCTGTTCAAGCAAGGGAACTAACAACTTTACAATCTATCTTACAAGATCAGATTGAAAAATTTGGACAACATATGTTCAAAGAAGGATCAGTTGTGATACCCGGATCTGTTGCTTATGATAATTCATATTATGCTGTAAAATTAGAGTCTACATTTTTTGGTGTTCCAGTAGAGTCATATTTTGATAAATTAGTTGGATTAGAAATAAAAGGTAAATCATCAGGTGTGACTGCTGTAGTCAAAAGTGTTCTAAAAGCATCAAAGTCTACTCAAAATACTACAACATTATATGTAAAGTATAGAGCATCAAACGCTAATGACAAGACAACGCAAACATTCCAAGACGGAGAAAACCTTGTTACTTTATCTGATTTTACTTTTGGTAGCACTACTATTACTACAGGATCGGATTTTGCAACTTGTATACTAAAAAATGCCACAGCGACAGGATCTGCATTCACTGTTGTTGAGGGTGTATTTTTTGCTCGCGGTGCTTTTGTACAGGTAAATACAGAAACTATAGTATTAGATCAGTATAGTAATAATCCATCTTATAGAGTTGGATTTCAAGTTATTGAAGAGATTATAACTGCGGTGGAAGATGATTCATTATATGATAATGCTGCAGGATTTAGTAATTATACAGCCCCCGGTGCTGACAGACTTAAGATTAGTCTAAGATTAACCAAGAAAGCGTTAGATAACTTTCAAGATGAAAACTTTATTGAACTCTTCAGAACTAATAAAGGTGATATTAAGAAAATTGAAGTAAGAACTATATATAATGAAATAGCAAAAGAACTTGCTAGAAGGACATTCGATGAGAGTGGAGATTATTTTGTTACACCATTTTCCTTTGAACCTAAAGAAAGTCTAAATGATAGACATTCTCAATTTGGAGTATTTTTCCCAGAAGAAACCACTGATGATAATAATACACCATCTAAAGAAATTGTAAGTATTAAAGTTGGACCCGGTAAAGCGTATGTTAAGGGTTATGAAACAGAAACTTATGGATCAGTATTTGTTGATTCTAAGAAACCAAGAGAAACAGAATTAGTAGAATCTTCTACAGTTCCTTTTCAAGCAGGAAATCTTATAAGACTCAACAATGTATATGGTGGTGCGAGTGTCGGTATAGCAACAACAGGATATGTTGATCTAAGAAATGACAGATTATCTACTGATAGAGATGAACCTGCAGGTCAATCAATTGGTAGAGCAAGAGTATATGATTTCAAACTTTCTGCAGGTGGATACTCAAATGCTGCATCTAGTTTTGATTTATTCTTATTTGATATTCAAACAGACACAGAGATCACCTTAAATAATACATTATCATTATCAGCACCTGCATTAGTCGAGGGTAAAAGATCTGGTGCTAGAGGATTTTTAAGATCTCAGACAGGAAATATCTTAACCTTACATCAAACTGCAGGTCAATTTATTCAAGATGAAGCGATTACTGTAGATGGAATCGATAATGGAAGAATTATCACAAAGGTCACAGAATTTGGTGTAAATGATATTCATTCTATTAGACAAGAAGTTGGTGTTCAAACATTCAGTGGTGACACAATTTTAGAACCTAGAATTGTATTTGGTGGACAGTCATTTAACATTTCTGCTGCTGCAGGAAGTAAATCAACTGTATCATCATCTTCAAACTCATGGACAGTTGGAATACAAACAGGTGATATTATTCAATATAATCGATCTGGAGTTACAGGAACTGTACTTAATAGAGTCAAAACTGTATCTCCATTGGGTACAAGTATTGAAGTAGAAGCAGTTGCAAATGTATCTAATGTATGCACAGGTTCTATTCCTTCAAGTGCAATTAATGTATCAGGTTTGAGTGTTGTATCTCCAATCATAAGAAGTTCGCAGAGTGGATTTTTATTTGCAGAGATGCCTGATAGAAATATAGAGTCTGTTGATCTTACACGTTCGGATATATTTGTAAGAGATGAACTTAGAGGAAGAACAATAAATTCATTAGGGACATTAGATTTACCTACTCTAAGTGGTACAGATTTTGTATATGCACCATTTGATGAAGAGAGATATACATTATTATATGAAGATGGAACTATCGAACCTCTTACAACAGATCAATTCGTAATAACTGGTGGTGGAAAAGGTGCAACTTTGAGTGGATTATCTGCAAGCAAGAATAATGTGGTTGTTCATGTAACTAAACAGAAAGTGAAGGTTGTAGCAAAAGATAAAGATCTACGACGTTGTGAATCTATTGTTGTAAGTGGATCAAAGTACTCTTATTCGGGTGTATCAACTTCTATAGGTGACGGACTGACTTACAATATTGCGTATGGAAAGAGAGTTCAAGACAGAGAAATATCTTTAGACACTGCTGACGTAGTAAGAGTTCGTGCTGTGTTTGAATCCTCAACTAACGCTGATCCAACAATACCATCTCTTACATTTACAGGTTTGGATGGACCTAATGCTAACAATTCAGATCTTATCAAGGGCGAATCTGTAATAGGAAAAGTCTCAGGTGCATCTGCATTGATTCTAGGCACCACTGGCACACAATCTGCATTTACTAAAAGTAGTAATGAAGGAAACTTTATAGAGGGAGAGGAGATTTACTTCACTGAGAGTGGAGTTGGTGGTAAAGTTAGTTCTGCAACGTTAGGTGATAAGGAAATAAGTGCAAATTTCATATTAGATAATGGTCAGAGAGCAGAATTCTATGACTTTGGTAGATTGATAAGAAGACAGAATGCTCCTGAACCATCAGGTAGAATCAAAGTTTTTTTTGATAAATTTGTCATAAATTCTGAAGATAGTGGGGAACTGATAACAGCAAGTAGTTATAATTCAGATTTTTATGATATTGTTCCAAGTTTTAGAGGAAGAAGAAACACTGATGTTGTTGATATTAGACCAAGAGTAGCAGATTATTCTGGTTCATTATCTCCGTTTGAGTGGAGTTCAAGAATATTCTCAGGATCCGGTCAATCAGTATCAAATGTTCTTGTCTCTGATGAGAATATCACATTTGATTATAAGTATTATCTTGGTAGAATAGACAGACTGTTTTTAAATAGTGATTCTACTTTCACACTTGTTGAAGGAAACGCTGCTAGATCACCTCAAAGACCTGAAGCAGTTGACAGTTCATTTGAATTAGCAGAGATTACATATGCTCCATATGTATTTGATGTGAATAGAGACATCACAATTGAAACTAGAGGTAATAAGAGATACACCATGAAAGATATTGGTGCTATCGAAAAACGAATTGAAAATGTAGAATTTGCAACTTCACTATCATTACTAGAGGCAAAAACTGAAGCATTAGTTGTCAAAGATCCAGATACAGGATTAGATAGTTTTAAAACTGGTTTTGCGGTAGATAATTTTAGTACTTTTGCTTTAGCGGATACCACTATACCAGAATTAAAATATGATATAGAAGACGGTGCTGCTGTGGCAAGAGCAAACTATGATGTTATTGACCTACTCATTGGATCTGAATCAATAATTGGTTTGTCAGGTGTTCCCAACAATGCAGTTGATATTAGATATGCAACTGACCTAGGTTCTCAGAATGTTAAGAAAATAGGTTCCAAGGTTCTTTTGGATTATCAAGAAGTTGTAGATTTTGATCAACCATTTGCGAGTAGAGTCATAAATGTCAATCCATATGATGTTGTCACATGGCTTGGACAGATGTTTATAAATCCAACCGAGGACGTATGGGTAGAAAGAGAGTTCAAGAGTTTTGATGGTGGTTTTGGTGTTACAGAGGTAATTACAGAAACTGAATCTATACCAAATCTTAGATCACAGAACATTGCATTTACAGGAAATAGACTAAAACCCGGAACTAAGTTTTTTAGTTCATTCTCTAGAACAGATATGTCAGATGACAGAAGTTTGACAGTTCCAAAACTAATTGAAGTCACACCAATCAAAGGTGCATTCCAAATTGGCGAAACAGTAACAGGTAAACTTCTTAATAATCAAAACACAAATATAATTCCTGAAATTAGATTTCGTGTTGCTACACCTAATCATAAAGATGGTCCATATAATGCCCCTACATTAGTATATGAATCGAGTCCATATGACGGTGCCGGTATATCATCTTCTTATAGTGACACAAGCACACTTATAAACGTTGACACTGGTAGTTTGAATCAGAAATCTGATGAAAGATTTTTTGGTAATATTGTCAAAGATATGAGACTTGTCGGTGAAACAAGTAATGCAGAAGCACAAGTCAAAGAAGTCAGATTAATTTCAGATGAATTTGGTGCGTTACTAGGGTCTATTCATATTCCTACTGGCAATCCTAGTTTTACTAATGGAAGCAATACTGTTGCTATTAGTGCTGCTAAAGGAGATGTAACACAAAAACCCGGAGAATTGCCAATAAGTAAGGCAAGTTCAAACTTCTTCTCCAGAGGAGAATTGATTACACAGACCACTATAAACCGAGTGGCACCCCCACCCCCTCCACCACCACCTAATAACTTTCAGGGAGATGACCCTCTTGCACAATCTTTCAATGTGACAGAGTATCCCGGAATCTTTATGACATCTGTGGATATGTTCTTCTTCACAAAGAGTAAAAATATACCTGTAGAAGTAAGATTGGTTCATGTAGAAAATGGATATCCAACAACTCGTTCAATAGCAAGTAAAGTTTTGGAACCAAGTCAGGTTAATACATCTGACAATGGAACAGTGCCGACTAATTTCAAGTTTGATTTCCCAGTATATCTTCCTGCAGGAGAATATGCTTTTGTGATCTTAGCATCTACTCAAGAGTATCAAGCATGGATATGTCGTGTGGGTGAAGATGATATTCTCACAAAAGATTTGCCAGAACTTGCAAAGGTTGTTATTAGTAAACAACCATCAACAGGTTCTCTATTCAAATCACAAAATGCATCTACTTGGACTGCATCTCAATTAGAAGACCTCAAGTATAAAGCATATAAAGCAAAATTCATAACTGGTCAGGGTACATTCAAGATGTACAATCCAGAGTTGCAAACTTTCAATCAAAGAAATCTTTTACCTCCTAATCCAATTGAAGTATTTGATAAGAAAGTTACAGTTGGTCTCTCCTCTGATTTGAAAAATCCAAATATTGTTGTTGGAACACAAATCAAACAAAACAACAGAACATCTAGTGGGTTTGTTGAAGGAAGATTAGGTGCTGTTGGTGCAGCAAATACTGGATTGAATATTACTAATGCAGGTATTGGTTACTCAAATACAACCTTTGGCACAGTGAACTTCACAACCTTGACTGGTAACGGATCTGGTGCAACAGGTATTGTTACTGTGTCAGGTGGAACTGTAGATAGTGTATATGTTCTAAACACAGGATCTGGATATCAAGTTGGTGACACTGTGACCGCAACACTTGGAAGTAATAACCTTGGTAGAAACTTGGTATTAACAGTAGGTGTTGTAACATCCACTAATGCATTAAAATTAACAGGTGTAACAGGACAAGATTTCAACACATCTGAACTTGTACAGTATGTCTCATCAGGAGGATCAACTGAAACTCTTACAGCAATAACTCCAACAAGTGTGACTATCAATTCTGATGAGTTTGATGGAAAACATATCAGAGTTTCTCATCCCAATCATGGTATGCATGCTTTCAACAATAAAGTTGAACTCACACGTATAGAAGGAGACACTATACCAACAAATATTACTGTTGGTTATGGTGCTAGTTCAATTGAAAATATTAGTATAGCATCTTCTGCAAACTTCAACATATTTGAGGGATCACAAGTATCCAGTACCAATCCCGGCTTTGCATTAGTTGCAAATGAAATTATTGCTTACACAGGTGTAGGTAATAATATATTGACTGGTATTACAACAAGAGGTGTTGATGGTACAACAACTCAATCATTCTTACCCGGAACACCAATTCAAAAATATGAATTCAAGGGTGTTTCACTTAGAAACATTAATAAAGAGCATAGTTTTGTTGACGTCACAAATCCCATCACAGAGAAGATTGGTTTAGATCATTACTTCTTGAATATTGGTGGTACAAAGTCATTTACATCACACTCACTTGGTGGTGGAGTAAATGTAAGAGCGTCACAAAATATTCAATTTGAATCAATGTTTCCAAACTTGAAACACTCTTTACCTGATGATACAACCATAAATGCTAGTGCAAGAACTACCTCTGGTACAAGTATAAGTGGTAATGAAACATCATTCCAAGATCGTGGTTATCAACCTGTTTCTCTAAGTGGCGAGACTCAATTTTCTGACCCTAGAATAATTGCATCTAGAGTCAATGAGTCAAATAAACTCACCGCTTTACCCGGTGCTAAGTCATTTACACTTGAAGTAACTATTGGAAGTACAAATGAAAATGTATCACCTGTTGTTGATGTTTTTGATAGCAATATTACAGTCAAATCAAATAGAGTAAATGCACCGATTGCTAATTATATTACTGATAGAAGATCTAACACATTACTCGAAGATCCTCATTCATTCTCATATGTAACATCTGTAATTGAATTAGAAAACCCTGCAAGTTCATTGAAAGTTATTCTTTCTGCATTCAAACCCGGAACTTCTGACATCAGAGTTCTTTATAGGTTGAGAAGAGCAGATGGGTCTGATATTGATAAGGTGTTTGAACTGATGCCCGGATTCAATAATATTGATATTAATGGTAAAGTTATAGATGGTAAGAATAATGATGGTAGATCTGATAGACAGATAAGTAATAGTGTGACAGGACAGTTCCTAGAGCATCAGTTCACAGCGAACAGTCTTCCACAGTTTAGTGGTTATCAGGTAAAGGTTGAAGTAACTTCAACCAATCAGGCACAATCACCAAGCATACGTGACTTTAGAGTGATTGCTTTAGCGTAGTGAAATTTCCATCCATTCAAGACTTAATAAGGAAGTACGCTCGTCTTCCCAGTAAGAAATTATGGATTGCTGCTTTGAAAATAAATCGTTGGCCAGTCAAATGGTGGGACGAAGAAGTAGAAGCAAGAAGGAAAAAAGAAGAACTACGTAAAAAACGAATCAAATCTTTATACCCTAGTAATGGCAAAAAATGATTAATGCATGGAGTCTAGCAGCAGAAGTTCTTGAGGGAACTTTAGATGAAAATTACCCAATTATGAAAAAAGCACCTATCAACGATCGCGACGATCTAAAAAGAGATCTGAATACTGGAGCGATTGTAAACACAGACACCGTATATTATGAAAAATATATGGCAGAAAAGAATAGAGTCAAATCTCAAAGAAATGAGATTACGGAATTGAGAGCAGAGATAGAACTGCTCAAGGCAATGATACGAGATAAATAATCTTAGTATATAAGGTATAATGGCAGTTCCAACAGTCAATTTAGTAATTGAACAGGGTGCTGACTTCGCAAGGACTTATTCCTTGAAGAAGGCAGATAATACTCCTTTGGATCTTACTTTCTATACCTTTGAAGCACATATGATCAAGAGTCGTTCCTCTATTCATAGAGGAATGGAAGGTAATATGATCAGTATGGGCACTACCTTTGGCAACAATCCTGCACAAGGACAACTAACTGTTTCATTTGCATCGACAATGACTTCAGTGGGTATTCTGACAGCAGGAAGATATGATTATGATATTGTTATCAAAAACACTAACAATAATAAAAAGACAAAGGTCATTCAAGGTCAAGCATTAGTAAATGGCACCGCTATCTAATGAATGAAGATATTCAATTATTTGTAGTCGAATCAAGTTCTGATTTTGTTGCGTCTATCACAGTAGACGACAATAATGTAGCAGACTCAAATCTTACTGGTGATGGTGTCGGAGACCTTATAGTACAATTTGTAGACTCAGTATCAGGAGCAGGGTTATCAGTGTCAAACTTAAGAGATCTAGGAGATGTAGATTCTACAGCAATACCTTCGGGTTCATCTGCAGGAGATAAATTTGTATTGACATATGATGCATCAAATAATAGATTTACGTTTGTAAATCCAGATGCAGTGATAGATGCTGCAGTCGGTGTTGGAGCAACATTCCCACCACCTGTAGGACTCTCTACACAGACAATTGATTACCTTGATACAGCACTAGATGATAAAATAGATTTGGATGCCGGAACATTCTAGGTTAAGAATGTATTAACACTCATAGGGTAGGTATTAGATTTAATAAATAAAAGGGAGTAAATTTACCAATCTTAAAAAAAATATGGGATCTCCTGTTTTACAGTTTAAGAGGGGTCAGTTTTCAAATCTACCGGGTCTACGTGCAGGTGAACCGGGATTTACGACTGACAAATTTGACCTCTATGTGGGAATAGATTCCACAACATCAAGTAATAAATTTTTCGGATCACATCGTTATTGGAACAGAGAAACTGCAACGGTAGGTTCATCTGTAAGAGTAGTTGAAGGAAGTAATAATGGTTCAAACTATATTGAACTAAAATCACCAAATTCACTTGCACAAAACGTTACCTATACTCTACCTGCAACAGATGTAGCGAACGGTATTTTAGTAAGTGACGGGTCAGGGAATCTATCATATACCACAACAGTTACAGGATCTGGTTCTGGATTATCAGCAGGAACTGTTCCTCTTTCATCTCTAGACATAGATGGAGGCTCAGACATAGGTGCTGCTATAGTTGATGCTGATGAGTTTATAGTTGACGACGGTGGAACCGGTACTAATAGAAAGGTAGACGCTTCTAGAATTAAGGACTATGTTCTTGGTGGTGGACAGGGTGCAAACTTTGCTGCTATTCAGGTAACTGGTATTAGTACACTAGGATTTGCAGATGCCTCTCAACTCAAAGTATCTGGTGTTTCTACATTTACAGGTACAGTAGATATCAACGGAGCAATCGATGTTGACGGTGGTGCTAATATCGCCGGTGGTGAAACAGTCCTAAGTTCTGCTACGGTATCTGATCTAACTGATGGAAGAGTTGTTCTTGCAGGCACATCTGGAGCAATAGAAGATAGCGGTAATCTTACCTTTAATGGTTCGCTTCTAAACGTCACAGGTGCTGTAACTGCATCAGGAACAGTTACTGCCAACCAATTTACTGGATCTGGAGCAGGATTATCTGGTGGTACAACTCCTATTACTACATTAGATATTGATGGCGGTACAGACGTTGGTGAAGACTTAGTAGATGCCGATTTGATTGTAGTTGACAATGGGGCAGGTGGAACAAACCGTAAGTCTACATTATCTAGAGTCAAGAACTATGTTCTTGGTGGTGGACAAGGTGCTACATTTGCTGCAATCAATGTTACAGGAATTAGTACTCTAGCATTTGTTGATTCAACTCAACTTAAAGTATCTGGTGTTTCTACATTCACAGGTGCTATTGATGCTAATGGAAATTTAGATGTAGCAGGAACTGCCACATTTGCCACTCCACTTGCAAACTCCAACTTAGCAAACCCAAGCATGAGTGTTGGTGGAGTCACACTGACACTGGGTGGAACAGATGCAACTCCAGCGTTCAACTTGAGTGATGCTACGAGTTATCCTACTACAAGTCTGGTTGGTACTATAACTAATGCTCAACTTGCAGGATCTATTGCAAATGACAAACTATCAAATAGCACGGTTTCTTTAGGTGGTGTATCTATAGCATTAGGTGGATCAGATTCTACTCCGGCATTCGATCTTTCAGATGCAACAAACTATCCTACCACAAGTCTAACTGGCACCATAACCAATGCTCAATTAGCAGGTTCAATTTCAAATGATAAACTTGCTGGATCAATTGCAAATGACAAGTTAGCAAACAGCACTGTATCATTTGGTGGTGTAACTCTAGCGTTAGGTGCGTCTGATGCAACTCCAGCATTCGATCTTCAGGATGCGACAAACTATCCTACTTCAAGTCTAACAGGTACTATAACCAATACTCAACTTGCAGGGTCAATTGCTGATAGTAAACTAAACACAATTACTACAGCAAATAAAGTTGGTCTTGATGCTTTAGATATTGATGGTGGTACAGATATAGGTGCTGCTATAACTGATTCTGACGAGTTTATTGTAGATGATGGTGGCAACGGTACAAATAGAAAAACAGACGCCTCACGAATCAAGGACTACGTTCTTGGCGGTGGACAAGGTGCTAACTTCAGTGCTATAAACGTATCTGGAATTGGTTCTATTGCTTTTGCAGATGTTACTCAATTAAAAGTATCTGGTGTTTCTACGTTTACAGGCACAGTCGATGTCAATGGTGCTATTGATGCTGACGGTGGTGCTAATATTGCAGGCGGTTTAGTTGCTAACTCAGCAGCGATTTCAGATCTAACTGACGGAAGAGTTGTTCTTGCAGGCACATCTGGAGAACTAGAAGATTCCGGAAACCTAACATTCAACGGATCACAATTAGGTGTAACTGGTACTGTAAATGCTTCAAGCACTGTTACTGGTTCTGAATTCCACACAGGTGCTGAAGGATCTGCAATCAGAGTTACTTCAAACACAATCTCAGGACCTGCAACAATCACTCTTGACCCTGCAGGGGTAGGTGACAACACAGGTAAGGTTGTGATCGCGGGTGACTTCCAAGTAGACGGTACAACCACTACAGTTAATTCTACAACTGTTACTGTTACTGATAAAAATATTCAACTTGCAGACGGTGCTGCTAACGATGCTGCTGCTGATGGTGGTGGTATTACTATTGAATCTGGTGAAGGTAACAAGACATTCCAATTTGAAGCAACAGGTGACAACTTAGGATCTTCTGAGAACCTAAACGTTGCATCTGGTAAAGTATACAAGATAAACAACGTAGAGACCTTGAGTGCAACTACTCTTGGATCTGCTGTTGTAAACTCTTCTCTTACTAACGTTGGAACTCTAACTGCACTCACAGTTTCCGGAACATCAACATTGCAAGGTGATGTAAATTTAGGAGACGCTACAAGTGATACTGTTACTGTAACAGGTCGTTTTGATAGTGACCTTGTTCCTTCAGCAGATGGCACAAGTGACCTTGGTACATCCGATAACGAGTGGCAGGATCTATTCATTGATGGAACTGCTCATATCGACACACTAGATGTTGATGAGAATGCAGGAATAATCGGCAATGCAACAGTTGGAGGCACATTAGGTGTTACTGGTGATGGAACATTTTCAGCAGACGTTGATGTCACAGGCACAGTTACTGCTAATCAATTTACTGGATCTGGAGCAGGATTATCTGCAGGAACTACACCTATTGCCACATTAGATATAGATGGTGGCACAGATATAGGTGCTGACTTAGCAGATGGCGACTTGATCGTAGTTGATGACGGTGCAGGCGGTACAAACCGTAAGTCTGCAATGTCTAGAGTAAAAGAGTATGTTCTAGGTGGTGGATCAGGTGCTACATTCGCAGCAATCAACGTCACAGGTATTAGTACAGTTGCATTTGTAGATGCTACACAACTCAAAGTATCTGGTGTTTCCACATTTACTGGAGCGATTGATGCTAATGGTGGAGCAACTATCGATAATATCCAAATCGGTGTTACCGGTGATAATGAAATAGATACTGCTTCTGGAAATCTAACTATCGATTCTGCAGGTGGCACTGTAGCAGTCGATGATAACTTAACAGTTAGTGGCGATGCAACAGTTACAGGAGGATTAGTTGCAAACGGAAACGTTGATTTAGGAAACGCGACTAGTGATACTATCACAGCAACAGGTCGTTTCGATAGTGATCTAGTTCCTTCTACTGATGGTGCAAGAGACTTAGGTTCATCTGCCTTAGAATGGAAAGATTTATTCCTCGATGGAACTGCTCATGTTGATACATTAGACGTTGATGCAAACGCAGGTATCATTGGTGACGCGACAGTTGGTGGTACACTTGGTGTTACTGGAGAATCAACTTTAGCATCTGCTACAGTCTCAGATTTGACAGCAGGTCGTGTTGTATTAGCAGGCACAGCAGGTGCTATTGAAGACAGTGGTAACCTTACATTCAATGGTTCACTTCTAAATGTCACAGGTGCTGTTACTTCTTCTGGTGCAGTCAACATAGATGACGCCACACAATCAACCAGTAATACAACTGGTGCTTTGATTGTTGATGGTGGTGTTGGTATTGCCAAGAACGCACACATCGGTGGAACACTTGATGTTGATGGACAAATTACAAGTTCTGCACCACTAAGAAACTCAACTGGTGGTGGATTGATTGCAGGAGTTGGTGTACACAGTACTTCTTCTGCAGGTCTTGTAACTGCATTCAAGTTTAGAGGATCAGGTCTAGAGAACTTTATTGTTGAAGATGGCATCGCTGACGTTGTAATGTCTGGTGTTGCTGCTTCCACATTCACAACTCAACAAACTACAGTTGCTACTGAAGGACAGACTGCTATTTCAGTTGATGCTAGTTACACAAACGGATTTGTAGATGTATACCTAAACGGTGTTCGTCTTATCACAGGAGTTGACTACACAGAAACAAACTCAACCACAGTTACTCTTGCATCAGGTGCTACTGCAGGGGATGAAATTCAAACAGTATCTTGGAAAGAACTTGGTGATCTCATTCATGTTCAGTCACTAAAAACTGTTTCTGATCTAACAGTATCTGGGGTGGCAACTGTTACTGGTGGAGTCATTGGTGACGTAACCGGTGATCTAACGGGTAACGCAGATTCTGCTACTGTTGCTACAACTATCACAGTTGCTGATGAGTCATCAGACACAACTTGTTTCCCTCTATTCGCTACTGCTGCGACTGGAAACCTTGCTCCTAAGAGTGGCACAAACTTAACTTTCAATTCTGATACAGGTGCACTAAGTGCTACTTCATTTGCTGGATCTGGTTCTGGATTGACAGCAGGAACTACACCTATTACAACTCTTGATATAGACGGTGCTACAGCAACAAATACACTTGCTGACGCTGACCTATTCATTGTTGATGACGGTGCAGGTGGTACAAATAGAAAAGTCACATTAGAGACAATATCTGAAACAATCTTAGGTGGATCTGGCGGTGCTACATTCGCTGCTGTAAACGTAACTGGTATCGGTACATTCGGTGGTGTAATCGATGGTAACGGTGGTGCTAACATCTCTGGTGGTGCAGGTTTAGTTGCTTCATCTGCAAAGGTATCTGACTTAACATCTGGTCGTGTTGTATTAGCAGGTACAGATGGAGAGATAGAGGATTCTGGAAACCTCACATTCAACGGTTCTAAGTTGACTGTCACTGGTAATGCTCAAGTGACATCAGATCTAGATGTTGATGGTGGAATGAATGTTTCTGGTGGTGAATCTGTAATGAGTTCTGCTACAGTTTCAGATCTTACTTCTGGAAGAGTGGTTCTCGCAGGCACATCCGGAGCAATAGAAGACTCAGGAAATCTTACATTCAACGGTTCTACTCTTGCTGTTACTGGTTCTATTACTGCATCAAGTAACGTCACAGTTTCTGGAAACCTAACAGTCAATGGAACGACTACACAGATCAATACAGTCAACACAACCATTGAAGACACACTACTTGAATTACAGAAAGTAGATGGTGGAAACCTAAGTTCAGATACTAACAAAGACGTTGGTGTCGTCTTGAACTACTATGATGGTTCTGCTAAGAAAGCAGCAATCTTCTGGGATGACTCAGCAGGTAGATTTGCTCTAGCAAGTGAAGCGACTGAAACTGGTGGTGTTCTAGGTTCACTAACATACGGTGGTTTAGAAGTCGGTTCATTATATGTAAATGACTGTGCCGGTGCTTCACAAGTTATCTCATGTAGTGGCACTACAAGGTCCCTTGAAAACATCACGATCGACGGTGGCTCCTTCTAAAATAGGGTTATAAAACTTACATATATAAGGGGACTAGACAGTCTCCTTTTTTATTACCATGGACCCTGAAGTACAAGCATTGATCGCAGTTTATCAAAAAAGATTGTCGGATATGACTGCACAAGCGATTGCCTATGAAGCAAGGATTGCAATCTTATTGAAACAGGTACAAGAACTATCGCAACAACCTGCTCCACAACCTCCTGCACCACAGAAAAAAACAACAAAATCTAGAAAAACAACAGACGCTGGAACATTTTAGATTTTGACTTATGGAATCATATTTTAGTGGTAAGTGGTCAGACAGTAGTTTTGATTCTTACAAGTGGTCTGGTTACCGATTGGTTGAAGAAGTAAACTCTTATAAACCTAGATCTGTTTTAGACGTTGGTTGTGGTTTCAATAGATTCAAAGGAAAAATAAACAATCTACTAGGTATTGATCCGTATAATGATTACGCAGATATAAAAGTATCACTTGAGGATTACAAAGCAGGACCTGTAGATATAGCGTTATGTCTTGGGTCAATAAATTTTGGAGACGACTATACCATAGATAAACAAATAGAAATATTAGATTCATTATGGTATAAAAAGGCATACTTTAGAGTCAATCCCGGTATGGAACATACATGGCATGACAAGGCAGATTGGGACGGAATCGTTTGGTATCACTGGACTCGTAAGAAGGTAGATAGTATTGTTGGTAATTATAAGTACAATCTAGATCGTTTTGAAGAAGAGTATACAACGCAAGGTCATCGACGTTATTATTTTGAATTAAGTAAACCAATTTTATAAATAAAAAGGTAATTACCAAAATATTTACATGTTATCTGGAACAGATTTCGTAAAGAAAATCAAAGAAGGAAACAAAGAATTATTTGAAATATCACGCTCAAATGTTCGTCGTTTCTTCAACTCAAATCCAAGCGACGAATACTTAGTTGAGCACTTCCGTGGACGTATGGTAAACGAAGCTCAAAATATGTATGCAATCGCAGGACAAGTTGCATCTGCTGATCCATCTGCAGACGTAAAAGATCTAGAACTACTTTCTAAGCAAGCATTAGACGAAGCAAAGCACTTCAGAATGGTAAAGGAAGTCATCGAGCATATCACTGGTGAAGAACTAGACGTTGCTGCTGCATTCGCTGCTGAAGCAGAAGCACCACAAGCAAAGGGTGCATCACTTCTTGAGAAGTATGAAGCATCAAACGACGAAGCAGCACTTGCTGCATATCAGTTAGTTGCTGAAGGAAGAGCAGAAGCAGTATGGAACGAAATGGCAGACTGTGTAGAAGACAAGTTCATCTCTACAAGATATGCTTCAATCGCTAAAGACGAAGGATTCCACTCAAACTTAGGTGGAAGAGCACTTTCAAAATTAGTTGAAGGTAGCGAGTCACTTCAGTCACACGTACTTGCATTAGTAGAAAAAATGAGAGCAGATCTACTAGAGATCAGCAATCAGAACACTGCTACTCCTCTTGCCGTTGTATAAAAGGTTTACGACCTTCACGGATCTTACTGTCTAACCAATGTTCTTTACATGGAAAGACATACTTATGATTGGCATCGACGCTTATAAAGTTGTCGATGCCTTTTTTTGTGACTGGAAATTCTAAAATACGACCAAGATATTCAATATACTTTTCTTTGTATAGAAAGAATGCTTCATGATCTATGAAGTGTACTGCCATATCTTTGTAATACTCAAGGGCAGTATCCATGGTGCACTCACCACCAACTCTTACTTGTTGTAGTTCGTTTATATTTCTGTCTCTCACTATCACTGCTATGATTGGCATCACACCTAATTCAAATGCTCTCATTGCAACTTCTTTTATCTTAGGTGTCTGTCTCTCTCCATCAAAAAAGAAAGGCACACTTACATTTGCACAAAAGTAATCACCTCTGTCAAAATGTTCCTTTGTGAGTTCTTCTGGGTGAACCCAGAATCTTGCAAATGGTTCTTGATCACTTGGAACCCAGTACTTGTCATGAAGACTCTCCCACCCAACTACGTTTTCGTGGAGAGAAAATAAACGTGCAAAAAGATGGTTTCCTGATCCTTGTGGACCTGTTACGATTAGTAGTTTTTTCATTGGCAGCACGGTCTAGAACCTTCGTCATAAGAATGATCTGTGTCTTTATAGTGTGGTTTATCTGGTATGTTTGGATTACACGGAAAAGGAACTCCAGTTTTATTTCCATCGTCTAATGGATTCTCTTTTACATAATTGATATACTTTGCATTAGCATCTTGCTCAAGTATTTCATTCACTCTTTTATCATACCATGCAATAGGAAATTCAAGATCAAGTGACTTCAAATATTCTTGTTTGTAAAGATATAATAATTCATAACTTAGATATGTAGGGCATGGAAATGCTTCTTGTATTCCTTTCAATGCATCATAAAAATGTCTTATGGTAGACTCTTCTCTTATTCTTGTCTGTTGATTTTTCAGTATTGTTTGATCTCTGCCTATGACACATATCTTTACCTTCATTCCCAAACTCTGTGCCTTCAATCCAAACTCCTTGATGTCAGGACACCATTTAGTCCCTTTGCTCTCTATACCAAGTGGCACACTGATGCTAGTAAAGAAATGATCATGTGAACTAAAATCAAATTGAGATAATAATTCTGGATCTCTCCAACATGCAGCAAATGGTTCTGAGTATCTATGTGCTTCCCAGTAGTTATCTAATAAAGATTTCCAACCAAATACATCTTCATGTAGAGAGAATATTTTAGACCATAGATGATTGCCAGATCCTTGTGGACCCGTGAGTATGGCAAGAGTTTTCATCATATATTATTAGTTACTACTAATTATAACACATAAATAGTGGCACAACAACGTGTGTCTTTACACACAAAGTGCTCTTTAGCTTACATAATGGCAAATCCAAAAATAAAGGTCAAACGTTCCTCCATTGAAGGAAAAGTACCGGCAGTTACACAATTAGAACGTGGTGAGTTAGCAGTAAACTCATACGACGGAAAAGTTTACATTTTAAAAGATCAGTTCTCTGTAGGTATCGCTACAACAACTCATACTCTCAACCCATGGAATGAACCAAGTGGTGTGGGTGCGGGTATTTCTTATAGTGGTGATGTAAGAGTTGATGGATTGACAGTTGGTAATTATGACTTTCCGACAGATGCAGGATCAGAAGGTTTATTTCTAAAGGTTGCATCAGATGGTAATTTAGAATTTGGTTCTGGTGCTGTTGGTGGAGTTGTGCCAACCGAAAAAGCATTTACTGCCACACAAGGTCAAACAGTTTTTACTGATACAACTAACTTACCTACATATGTTCAAGTTTTTGTGAATGGTGTAAAAATTAGACCAACCACAGATTTTAGTAAATCTGGTGCCTCATTTACTTTGGTTTCTGCTGCAACTGCAGGAGATGAGATAGATCTTGTTAGGTTTGACTAACTAAATAACTAAAAAGTAATATGGCAGGACAATTAACAACTGAAGAAAGAAATGACGATATGCTCAATTACAAAGAGGAATTTTTTCTCTATGCTTTGAGACAGTTGGGTCATCCTGTCGTGGAAGTTAATGTTGCTGATGAACAACTAGAATCAATTTTTGAAGATACTGTATCATACTTTCAAAATAGACATATGGATGGTGTTGAGAAAGTATATCTAAAACATAAAATTACAGAAGATTTAATTAAGAGAGTTGGTGGAAGAAATGACGATAATGGAGTGGGTATTGTTACAACTACATCAAGAGATCAAACTATTGTAGGTATTGGAAGCACTGTTCAACATAAGTTTGAAGAAGATTCAAATTGGATTGCTGTGCCTGATCATATTATTGGTGTAGAGAAGATATGGAAGATTGATAGTCGTGCAATCAGCACTAACATGTTTAGTGTAAACTATCAATTATTTTTGAATGAGATTTATTATTTTAGTAGCACTGAAGTATTGAATTACACGATGACTAAAAGATACTTAGAGGATTTGAATTTTATATTGCATCCAGATAAACAGATAAGATATAATAGAAGACGTAATAGAATATATCTTGACACAGATCAAAGCAGTTTGAAAATTGATGATTATCTAATCATACAATGTTATAGAGCACTAGACCCTAGTGAGGTAGGTAATAGAGTATACGGTGATATTTTCTTTAGAAGATATTTTACTTCTCTATTGAAAAGACAGTGGGGACAAAACCTAATGAAGTTCCAAGGTGTTAAGATGCCGGGTGGTATGGAACTAAATGGCAGACAGATATGGGAAGATGGTACAGCAGAACTAGAAAAGTTGGAGTCTCGTATGAATATGGATTATGAATTACCTCCACTTGATTTTATAGGATAATGAAAACATACAAACAATTTATGGAAGGTGTAAGGGCAGTAGGTAAACCTGTGAGTCCAACAGATTTTATAAATGACATCAAAACAATTGATGGTGACCCAAACCCATTAAGAAAACAACTAAAACACATAAGATATAAAAAGTATATTGACACATACGGTATAGGATAATGGCACTCAATAATTATATTAGACTTACCGGTGTGAGAAATGAGCAGGATCTTGCTCAGTCTCTCATTGATGAGCATATAAAAATTCATGGTGTAGAGTTCGTCTATATGCCACGTACTTTTGTAAATACAAAAACTGTGATGAGAGAAGTCACTTCATCAAAGTTTCAAAAATCATTTCCTATTGAAGGATATATTGAAAACTATGAGGGTTTTGGAGATCAAGATAATTTACTAACAAAATTTGGAGTCAGATCTACAGCAGAGATGCAGATTACTATATCTCAAGCAAGATTTAGTGAGTTGATCACTCCTGTTTTGCAAAAAGGAGGAGGACTTGGAATTGGTGTTCCTGTAAGACCTATAGAAGGAGATCTTGTATACTTTCCACTTGGAGATATATTATTTGAAATTAAACATGTAAAACATAATGCTCCTACATTTTATGCTTTAGGTAAGAACTATTGTTATGTGTTAGAGTGTGAGATGTTTGAACTTGGTGATGAAAAAATTCAAACAGGGATTGGTGAAATTGATGATGATTTTGCAACATTAGGATATAATGTCACAATGTCATTATCGGGTGTTGGTACAACTGCAACAGCGATCACATCGTTGGTAAATGGTGGAATCCATAAAATTAAGATATTCAATGAGGGAACAGGATTTACAGCAGATCCCACAGTTCTCATATCAAAACCTAATGGTACTGGTAGAAGAGCAACTGCTGTTGCTATCACTACTTCAAATTCACAGGGTTCTAGATCATTACAAGAGTTTAGAATCACAGATCCCGGTTTTGGATACACAACTTCTCCAAGTATCACGGTTACTCCTGTTGATGGTCAAGGTGGAGGAGTATCTCTAGGAGTTGGTATTGCAACAACAGGTGCAGTTGGTATTGTTACAGTTACACTTAAGGGGTCTGATTATATTCTTCCCCCTCCAATTACATTTACATCAGCACCTTCAGGTGGTGTGACTGCTATCGGAACTGCAATACTTGTAGATGGTAAGGTAGATAGAATTATTACAACTAATGCAGGATATGGTTATACAGTAGCACCTACAGTAACTGTTGGTGTAGCAGGTACAGTTGGAATAGGAACATTCATATATGGAATGATTCTTACTGGTAGTGAATCTTCAACAACTGCATATGCTGGAACTTGGGATGCTACTACTGGCACTCTGACTGCCAAAGATCTTACAGGTAAATTCTCAGTAGGTGAATTGATTGTGGGAACAGCGAAGACTACAGGAGAAACTATCGCTTACCGTCTAAATAGCATCGACTACAACGATGATGAGACAAATCTAGATTCGTATGGAGACAATGTTAGCTTCCAATCAGAAGGAGATGCTATCCTTGACTTTACAGAAAAAAATCCATTTGGTGAAGCATAATGTTTGGAAAGTATTTTTACAACGAGACAATTAGAAAGACTGTAATTGCTTTCGGAACTCTGTTCAATGATATTACAATAAAGCATACTAATGATACAACAGATGCTGTAATATCAACAATCAAAGTTCCTATTGCATATGGACCTATGCAGAAATTTTTAGCGAGAATAGAACAACAACCAAATTTCAATAAGAACGTAGCAATAACATTACCAAGATTATCCTTTGAGATTATTTCATATCAATATGACCCTACAAGAAAAATTGCACCTATAACAAAATTTTGTTTAGTCCCAAATAGTAGTAAAAATAAAATCAAAAAAGTTTTTATGCCTGTTCCTTACAACATAGGATTCAGACTTAGTTTTGCTACAAAATTACAAGATGATGCTCTACAAATACTAGAACAAATATTGCCATTCTTTCAACCATCATATAATGTAACTCTCAACATGATAGATGGTCATGATGAAAAAAGAGATATACCGTTTACATTGAGTGATATATCTTTCAAAGATGAATATGAAGATGATTTTAATACAAGAAGAGCAATCGTATATGACTTAGATTTTACAGCAAAAACATATTTTTACAACGAGATTCCTACAGACGAAACTGGTGGTATTATTAAGAAGGTTCAGATCGATTACTCATCTGCTATTAGAGCACCTAGAGAGGTCAGATATGTTGTCACACCTACCGCTACGAAAGATTACAATCAAGATCAAACTCTTGCACTTGCTGCAACATTAGAGGTTGGTAAAACTCTTATGACCGTAACAAGTGGAGCAAGTTTAGTTGTAGGTCAATACATTCAAATAAACTCTGAAGTTATGAGAGTTGAGGAGAAAGATAATGTCTCAATTATAGTTGCTAGAGGTCAATATAGAACTGCTGAAACGAAGCATAGCAACGGTGATGTTATAAATCTTATTAACGCTGCCGATCATGCATTGATTGAAGTCGGTGATGATTTTGGTTTCAATAGTGATATTGATTTCTTCCAAGATTCTAAATTCTTTAGTCCTAGTCAGGGCACTGACCAATAATGGAAAACTTTGATGAGTTAGAAAAAGCAATGAATGTGAAGACAGAAATAGTCAAAGAGACTAAATCTGTCAAAGTCAAACCTGTTAAGAATGATGGTGATGATCCTCAAAAAGATTACGAATATAGCAGAGCACAATTATATAATCTTGTAGAGAAGGGTCAGGAGGCAATAAATGGTATACTAGATGTATGTCAAGATTCACAACATCCTAGGGCATATGAAGTTGCAGGTCAATTGATAAAAAGTGTGGCAGATACCACAGATAAACTTATCGATTTACAAAAGAAAATGGTTGAGTTAGAAAAACCAACAGGGTCTAGTCCAAAGACTGTAAATAACTCAGTATTCATTGGTAGCACTGCAGATCTTCAAAAGATTATCAAGCAAGGAAATATAAATAAGAAATAGCGATCAATATAATATGGCCAAGTCTTGCCCGAAGGGACAATATTATTGCTACACTGATAAGAAGTGTAAAAAAATACCGAAAGGGTATGTGATCGGTGCTCGCGGTTATTTGCGACAAGAACCAGAAGATGATGATTCTAAAAAAAATGGTAATGGGAACGGTAACGGACACTCTAAGTCAAATGGGAGTGGTGGGAATGGTGGTGGAAATGGTAACGGTGGCAATGGTGGTAATGGTGGTGGTGGTGGCATGTCTGAAGCGACGATGACATCATCTCAAAAAAGAAAGGACACGATGCTGAAGAAAAAATATGATGACTCAGATATGAAAAAGAATATGAAAAAACAATATGGTAAAGAAGAGGGTGAAAAAGTTTATTATGCAACAATAAGAAAGCAGGCGATGGAACAAAGAAATCCTAATACTGGATTACCGATGGGTTTAAAAAGCACCAGTGATACAAAGACAGATAAAAAGATGAAGAAAGTTCCATACGAAATGCTTCGTGCACATCTTGAGATACCCGTGACTGACATACAAGTGTCAAGTATGGATGAATTGACTGATTATAGGTCATTTGCTGCAGCAGCACAGGAAGCAAGAGATAAAAAGGCGAAGAGAAGAGAAGAAAAACAAAAAGCAGATAAGGAATATATGGCAAAGAAAAAGGAGAGAGTGCAGAAAGGTATAAAATTCTATGATACGAAAGGAAAAGGATATGTAAAGGGGGGAGTCAAAACATATGAAGAGACTCTTGATGAAATAAGTCCTGCTAATCCTGCTAGAATCAAGAGACCTAATCCATATTCATTAAGTAAAAAACTCAAGATGATAATTAGATCTATTGGTGCCGGTCCTATCAGGGAGAAAAAATTATTTCCAGATGGTTTCTTAGATAAGTATAAAAATCTAGACCCTACTAACATTAGCGACTATAAGAAATTGAAACAACTTCTTAGACAACAAAATAATAAAAAAGTGATGGTGGATGTAAATCCTAATGTTCAGACAGAAGGGACATTACATAAATGGTTTAAGGGATCTAAATCAAAAGATGGTAAACCCGGTTGGGTAAACGTCAAGACAGGAGGCACCTGTGCTAGTGACGAACCCGGAGAAGGCACACCTAAATGTGTTTCATCTTCTAAGAGAGCAAGTATGACAAAAGCAGAAAGATTATCTGCTGCACGTCGCAAGAAAAAAGCAGACCCCGGACAGCAATCAAAATCTGGTGCTGCGAAACCTACATATGTTAGTACTGAT